TTATAACCGCTTACCATCTCACTGTAGAGATCAGTATAACCACCAGCACTGCTCCGGCCACAAAGAACATTATCTTCCTGTTGGGCACCGGCCTGGGAGTGGGGGGATCTGGTTTGGGTGGAGTGGGCTTAGGAGGAGTGGGCTTAGGAGGAGTGGGCTTGGGAGGAGTGGGAGGTTTGGGAGGAGTGGGTTTGGGAGGAGTGGGAGGAGTGGGAGGTTTGGGAGGAGTGGGTTTGGGAGGAGTGGGCTTGGGAGGAGTGGGAGGAGTGGGAGGAGTGGGTTTGGGAGGAGTGGGCTTGGGAGGCGGCGGAGGAGGGACGTACTTGGAAAAGTCACAGTTTATAGTGTTCTTGACGTCGTCCATGGTCACGCTCCCGTCGTCGAGCATGTTAAACACTATCTGGCACACTTGGGTAGGACAGTTTGTCGGCGTGTCCCTCTGGGTCCCCATCTTTAGCTCTCCGACGTCAGCCGCGCAGGGCACGTACCAGCACTGGTCGGGGTAGGCGTGGAGAGCCTTTACCTTCTGGTATACGGGATCGCTGGCCCTGTTTATGCACTTGCAGTCTGCCGCTCCGGGGTTCTTGATGCAGAAGGAGCCCAGGGCGGCGTCCTGGTCGGGGCCCCTGTTGGCCGAGTACCACTTTCTGCACCAGCCCCCGGCGGGGTCCGCGTCCGAGGACACCCTGCTCACGAGCTCCCCGGCCGTGTTCTTTACGCCCCTCATGCAGTACCTCTCGGCCAGGCCGGGAGACTCGCCGAACATGGACACAAACTGGTCCACCTGGGCCTGGGTGTCTATTAGGTCCGCGTCGTATGTGCACCTCACGTAAGGGGCCCCCCTCGAGTCCCACTCGGCGCTCACCAGAGGGTCCTTACCCTTGGAAGAGTACCTGAGGCCGCACACTTGGGTCTTTTTTATGCGGGCGCACAGGGGCTGAGAGGTGCAGAAGCCCGCGGCGCACGTCTGCTCCCCCAGGTCCCAGTCCTTGCCGCAGGTGCCCCTGGGTGTGAAGGCGCTGCAGCCCCCGGCGTAGCAGGGGCCGGCCGAGTACGTGTCGGACTTGTCGTTCTGTAATCTGGTCGCTCCGATGATGGACATTTTAATAGCCTTTTTCTCTCACGAGGGAGGGTAAATTTTAACAGTCTGGGGTCCAGGACACAATCTCTGCTAGAGAGCAACCGCGGGGAGGGTTCCTGAGCTCTGGAAAGTACCTGGCGCACACGACGTCGGGCCTGGTGGCCCAGCCGGCGTCCCGCGAAGACAGGTCGGCGGCCTCTATATCCGAGGCGATCCTCGCTGCGGTCTTTGACAGAGGCGAGAAGGCCCTGGCGACCTCCGCGGTGCAGTCTGCAAACTCCTTGACGGGGAACATCCTGGGCATCCTCCTGTCCCTCCTGGAGGCCGGGACGACGTCGGTGTCTGAGACTCCAGCGTCCCCTCCCCAGCCACAGGCCCCCCTCTTGGTCCTCACGGCAACCCCTACAGGAGTGCCCCTCTCGCCGTGGTCCGGGTCGATCACCGCGTCGTACACGACAGTGTCGTGGAAGCCGTCGAGCATGACGTGCGGGGCGTCGCACCTCAGGTGGAACTCTCTGTCCCCCATCCTGTAGAGCCTGAAAGAGTTGCGGTGCCTGGGGTCGGGAGCCGCCAGCCTCACTGCCGATGGCCTGAGCCTGGAGTGCGCCATGGCCATTTCGCCTTGCATGACGGCCGTGGCCATGAGGGCCTGCTGGAGGCAGTTGTCCACCGTCTCCTCGGAAGGGGAAAAGTGCTCCAGCCAGTCGCCGAGGGTGTAGTCGTAGTGCTCGTGAGGACCGGCGTAGACCCCTACACCTGCCCCGGTGTTTAGGAGGACGTCCGAGGCGTACCTCCTGTGGTCCTCGTGCTTGGACCTGTGCCTGTCCATGGCCAGGCCCCTCTTGGGAAAGACGTCGTCTGTGCGGCGGCGTCTGGAAAGTCTGTCGGCGTGCAGCATATTCTTTTTTAAGAAAGTTCTGTCAGAAAATGGCATCGCTAGTGTTTCTAAACAGCCCCGTCTACCAGATGAGCAACATCCTCCTCACGGACAGGAGGCAGGTGGACAGGGCGATAGGAGGGTCGGACGATGACGGCGTCATGGTCGTGGCCCTGTCCCCCTCGGACTTTAAGACGGTCCTGGGGTCTGCCCTCCTCACCGTGGAGAGGGACATGGTACACGTCGTACCAAAGTACCTGCAGACGCCGGGGATCCTCCACGACATGCTCGTGGTGCTGGCCCCCATATTCGGCGAGGCCCTGTCGGTGGACACAAGGGACGCCACGGACGTCATGATCCAGCAGATTGCCACGGCGGGGTTCGTAGACGTAGACCCGCTTCACTCTTCTGTGTCGTGGAAGGACAACGTGTCTTGCCTGGTGGCGTCGCTGGCCGTCTCCAACGCCGTCAGGACCATGATGGGACAGCCCTGTCAGGTCACCCTCATCATAGACGTCGACACCCAGAACATCCTGAGGGACCTGGTGAACCTCCCGGTGGAGATGTCCGGAGACCTCCAGGTCATGGCCTACACCAAGGACCCCTTGGGGAAGGTTCCAGCCGTAGGAGTGTCCGTGTTTGACAGCGGGTCGGTGCAGAAGGGGGACGCTCACTCCGTGGGAGCCCCCGACGGCCTCGTGTCCTTCCACACCCACCCTGTGTCGTCCGCGGCCGAACTAAACTACCACGCGGGGTGGCCCTCCAACATAGACATGTCCTCCCTGCTCACCATGAAGAACCTCATGCACGTGGTTGTCGCGGAGGAGGGCCTGTGGACTATGGCGAGGACCCTGTCCATGCAGAGGCTCACCAAGGTCCTCACGGATGCGGAAAAGGACGTCATGAGGACCACGGCCTTTAACCTGTTTCTCCCCCTCAACGAACTCAGGGTGATGGGGACCAAGGACAGCAACAACAAGTCCCTCAAGACTTACTTTGAGGTGTTTGAGAAGTTTACCATAGGAGCCCTGATGAAGCACTCTGGCGTGACCCCCACCGCCTTTGTGGACAGGAGGTGGCTGGACGACACCATTTACTACATGGGCTTCATCCCGTGGGGCAGAGACATGAGGTTCGTGGTAGAGTACGACCTGGACGGCACCAACCCATTCCTGGACACCGTTCCCACCCTCATGTCCGTCAAGAGAAAGGCCAAGATCCAGGAGATGTTTGACAACATGGTGAGCAGAATGGTCACCTCATAATAATTTTTTTCCCACACTCTGGGGAAAAAGAACCAGTCGAGATGAACGCAAAATACGACACAGATCAGGGCGTCGGTCGCATGCTTTTCCTGGGCATGATCGGCCTCGCCGTAGTCGTCGGAGGCCTGATGGCCTACGGGTACTACTACGACGGAAAGACCCCTTCCTCCGGAACCTCGTTCCACACCGCCTCCCCCAGCTTCTCTAGCAGATATAGCTATTAGGATCTGAACATGGGGTGACACCGTTCCATTTCCTAGCAGAGTCTGGAAACGGATCGACGATACGCCGCATCTGGGATTCCTTCAGAGAGAGAAAAGTGTATGGGTTTGAGATGTATGGTAAATCTTTGGCCTAAAAATATGGAGTGACATTTATAGACTTTAAGAAAATTACCTCTGAAAGACTTTCTCTGAAAGAGTTTTAGGATGAGAATGAGGTGTACCGACCTTTAAGAAAATTACCTCTAAAAGACTTTCTCTGAAAGAGTTTTAGGATGAGAATGAGGTGTACCGACATTTAAGAAAATTACCTCTGAAAGACTTTCTCTGAAAGAGTTTTAGGATGAGAATGAGGTGTACCGACATTTATAGACCATTATCGCAGATAACAAGGATTTACTGTTATCTTAAGATTTCTCTCGGAAGATATATCTTTCAGAAGATTACCTCTGAAAGACTTTCTCTATCAGAAACTTGCAGGATGAGAGTGAGATGTACCGACATTTATAGACCATTATCGTAGATAACAAAGACTTACTACATCTTAAGATACTTTACTATCTTAAGATACTTTACTATCTTAAGATACTTTACTATCTTAAGATACTTTACTATCTTAAGATACTTTACTATCTTAAGATACTTTACTATCTTAAGATACTTTACTATCTTAAGATACTTTACTCTTTCAGAATATTACCTCTGAAAGAGTATCTTACGATAGTAGTTTTAGGTCAAGAGTGAGATGTAACATTGTAAGAGACTTTCTATCGCGGAAACTTTCTAGGACGAGAAGGAGAGGTAACATCTTAAGATAAAGTCTCTTGAGATAATATATCTTTGGTCTAAAAATGTGGTACAACATCTTAAGATACTTTCTCTCAAGACTTTCTCTCAAGACTTTCTCTCAAGACTTTCTCTCAAGACTTTCTCTCAAGACTTTCTCTCAAGACTTTCTCTCAAGACTTTCTCTCAAGACTTTCTCTCAAGACTTTCTCTCAAGACTTTCTCTCAAGACTTTCTCTCAAGACTTTCTCTCAAGACTTTCTCTCACACTATATTTCTCTCTCGAGTCCTCGTTGTAAAACTCGGATAGTAAAACTCTCTACGCCGAGTGGATTGAACAAAACTTTTAACGACGCCGGCAGTAATCCAACTCACTCAAATGCAAGCATGTCTTGGTTAAAGCACTCTGTCACCTTCACCGTGGAGAGACGCAACGGAGGGACTCCGGTCACTTCGGTCTCCAAGCGGTGCTCTTACAAGCCAAAGGTAAAGTCCACCCCGAACAGTCCCAAGGACTACACCATCGCGGGGACCCTGAACACCAGAGACGTGGAATCCTCAGTCTTTACGTGCGAGGGGATAGGATCGGACGTGGCAGACAGACTCGTGAGGGGCCTGTGGTCCCAGGTCACGGACGGCGACTGCGGGTTCCACACCAGACACGAATCCACCGACCACTCAGAGTTTTGGTTCGACGGCAGATGGTCAGGGGACCGAGCAGAGTACGAGGACGCGTACCTGGGCGCCAGGGGCTTTTCCTTTGAGGAGATGCCCGACCGCCTCACTGCTGTCCTAAACAGGTACGAGATGTACTTTCTCAAGGACCAAAAGTTTAGCCTGAGCGGGACAATCAGGATCAACGACAAGACCCAGTCAGAGTACGGCTCCGTCTGGTGCCCGGGCCTCAGCATAACGGGCCTCCATCACGACGCGATAGACCACAACATGTTTGAGGAGATGGTGACCGAGATCCTCGAGTACCTCGGGCCGTGGGTCCAGGCAGAGTACAGGAGGATAAAGGGTTAGAAGCGTCATAGAGGGTATATAACATCTGAGAGACCAAGAGTCTTTGAGATGCAAGTGTTGTACCACATTTTAGTCCAAATAATTTCTCATGAGATACTACTATCGTAAGATATAGCTTGAGATATCTTCTGAAAGATATAAAGTCTGTAAATGTTGTTACATCTCAGTTATCCTCTACATTTTTAGTCCAAAGACTTACTATCGTAATATATTCTCATGAGAATAGCTTGAGATAGTATCTTACGATAGTAGTAAAGTATCTTAAGATAGTAAAGTATCTTAAGATAGTAAAGTATCTTAGGATAAGCAGCATCTTAGGATAAGCAGCAAGTCTTTGTTATCTACGATAATGGTCTGTAAATGTCGTTACATCTCATTCTCATCCTAAAAGTTTCTGAGATAGAAAGTCTTTCAGAGGTAATCTTCTGATGGTAATCTTCTGATGGTAATCTTCTGATGGTAATCTTCTGAAAGATTAAAGTATCTTAAGATAGAGAGATATATCCTAAGTATCTACGATAATGGTCTATAAATGTCATTACACCTCAGTTACATCCACATTTTTAGTCCAAACGCTCTGTACATTTATTAACGCCCTAAGCGTTAATAGATGCTAAAACCTACAGTTCTTTTCTACCTCATCACCACTTGGCCGGAACTCCGACTGTAGACAGTCCGGCTACGTCCACCATGGCAGACATTTTCTTTGCTATGGCCATAATCACGAGCTTGAGGGCCATCCCAACCAGGACGCACGTGCACGCCAGACCTAGGATTATCGCAACAGACATGGCGTAGAGATTCTTGCAGCGGATATTTATGCGGGATTAGTTTGAGCAGAGTACACATGCGGAGCGTCAGACCGTTGAGATGGCGCAACGGACGCGATTTTATCCATCATTTTAAACAGAAATGTCCATGGTCGCCACGTTTCCCAAGACTATGGGAGGTGCACTCTTCTTCTTTTTCGGGAAAAACTTTTTCTTCAGACCGGCCTTGTTTGCGCTAAACAGGGTAACGCACCAAACGATGATGGTGCTGAGAGCAGACACCACGGCAGTCACGGTGCACTCGCACTGAGAGGTGCCGGCGTGCACCTCCTCGCATCCGCTGCACTCATCCTCCTCGTCGTCAGAAATCTCTATCTTTCCCCTAACCAGTTTGGCCCTCGCGTCCTCGCGGACCTTGTTCCTAACGGCCGTAGCGTTCAGGGCAGTGTCGGACAATGCGGTAGAGTTGCTCGAATCGGTCGAGCACGAGACGTCGCTGCCCGCAAACAGGAGTCCTACTGCGAAAAATAACAGGGTATGCATGTGCTTTTTTGTTTGAGTTAGCTAAAAAAATCCGGCGTACCGAAAAATTACCCAAAACGGATAATTTTTTATCTAACCATGGAAATGTTTGCATCTAAATCTCTTCAGGTGGAAGGGCTCCTCTTTGGCGTTTGCTCGCCCGAGGAGATCCTGGCCACCTCGGTCGTGGAAGTCACCAAGTCCTGCCTCAAGGCAGAGACGGGGTCCGTCTACGACCCCAGGATGGGATCGGCGGGGGGCGACGACGAGGACGCACTGTGCCCAACGTGCGAAAACACCGGACGTGAGTGCCCGGGACACTTTGGGCACATAGAGCTGGCGGAGCCGGTGGTGTTCTTTTACAAGGAGACTGTCGCTTGGCTCAAGAGGTGCTGTCACGTCTGCGGGACGGTTGGAAACGAACCCAGGCCCTTCTTTTTCGCCCCGTACTCTGCGTGCGACGCGTGCGGGGCCCAGAGGCCGCTCGTGAGGCTGGCAGACGCTCACGATCCCTGCGCCATCAGGGTGACTGTCAGGAGAAAGGACGGCGAGCCCGAGACGATGCCTCCCGAGCTCATCCTGGCCACCCTGGACAGGGTGAGGGACTCTGACGTGGACAGGGTCCTGGGCAGGGGAAAGGGATCTCACGTCAGGTTCCACCCCAGGAGGCTGGTCATGACCAGGATGCCGGTCCTGCCTCCCTGCTGCAGACCCAACGCCAGGCAGTGGCCAGACGGCGCCATGCAGGACGACAACCTCAGCGTCTTTGTGTCTCAGATAGTCAAGGTAAACCAGAGGATAAAGGCCCTGGAGCACGACGACCCCGCCGTCGAGGGTCTGGTGGCCCAGCTCAGGCTCAAGACCCTGTGCTTTGTGGACAACACCAAGGGCAAGGTCATGCACACCACCAACCGCAAGCCCATGGTGGGCATCAAGGAGAGGATAGGAAAGAAGGGAGGGCTCCTCAGGCAGAACATCATGGGCAAGAGGAGGAACCAGACTGGCAGGTCGGTGGTGGGTCCAGACGGCACCCTGGAGGTGGACGAGGTGGGGGTGCCCGAAGCCATAGCCGACAACCTGACTGTGCCCGTCATGGTAACCCCCTTCAACGTCTCTTCTTTGGAGGCGATGATGAGGGAGGGCAGGGTCTCTTCGGTGGAGACGAGGGACGGGACGGTGCACAGGCCCTCCGAGTGGAGACCCTCTCACGGGGACCACATGGAGACGGCGGATGGATCTCCCCTGGGCAGGGTGACCAGACCCTCGTACGACGCCCGGGACCCGTCGGTGGTCCTGAGGAGCTGGAAGACGGGGGAGACGGTGACCAGGCCGCCTCCGTTTTCGTGGCCCAAACTGGAGCCCGGCATGACCGTGACGAGGTGCCTGGTGGACGGGGATCCCGTGGCCCTCAACAGGCAACCCACCCTGCACAGAAACTCTATGCTGGGCATGAGGGTCAAGAGGCTCCCCGGCAAGACAATCAGGCTGAACCTGTCTGTCACGAGCGGCTTTAACATGGATTTCGACGGGGACGAGGGCAACCTCTACCTCCCGCAGGGTCCACAGGCCAGGTCCGAGACGATGCTCCTCATGAACCCAAAGAGTGTCATCATGAGCGCCAGGGGTCCTCACGCAGAAGTGTCCCTGGTGCAGGACGGCGTGCTGGGCTGCCACCTCATGAGCCTAAACTCTGCCATCCCCTGCCCTCCCGAGGAGCTCGCGGCCTGCCTCATGGAGGTTCGCGGCTGCGAGGGTTGGGACGTGAGGGCCGTCGAGAAGGGAGCGACGCCTAGGGACCTCCTGTCCTCTGTCCTCCCGTCCACCCTGACTGTGGACTGCGGAGGAGGGTGTAGGATAGAGTATGGAAAGATTGTCTCTGGCCACCTCACTAAATCTGCGGTGAAAAAGATTGTGAGGGCAGTGTGCCTCGAGAACGGAGGGGACGCGGCGGGGAAGCTGGTGGACAAGCTCCAGTTCCTAACCAACGCCTGGCTGTCTCACAGACCCTTTTCGGTGGGGTACTCTGACTGCCTGACAGAGAGGCCCGAGGAGACGGTGAGGATGGTGGACGACGCGGTGTGCTCCAAGATCCTGGAGGCGGAGGCGGCGGATGACGAGGACGGGGTGTCTGTGGCCCTGTGCGGGGCCAGGGACAGGGGGCAGGCGGTGACGTGCGCCGCACTCACCCCCGACAACAGGATGGCCGTCATGTCCAGGGCCCAGTCCAAGGGGGACATGTTTAACCTGACGCAGATAGCGGGGCTCCTGGGCCAGCAGTACGTGGGAGGGTCGAGGCCGGGCAAGGAGATAGACGGGGGTAGGAGGAGCCTCCCCCACTACCCCAGGGTGTGGGACTCGGAACAGACCACCCTCAAGTACGAGTCGAGGGGATTCGTGAGATCTTCGTTCCTCAAGGGCCTCAACCCCAGGGAGGTGTTTTTTCACGCAAAGTCCGGCAGGGAGGGCATGATAAGCACATCTCAGATGACTGGGGTCACCGGCTACGCCGAACGCAAGATGGTCAAGCTCAACGAGGACCTGGTCTCTGCCTACGACGGCACAGTGAGGGACGCCATGGGGAACGTGGTGCAGTTTGTCTACGGCGGGCACGGCATGGACCCTCAGAGGTGCTGGTCGGACGGATGTCCCGTAAACTTTAAGACCTTGGCTGAAGAGTGCTCATCGCAAGAGTGCTCCTCGCAAGAGTGCTCCTCTCAGATCTCAGGTCTCAGGTCCCCGGCGGTGACCAGCGTAGAGGAGGCTTCCCTCCTGGTGCCCGTCGGACTGTGCCCCGGCGCTCCCGATCCGGTGAGAGAGTCCCTCATCCTCAAGCACGCCTCCGTCATCCTGAAGGGAGCGGATGAACACCCGTGCGAGGACCACTCTGCCTGGAGGGAGAGGGTGGCGAGGTCCTACGCGGCGGCGGTCCTGTGTCCGGGAGAGGCTGTGGGTGTCCTGTGCGCCCAGTCCATAGGAGCCAAGCAGACCCAGCAGACCCTAGACACCTTCCACAAGGCGGGAGGGTGGTTGGACGACGCGGGGTCCGTGCCCTTCGGGGAGCTCCTGGGCCTCAGTCAGAAACCCATGAGGAGGCAGTGCGTGGTGCCGCTGAAGGTGGACCCCTCTACTCCCGGGGACGAGTTGAGGGACCTGGTGGGGTGCTCGTTCGTCAGGAGGGACCTCCTGGACCTGCTGGCCGTCAGACCCAGCACGGCCACGGTGGGAAAGACTGCGAGCCTCGAGCTGGATCCCGTCAAGTGCTTCGAGCTGAGGATAAGTCCCGCGGACGTGGCGTACGCGGTGGCCGAAAAGTTCCCCCCTCCTCACTTTGACGTGTCCGTCTCCTCCTTTGGAGTGACGCTGTCCTGGTCCGCAAACTGCCCCGTGGACAACCTCTTTACGGGTCTCTTTTCGGTGCAGGTCGGCGGCACTCCCGGTGTAGAGTCCTACAGGCTCCTCAGGGGCAGGGACGGAGGGTGGGTGGCGGTGACAAAGGGGACCAACCTGGGAGCGTTCCTGTGCCACCCCCTGGCAGACTGGGAGAGGGTGAGGACAGACGACGTGTGGGACGTGTACGAGACCCTGGGGCTGGCGGCGGCCAAAAAGAGGCTGTACGAGCTAATGTTTAGCTGCGTGGGGGACAACCTGTACCCGGCTCACGTCAAGCTCCTGACGGACAGGATGATGAGGAGGGGCAGGCCCACTCCCATAGACAGGTACACCATGAGGACGTGCGAGGTCGGACCCCTGAGCAGGGCAGCCTTCGAGGAGTCCCTGGACATCCTGACGGGAGCCGGGTGCACGGCGGAGACTGAGCACTGCGCCGGAGCCGGAGCGAGGGTGGCGGTGGGTCTGCCCGTGAGAGCCGGTACGGGGTACATGGGGCTCTTGTGCGGCAAGGGTTTCTTTGACGAGCCCGTGGTGAAGGTGCCGGAGGCGGACGGCAGAGAGTACGTGGACTATTCCTACTCTGACGACGAATCCTTTGAGTGGTGATGATAGAACCTGAGAATCCTTTAAAACCCTTTGAGGTTTTAGAAGATTAAGACGAGAACGGTGCACGACATCTTAAGTAAGTCTTTACTACTTTCAGAAGATTACTACTATCGTAAGATTACTATCGTAATATTACTATAGTAAGATATATTATCTCTGAAAGACTTTTAGGCCAAGAAGGATATGTAACATCTTAAGTCTTTCTGTAGTCTCTTTCAGAAGATTTTAGGATAAGAAGGAGATGTAGCAACATTTATAGAATCTATAAATGTGGATGTCTTTAGTCTCTTTCAGAAGACTTTATCTTAAGATATTTTAGGACGAGAAGGAGATGTAACATCTTAAGGTATATTCTCTCAGAAGATTACTATCGTAAGATATCTTCTCTCAGAAACTTTCTAGGATAAGAATGAGGTGTAACAACATTTATAGATTCTATAAATGTGGATATCTTTATTCTCTATCACAAGATATTCTATCGCAAGTCTCCAGACGGATTCCCGTCTAAAGACTGTAACTCTATTCCACCCGCCTCAGGCAAACTTGCCCCTCCTCTTGTGCTGATGACCGCAGTCAAAGTTATCCTCCATCAGGTCGTTCTCGATGAACCACTTTTCCATGGCCTTGCAAATGTCCTGCCTCCTAAACTTGTTGTCACCCTTCTGGGTCCAAAACAGGAACCGCCTGCAGGCCTCCTTGCTGGTCAGGTCAGAGGGCTCGTGGAGGGGATCCTGCTCCGCCAGCTCCCTCATCTCCCTCAGGGTCGCGTGGGGCATAAAGTCCCTCCTGCCGTCAATCTTCATGAGCCTGGCCACGATGTGCACCAGGGTCCTCTGGTCCCAGTCCACGCACCTCCTGCCCACCGTCAGCTTCCTCAAGTCCACCTTGTCCCTCTTGCCCTGTGTCACGTCCCTGATGCAAAAGTCTTTAAGGTTGGGGTTGTAGAGGCCGTAGTATCCTATGCGGGTGTCTGTGAACTTGGCACTCCTGGCCGCGAGGAACTCTAGGGTGTCCTCGTCCGCCGGGTTCCACCTACGGCCGTCGTACACCTTGGCGTTTGCTCCCCGGGCGTGGAGCCACACGGTCCAGCCCGAAGGACCCATGGCGTAGAAGCCCTTGTAAAAGTCCAACAGGGCGTCCCGTCTGACGGCGTTGAGGGTCTTGCCGTCGGCCCTGGCCTGAACGCAGGCCATCAGGATGGCAGTCTCTACCTCCTGGGGCATGGCGCTCGCCGTCCCTCCTATGGTCTCCATGGGAGACGCCGTCAGGAGCTCCTCCACCTCCTGGGGCAGGCTGTCCCTCAGGTCGTCTGCCCTCAGCTGGTCCTGGCCCATCTTGGCGTAGCAGAGGTTCCTCGTCTTGTAAAAGTCTCCCCACCTCCCCTCCTCCGAAGAACCGTAGGGAGCAGACAGCTCCAGCCTGCCTCCCTCCGCCCTGAGCACAGCGCCGTCCCCCCACCTGTTGACGTACCTCCTGCCCGCCGTCACCTCGGCCCACAGCGTGGACATGTCCGCCTTCATGACCGCTGGGTCGCCTCCGCCGTCCAGCCTCACGTGAGCCACGGCCTCCGCGGCCGACGCGCCCGACGAAGCGGGCAGGGGACCGGGCTCCACGGACACGTTGGAGCACCTGTAGGCGCACCTCCCGTACTCGCACTCCCTGGAGCCGTCAAACTCTGAAGGGTACAGGTTCCTGGATCTGAGCAGGGAACAGTCGGCGGCAGAAGTCATGAGGATCCTCTCCACCGCCTTTATCCTCTTGTCCTTGACCTCGGACACGGCGTACATGTCAGAGTCTATGGACCTGGGGGCGTCCCTGCCCCTGGGAACAGCCACCAGCCTGTGGACGGTGACTGCCGCCGCCTCTCCCCTGGCCTTGAGCCTGTCGTGGGAACCCGCCCTCCAGGACCTGGCTATGGCCTGGGCGGTCTCGGTGTAATTCCAGTGGGGGGTGAGGATGACCGTGTGCCTCACCTCCTTAAACGTCAGGCCCTCGGCCACCACCCTGGACCCCAGCAGCAGGGAGATGTAGGCCCCGTCCACGTTGTCCTCGTGGTTGAACCTCTGGACAATCTTGTGAATGTTTTTCTGGGACGCGGTGAGGAGGGCGAACCTCTTTCCGGGAGTAGTCTCCCTGCCGGTGGCTCTCCTCCACCCGTTTGCCAGAAGGATGTCGGACAGCAGGGACAGGCCGCTGCCGTTGACGTACTCGCAGTAGGCGAACGTCTTGGGGGATGACGAGGCCACCCTCACCAGGTAGTCGTACTTTACGCTGTACTCGGCCAGGTTCTGCCCGGCCATCTTCCTGACCTGACTCGGGTTCCTGGCCTCCGCAGCTGGTCCCCACCTCCTGTCCGGCATGACCGCCAGGGAGCACTGCCTAGAGTTGCTAAAGATGTTGCGGTCCCCGGCGTCCTGGTCCCAGGCCGAGGCGTAGGCGTCGGACTGGAAGGCCGACATCTCGAGCCTCACCAGCCTGAGGTGGGTCATGCCGGTGCCTCCCAGCACCTCCCCGGCAAAGGTCAGACCCGCGTCGGGCCTGGCGGCCTTGAGGTAGCTCACCCTCCCCCTGACCCTCTCGGCCAGCTCGTCGGGCTTGAGGAGGTCTCCCGAGTTGGAGAATATCCCATCCTCTGGCCTGATTGTCTTGTCCTGGGGGAGTATGAGGTTGAGGACGTCCGCCAGCTCTCCAGGCTCGTTGGTCATGGGGGTGCCCGTCAGGAGCATCTTTACGCACCCCCTGACGGTCCTCAGGAACCTGCTGAGGGCAGAATAGGTGTTGACGCCTTCGGCCTGCACTGACCTGAGGTGGTGCACCTCGTCCATGACTATCACGAACCTGTCGTACCTGGCCCTGATGGCCTCCGCGCTCATGGTGGCCACGCTCTTGGCGAAGGTCTCGTAGGTCCTGAACTGGTAGTAGGACGAGACGGCCTTCCTCAGCTTCCTGGTCCTCTCCTGGTCCCCCATGTCGGCGTAGCCCTCTGGGATGTACCTGCCGCCCGTCCCGCAGTTAAAGACGAGCTCGTGTAAAAAGTTTCTGAGGAGCGCCGCTCCCCTGGCCAGGACTATGCAGCCTCTGGTCAGACCCTTTTCCTTGGCCCTCTCGGCCACGCTGACCACGGTGCACGTCTTGCCGGTGCCCGGCGCGTGAAACAGCAGCAGCTCCCTGTACGGGGTGTCCTCGGACAGGAAGGTCTCTACCAGCTTCTGGTGGCCAAAGGCGGGGTCGTCCTGGACGGCCCTCCTCATGGCGACGTCCGACGCCAGGCTCTGCTCGAAAGTCTCTCCGGGGAAAGCGTCCAGCAGGGTGCCCTCGTCGGCCTCCCCCTGGCCGAGCCAGGGGTACAGCTTTAAAAAGTCGTAGGGTGACGTGTCCATTTTCTCTACTTTTTAATGAAAATGGACACAGACTGTCGACATTGGATCGTGCTCGCTTCGGTACCCGTGCTAACCGTGCTCGCCTTCAAGGGTGAGGGTGCCCTGGCTCTGGCCGGGCTCCTCGTGATGGCCGTCGTCGCCATGTACAGGGACAAGACCGAGAAAAAGTACTCGGCGGTGAGGGCTCCGTCTCCCATAGCGGGCCGCAAGACGGCCTACGTGACCGACCCTTCTGCGTTTGCCGCCGGCACCGTGCCCGTCTACCCCGCCCCCTCCAACATGGGGTCGGACCGTTTCGAGGGCTGGGCCGGAGGAGTCTTGACGGGGGTGGGATCCTCTCACCTCGACCACAGAAAGTTTGCAGAGCGTCAGCTCGTGGACAGGAGAGAGAAGATGGTAGGGTACGGGTGGACCAACTCCTTTTTCTAGGATCTAGCATAGCGTATTCCATCTCTCTTTGCAGAGAGAGATGGAATGGTCTCTGAGGTAACGAATAAAGACTCTACTTAAGATTCTATACCATTTTAAGATACTTTACTACTTCAGAAGATTACTATCGTAAGATATATCTTTCAGAAGATTACTATCGTAAGATATATCTTTCAGAAGATTACTATCGTAAGATATATCTTTCAGAAGATTACTATCGTAAGATATATCTTTCAGAAGATTACTATCGTAAGATATATCTTTCAGAAGATTACTATCGTAAGATATATCTTTCAGAAGATTACTATCGTAAGATATATCTCTCGGAAACTTTCTAGGACGAGAGTGAGGTGTAACGACATTTATAGACTCTCAAGAGTTTTAGGAGACTAAAAATGTGGACTTAACATCTTAAGATTCTATACTCTCTCAAGATTCTTTACAATCTCACGCTAGATATTATATCCAAGATATTATATCCAAAAGCTTTTCGTTCAGATAGTATACACGGTTGGAGATTCTCACGTCTATGGGAAAACTACACACCATGAGAATATACGACGTTAGGGTCATAACCGTGAAGGGTTACGACGGGCCCGCGGTGGGCGCAAAGGGTCCCACGGGTCCCAGGGGCATCAAAGGGAAATGCGGATCGGTGATCTGCATCAGAGGTCCCAAAGGTCCCAAAGGAGAGAGGGGAGACGCGGGCCCAAAGTGCGCCACTGGACCCAAAGGGCCGCCGGTAACGGACGGCACGGACGGACTAGAGGGAGACAAGGGTCTCTCCGTGGCGGGTCCTGCCGGAGACATGGCAGGGGTCGACGGTGTCTGCGTGCGCGGTGACAAAGGTGGGTATACAGGGCGACGGGGGAGACGCCGGACCCGAAGGGGAACGGGGGGACGCCTGAGAGAGTGGAGACCCCGGAAAGGACGGGGCGGACGGACCCAAAGGTCCTAAGGGAGATCCTGGACCAAAAGGTCCCGATGGAGCTCCGGGCGCAGACGGTCCGGCAGGACCTCCGGGACCAAAGGGAGACGCGGGTCTCCCCGGAGCAAAGGGAGAGCCGGGAGCCACGGGGACGATGATGTGGAACACTTATGGCAACGACCCCGTGGCCGTAGAGGTAGCAGAGGGTAGGAGGGGACCGGCGGGTTTCAGGGGAGACAGGGGTCCAGAGGGACCCAGAGGACCGGAGGGAGATCCTGGATCCTAAAAAAAACACACACACACAGAATTTCCATCTGCCAGACGGCAGACGGAAACGCACATACTACACGCACATACTCGTACATACTCGTGCTACCCATTCTCACTTGCGCTTGCACTTCTCAAAGGCCTCGGGAGCCATCCTCTTCATAGCGTCCCTCAGCTGCCAGTTTTCGTGAAGGAGCTTGTCCAGAAACTCGGGAGGAAACACACTCCTGACGAGCTCGGCAGACACGGGCTTCTGCACCATGGCCTCGTAGTCTTTCCTCCTGGACTCCATGTCCCCGCCAGAGAGTATCTCCCTGGTCCTGACTGCCTCCAGGCACGACGTGGACGGGGCGGCGGCGGATGGTATGTTCTCTATGGACCCGTGGGCCTTGATGAGCTTGAGGGCCGTCACCGGTCCCAGCTTGTGCACCCTCTGGTTAAAGTCTGTGCCGCACATGACGCACAGGTCCATAAACTGCTCTCCGTTGAGTCCGAGGGCCTCCTTGGACTTCGACGTTGACATGGCGGTGAGGGTCTCGCCATGGAGGTCCGTGTAGACCACGTCCACGCCGTGCAGGGCCCCGCACGCCAGGGCGTCAGAGTCTATGGTCATGGGGGCGTCCGCTATGCCCATCTGAACCAGCCTCACGCAGCACAGCTCGGCCTCGTCGGGGGCGTCTGCGTAGGGGAACCCGAAGGCGTCCAGGGACCTCCTCATGAGCTCGTAGTCGTCCGAGGTGACCCTGGTGTCCCTGGACATGTTGTCCACGTAGTCCGTCAGGACCTGCACCGTCTCGGGGTCCGTCAGGCTGGGGTCCAGGCCCCTGGTCTTGACGAGCCTCTCAGAGACGGCTGCCAGCTCGGGGGCCTGCTCGCCTCCGTCCTTCTTCCACGCCTCCAGCTGAGCCTTGACGAGGGCGCCCTTTTCCATCAGGGCCTGCTTCCTGCACCTCCTGTTGCTCTTTTCCCTAGACTTTTCGGGCGGAGACATGCCGTCAAAAATAAAGAGGACCTTGACGTTCCTCAGCCTCAGGTTTGTGAGGGTGTACAACGTCAGGTAGTGCCACGGGACGCTGTGGCAGTTTTTGTACTTGTGCAGGAGGAAGGTGCCGTCCACGGCGATGGTCTTGCCGGCCATCTGGGACAGGGGCACCGCGTACTCGTGCACTCCGTAGCTCCTAAGAAGGGGTTTCAGTCCTTTTATGCCCATTTTTTGGTTGTTTAACTCGTAGGTTATTCGTGGAGGCTGCAAAACGGACCCGAAATGTTGTATCGTTTCATGTTGGGGTCCATTTAAAATGCAATGGATCCAGAAGGAATGCTGTACGGCTTCGGGGCGTCTTTCGGAATATCGTGGGCGATCCTCAAAATGTTTGGACGCGGGAAGAAGAGCAAGGACCGTCCCCGGGAAGACGGGACTCAGCAGCAACCCTCAGAGAGCAAGGGAGAGGCGGCGTGCAGGGAGGCCGCCTACAGGATAACGGGCAAGAGGTTCGAAAAGATTAGACACAAGGGTATCGTCAACCCAGACACGGGCAGGGCGCTGGAGCTCGACTGCTACTCCAAGTCCCTCAAGACGGCCATCGAGTACCAGGGCAGGCAGCACTACGAGTACGTCTCTGTGTTCCACAAGGGAGGCAGGCAGGACCTAAGGAAGCAGCACGAGCGAGACTGCTACAAGAGGGCGGCCTGTCAGAAGCTGGGCATAAAGCTCATAGAGGTCCCGTACACCGTCAAGGACATTGAGGGGTACCTGAGAAAGGTGCTGTGAGGGATATAATCCAGAGATGGACGACACATTCTAGTCGACAGAGAAATAATCTCGACTGGAATGTCTCTGTTAATAAAAAAAACCCTCCTGTTGGAGCGCGCGTATAAAAAAATGGACAAACCGACAGTAGAAGCGTCAGCGGCACCCGTCGAGACTCTTGTCCTAACAGAGCCGTCGGCAGATACCCAGGCAGAGGACAGCGTGTCCTCGGTCTTGGCCGGTCTGACGGATACCCAGGCAGAGGACAGCGTGTCCTCGGTCTTGGCCGGTCTGACGGCTGCCATCGGGACGGTCGATAGACTCCGGACAGCGTTTGGAGCAGAGTGAGCGTACCGAAATGACGGACGCCCCGTTTCTGTAGACACATTACAATACGGACCCCTTACGGGGTCCACCGTCTATTAATGTCGATCCCAGCCCGTACACGGGTTCGCGGGATCGCGTTTGGTTAACCATTAAGCGAAGGCCTACGCGACAATGTCGCGCAGTCCACACGGCTCGCAGTATGCGTCGTTATCATCGGCCCGGGCGTTTACGTCCAAAGTCCGATTGGGTTTCGGCGGCAATAAGGTGAGTCTCAGCATTAAACCCCCATACAAAGTCTACGGTCTCTGTATGAGGAATGTTGGGACTCTTGCGCTTGTAACGACGCTTGCGGTCTAAAAGATTAGATCTTTTGGAATGATATGTAACGACATTTATAAACTTTACTACTATCTTAAGATTTTTTTCTTTTAGAACAAGAGTGAGATGTAACTACATTTATAGACTTTACTATTATCTTAAGATTCTTTACTATCTTAAGATTTCTTTCTTTCAGACCAAGAGTGAGATGTAACTACATTTATAGAACAAGAATATCTTAAGATTCTCTTTCAGAAGATTTCTAGGATAAGAACTGAGACGTAACGACCAGAAGATATATCTCACGATAATGGGTTAGGAGAGTAAAAATGTGGTACCAATGTAATATCTTAAGATATATCTATCAGAAACTTTCAGAACAAGAGTGAGATGTAACGACATTTATAGAACAAGGATATCTTAAGTCTTTACTATCTTAAGATACTTTAGTCTCACAAAGTTTAGGAGAGTGGTACTGGATGTAAAATATCCTAAGATATTATATCTTAAGATATTATCTCTGAAAGAGTCTTTACTCTCACAAAGTGTTAGGCCTAAAAATGTGGGTCAACGTCTCTAGATATTTTCCATCAGACAGTCTCGATGCAATGTAGATACTGTGTTAAAACACAGTGTTTACATTTTATACTCACCTCATACTCACCTCATACTCACCTCATACTCACCTCATACTCACCTCATACTCACCTCATACTCACCTCATACTCACCTCATACTCACCTCATACTCACCTCATACTCACCTCATACTCACCTCATACTCACCTCATACTCACCTCATACTCACCTCATACTCACCTCATACTCACCTCATACTCACCTCATACTCACCTCATACTCACCTCAGGCTCTGACCACAAACAGCTCGTCCATGTCCTGGCAGTCGTCGTCTGGAAACTCTACAAGATCCTGGACAGTCTTGGCCTGCTTGATGGGAGCATCTGAAGAAATCCAGGCGCTGTCTCCTCCGGCCAGGCAGGCGTGCTTCTTGTAAAACGCCTTTCTCTGTCCGGTGGTCATGGTCCTCATGAACTCGTCAATCATGGTCCTCTCGGTTCCGGGTCTGCAGCCGCGCACAATCTCCATCAACCTCCTTGTCATCCAAACCTGAGGCTCAGAGTCTGGCTCGGTCAGATCGAGGTAGCACTGGACTATCCTCTCCCTGACGTCCCACGCCCTCTCCATGGCCGCTCTGGCGTCTGAAAAGTAGCGGCACAGGACTTCGATGTGGGCCTCTCCCTCTGGACCCATCTCCATCAGCTGGAACATTCTGTTGAGCAGTCTGGGCTGCTCTCCCCTGGCGTCGAGCACCTTTGTGTACTCAGAGGGGAGAATCTTGTAGTGAATGTCCAGAGCGTCAATCAGGACCACGCCGGCGACCCTGCGAGGATCCTGAGATCTCAGGTGCAAGAGAAACTCTCTCTCGTTCTTGAGGCAGATTGGCCTGGGCACCTCCACTTCGGTGCCGCAAGTCAGGGTCAGAGAGCACTCGTAGCTGTGAGAGTTGGTGCGCCTGTCGAATGTCGCCAGCAGACGGAGACTCTGCTCGGCGTCGGAGCAGACGATGCGCTCCTCCGGGTCAAAGACCATAAAGACGTATCCCAGGTCCTTGTTCAGATTCGCGTCGCAAAAGCTGGGCATGTAGCTCCTGTCAAAGAGATCGGCCCAGCTCCTGTCGTCCCTCCACATTTTCCTCAGGCAGTTGACGAAGGCTCTCTTGAAGCTGCCGGGAGAGGCGCTCCAAGAGGCCCTGTTGATGCTCAGCTTCTTGTTGGTGCAGAACCACCACTGCCCTCCGTGCCAAAAGACATTGACCAAGGCGCCCTCGTACGAATCGTACACCAGGCAGTCCTTGATCCTCAGTCCGACGGGAGGAGCCTCGCGATAAATGTCTGGATGTGGCAGTCCTCTAAAGATTACAGAATCACCCTCCATAACCAGAGCCCTGATTGTGGGGTGCAGGTGAGACTGATCCTGAGGAGCGCAAGAGATGGTGAGTCCGTTGCGAGAGTCTGTCACAAAGTTTGCCATGTTTTTAAGATTTGTCAGAGACAAGTGACTCCGAAAAGACCCGTTTTGCGGCAAACGGACACTTCATGTTTTATTTCCATCATGGAGGACCCATGACGGAAAAGACTTTGCGCTGAAAAAATACTCTTTACAAGATTGGGAATCCCATCGAGCCGTTCATGATGCGGATAATGTTGTGGTTGATGGCCAGAACGATGAGGGCGTACTTTTGGGCGGTGGTGTACCCAGAGTTGTTGCCTCCGCCTCCTGCGGCGGCCGTGGCGGCCTCAGCGGACAGGGTGACGTTGATGCTGGCGTTGGTCAGTCTGCCGTAATTGGTGGATCCGGATGGGTGGGGGTCCTGCAGGCTGAGGGCATAAGAGTAGAGGTGGTGCCCGGTGCTGACTGGGATGGAGGTGGCATAGTACCAGGGCTGCACCAGCGAGTAGTACTCGACTCCCAGGTCGGGGAGCCTTGTGGTGTTTTCGTACACCAGGCTGGCACTCTTGACGGGATCCACCGCCAGGGCTGGCTCCAGGACCGTGTTGCCGACTCCCACGACGGGAGTGGCGCAGGTGTAATTGGAGCCGACGGAAGGGTGTGTGACGTTCTGCACCATAAACATCAGGGCCTTGACTGCGTGTGAGAACCGCATGTCGGTGTGGAAGGTGGCCGCGTTCCTGGGGTTGACCATGTGGACTGGGGCGGCCTGCACCTGCTCCACGACCATGTCCCTGACTGTGCTGCTCATGGCCTGCCTCTCGTCCCCGGTGATGAGGCCGACGGTCATGTAGACGTGGGCCTCGACGGTGTCGGGGAGACCTCCCTCGAGGTCGGCGGCCACGATGGGGCTGATTGCCCCTGTGGTGTTGTGCTGGAGGATCAGGAGGTCCTGGATGGCCCTCAGCTTGACTGTTATCCTGATCTCGTTGTAGGGGAGGGAGACGACTGGCAGGGCCAGGCCGCTGTCTCTGGAGAAGAAGAATGGGAGGGGAAGAACCAGGTTCTTGGCCGGGAGGACCCTGGCTCCGTTCTGGCCTGTGGCCGGGGCGGGGTTGATGAGATCGCTGGTGTTGCCTATCATGTTATAGTAGCCTATGCGCTTGGCCTCTGGCATGGTGTACTCGCTCCAGGCGTCCAGGTAGGCCGTGTTAAAGGACTGGGCGCTGATGTCGTTGAATGAGAGGTTGACGTTCTCCACAATGTTGTGCATGGGGTTCTTTGTCCACCTGATGGTGCCGTTGGCACCCAGCTGGTTTGCGGCCAGGAGCTTGACCTGGGGGGTCTTGAGCACCAACCAGGTGTTGAGGATGTAATCCCCCGACCTGGGAACGCCGACCGAAAACTGCTGCCCGAAAGCCGGGTTGCCCGACATCTTGGCGGCCAGAGACGGCAGCTTGGTGAACCACCCCACGGGGTAGTGCTCCTTGACAAAGTACGTGGTGGCGTCCGAGCCCCCGTACATTGCTCTCTCGAGATTGTCATAAGTGGCCAAGTCGATGAAACCACTTGTGATACCTGAACCGGTTACAGAAGACATTTCCTTTTTATTATAAGATACACGGTGACTGTGGAATAAAATATTGCATATCCCCCTCTTTGGAGGGGGGATATGCAAATAATTTCTAGTCTAGTTTAAACACTGTCGAACCAGTCTTGCTGAGGGGGCTGGGGCTCTGGGGTCTTGGGTTTTTGGGGTTTCACTATCCTCTGATTGGTGGGAGGAGGCTTGCTCTTTCTCAGAGGTTTTTGCGGAGGCTGCTGGGCAGGGCGTTGCTGCTGCTGCTGGGCAGGGCGTTGCTGCTGCTGCTGGGCAGGGCGTTGCTGCTGCTGCTGGGCAGGGCGTCTCTGAGTCCACTGGCCCTCACCTTCGCGAGGATGTCTCTGCCACTGTCCTCTGGACTGCTGTCCTTGAGCAGGACGCTGTTGCTGCTGGGCAGGACGCTGTTGCTGCTGGGCAGGACGCTGTTGCTGCTGGGCAGGACGCTGTTGCTGCTGGGCAGGACGCTGTTGCTGCTGGGCAGGACGCTGTTGCTGCTGGGCAGGACGCTGTTGCTGCTGGGCAGGACGCTGTTGCTGCTGATCTCTGTAGCCGTAATTTGGAGCTCCGTATCTGGTGCCTCTCATTCCGTGACGGTGCCTGTCGTCGCGGCGTATGGCGTGCTGATGTTTTACGCCTTGAGGCTTTGCGTCTTCGGGCTGGATGCCCTTGCCCTTTTTGCTCACAAATGTCCAATCGTCTTCGACTTCCTTGTCAGACTGTTTACCGCCAGTCTTTTTGTCGGTGGCATTTTTCGCAGAGAGGTAGCCGAACCAAGCGGGGCCAGATTTTCTGCCCACATTCTTGGGAGGCTTCTCACCGTTAAACTCTCTGACAAGAGGGTGAGATCCGTCCACTCTGGTGCCTCCAGACACCATGACGAGGGTGCAGCCCTTTCCAATCTTACTCAGCTTGATGCTAGAGCCTGCAGGAGCCTCGGAACCGAGGGTGGGATAGTCTACCATAGACAGACCCTTCTTCTTTCTCCTCTTGGGTCCCGGTTTGTCGCAGGCAGAGTCAGAGAGCCACCTTAGTTTCCCGCTCATGGTCTCAGACAGCTCCTTTGCGGCCTCTTTTGCCTTTCTGGTCGCTATGGCCCTTCTCTCTTCCGCCTCAGACATCCTGGCCACCTTGCAAATGGCCACGATGGGAACGTGGACCCTCTCGGGCTCCTCAAAGACGTCTTCGTCCCCAACCGCCAGAGGATCCTGAAAAGAGTCCTCTTCGTAGTGGTCATAGTCGCCTCCAAAGGATCCGAGGGAAGACACCGACGTGCAGTCGTCCCAGTCGGCGTATGGATCTGGGCTGTCGCAACGTGGTCTGTAGCAGGCCATGACCTTCTCAGATATTATCTTTGGACAAGTTTGTACTGATAGATACCTTTTGCAGATATTTTTAGTCTCAGTTAAAAGTGCTCGTATTTGCTCTGAAAGTTATAGTAGATGCAGGTCCGAGTTTGGTATCCAAACCATAGATGCGTATGGCCTTTTGGAGCGTCACGTGCGGCTTATTCAACCGAGCGTTGACCATGTTGTGGATATCTACCGTGAGCCTAAAGACTTTGTCTCCGGTGTTTACGCTCCCAAAGTCCACGGCGTTTATAATCCCCACATAGTGCCTCCTGCAAGACTCACAGGGGATGCATACCCAGAGGTTCCGCAGCCAAGACTCCCAGGCCGCCTTCTCATTCTCGGTCAGGTATCCTCCCCTGATGGCCCTCTCTGCGGCTCCGCTGTGCATAGTGAACCACATGGAGGGTCCAAAACCTGAAGGACCGAAAGGTCCGTTTTCCAGTCCAGAGGACCTCACTGCCGAGAGGTGTCCCGACACTCTGTTACAATTGCACCCGTGCATTTTTATGGTTCTGCGTTTTAAAGAAAACAGACATGTACCTAAACGCATTAGCCAAGGTGAGGAGAGGAGGAGGCGGAGGACGACCCGCCGCAGGTGGGAGACCCGCCGCAGGTGGGAGACCCGCCGCAGGTGGGAGACCCGCCGCGGGCTCGAGAGCCGCAGCCGGCGCGGCGGGTCCTCCGAAACCGGCCAAGACCGTCAGGGGGCCCGTCAGGCCCAGGGGCTTCGGGGGAGGCAGGTTCCCCCCGAGGCGCTTTCCCCCGGCGCCCGTGGACGAGGCCGCCAGAGAGGCGGAAAAGATCCTCAAGTCCATCCACGCCCACAAGGTCGTGAAGCTCCTGACCCAGAGAAAGAAACACAGGAGCCTGTACAAGGCCGTGCGTCACACCATGCCCCCCGACTATATCCCAGTGCTGGGAGCGGAGGTCCTCGCGGGCATCTCCAGCCCGGACGTCATGCAGGCGGTCCTGAGAATCGCTCCCACCAGGGACAACACCCAGGCGGCGGACGCGATGCTGTGCGCCACCATCCTGAGGGCCATGCCCTACAAGATGGTCCACCCTTTCCTGGACATGGCGGCAGAGGGCAAAGACAGGCACGCCAACGTAGTCCTGAGGGACACATTCTTTCCCCAGAACGCCAGGACCATGGACGAGTTTAAGGCTTTTATGCGGAGGAGGGCCCCGGACCGTCCATCTCCCAGGACCCCTATGGTCAAGCCGCCATTCAGGATCCCAGACGCCAAACCAGGACTCGCCCCCAGCGTCCGCAACCCCAGGCTGAACATACCCGAGACTGCCATGGTCAGCATCATGACCAGCGCCCCTTGGGTGGCGGGTCACAGCATCAAGGGCACCGTCCTCCCAGAGGGTTCCACGGGGGCCCTCAGAGGAGGATTGGCGTCGAGGAGGTGGTACGTGGACAACTGGGTGTCTGTCCGCATGATGGGCAACCCTCCCGTGGAGTACCTGACGTTCTCGGGCAAGAGGATCCCAGAGACCAGGGAGATGTACGACGCTTACGTGAGGCACCTCCAGAGCTTCGGAGCGACGGCGGCGTCATCGTCTCCTTCCCCTCCTCCCAACGGAGACGCGGCTACAGCCCTGGCCAACATGTACGTCGACACCGGCCCAGAGTACCTCGCCGCCCTGGTGAGGGCCCTGCCTTCCGGATCGGGAGCAGAGTACGAGGCCGCCCTGGCGTACACGGTGGCCAGAGCCGTCCCAGTCTTTTCCAACGGGGAGACGCTCCACCAAATCAGGCTGAGGGAGGGCAGGTACAGGCCGGACGGCGTTCACGGCCTGTCTGACGACATTGCCTTCGCCGAGGTGTACTCTGACCCCGACATTGTCGACGAGTGGAAGCCCAGGCTCGACAGGATTATAAAGACCAGGGTCTCTGAGGTTATCGCCGCGTACAGGAGGCTCGCTACGGGAGACCTGACCGCCAAGAGGACGCCTGAACTGGCTCTGTCCTCCAGGATCCCAGCTCCCGCCGGCCTCCTGTTTCCCAAGGCCTTTGGAGAGTCTGCTGTCATCAGGACCAGCAGGGGGAGGAGGCTGGTGATTGCCGGGGCCCGCAGGGACGCCCCGGCCGTCCTGACTGACCTCATGTCTGTCCTGATCACCCCCATGTACCCCGCGACCACCGAGCCTCAGATAGTGGCGTCCGACGATCCTACCGTCCTGGGTGACGAACCCGCGCCCGCAGCGGTAGAAGAGCCCAGGGGACAGGCCTTTAGGAGAAAGTGGGGACGGGGTGTGGGAGGAAAACTCCTGGACGCCCTCGAGAACTACATGGACGCCATACAGCAGGGTAGACTCCCCCCCGTACGACAACGATATGGAATAGACGTAGAGAGTTTGTAAAGACTTTTAGACGGGTCTCTAGACTAGCAAAGACTAGTCTGGAGACTGTGAGGGAATAAATCTTCTGAAAGTATAAAGAATCTTAAGATTGTAACATCTTAATGTTACTATCGTGAGATATTCTGCAAATGTCGTTACACCTCAGTTCTTCTCCAACATTTTAGTCCAAAGACTTTCTATAGTAAGATACTTTCTATCTTAAGATTCTTTCTCATGATAGACTAATCTTGAGAGCGTCTTCTTCTGAAAGAATACGTCTTCTGAAAGAATACGTCTTCTGAAAGAATACGTCTTCTGAAAGAATACGTCTTCTGAAAGAATACGTCTTCTGAAAGAATACGTCTTCTGAAAGAATACGTCTTCTGAAAGAATACGTCTTCTGAAAGAATACGTCTTCTGAAAGAATACGTATTCTTTCAGAATACGTCTTCTGAAAGAATACGTCTTCTGAAAGAATACGTCTTCTGAAAGAAAAGGTCTAGCTAGATTGCAGCTGTTTCACCACAAGAATGTTTGCACCAAAGATGCTGGTAACCCGTAAACCCTTTCTATCTCACAAGATATTTATGGTTGTGAGATTAGCGGTCAGGGTTAAGATGCCCAAAGACTCTCTCGCTAGAGATTCTCTCCCCAAAGATTCTATCTTCAGAGAGAGATTCTCTCGCTAGAGACTTTCTTTCAGACAAGACATCGTCTACAGACGGCACTCAGTCATCAGCCAGGATATCTTCTGAAAATAGTTACAGCCGTAGACTCTGTGCATCTAACGTTTTGTCTCAAAAGATCTTTGCGATCCTAAAGGGATCCGTCTTAAAGTATTTGGCGTCTCTAGACTATTCAGAGGTGAGATGTAGATGCTAGACGCGTCCTAAAATATATCTTAAAATGTAACAATCTTAAGATATTGCAAGACTATATTCTCTCAGTCTACTATCTTAAGATTACTATCTCAAGATTACTATCTCAAGACTTCTTTCGGAAACTTTCAGGACAAGAAGGAGATGTAACATCTTAAGTTAAGACTTTATTCTCTTTCAGAAGATTACTACTATCGTAAGATACTATCGTAAGATATCTTATCTCTGAAAGAGTATCTTATCTCTGAAAGAGTTTTAGGACAAGAAGGAGATGTAACAACGTCTTAAGATGTATTCTTTCAGAAGATGTCACACGGCATTTCTACATCTGTCGCTATATTCTCTATTCTCTTTTTAGGTGAGAATAGACAACACAAGACGCGACGACATTTACCGCACATTTCTAGACACAATCCTCTCAATCAGCTCTATGGCGTTTGCCAGAACCACTTCCTTTCTCTCGAGACCAGACATTATATAGTCTGGATCTCTTGCAAACTTGGAGTGGAGGGACGACAGGTACTCTACCGGTATATCCCTCTCAAACTCTCGACCCCTGACGGCTATCCTCTCAATGCACTTTTCGGGAGGAGTGTTCAGAAAGATTTTGGCGTCGACGGGGACGTTTACCTTTTCCCAAATCTGCACGAGCATGTCGTGTTCGGCGGGGATGATCTGCCCCTGTTCCATGGCCACGTCGCAGAAATCCAGCACACACTCTGTGGTCCTCTCGAGCACCACGACCCTGCTGTCGGATTTCTTTGCATCCCTCTGGATCTCGCTCTGGGTGAGCATAATCTTGAGCTGGCTAGAAAACTTCCACCTGTTTGGATCCTCCAGGGCCATCTCAAACAGTTGGCCCCATCTGGAAAAGTCTTCGGGCACCACCTCGTACCCCGCAGCCTCCAGACCCCTGAGGAGCGTGGACTTGCCCGCTCCGATGTTGCCGCTAAACGCTATGACCGTAGGGATGCTCATTGTGTCAGAGAAAGTTCCTTTACCGAGAGTGACCGGTAGTGGAACCGAGCGACATCGCCCGCGTCTTCAATACATTAGCCCTCAAAGAGAGTCACGGTCAGGGATCCCAAGTGTCCGTGAGTGGACACGGTGACGGATCCCTGAGCCACGCAGACTGTGAGAGATCCGGCGGAAAAGGGTCCCATCTTGACGAGCCTGGACATCTTTTCGGCGTGGACGCACAGCTTTACGTGAGGCGTGACGCAGTCTGGCGCTCCAAAGGCGACCTCCTTCACCTTGATGCCGTCCACTCCTCCGGACGCCACCAGGACTCCTCCGAAAACACCCAGGTTCACCGGACCCTGCTTGAAGGTCTTGCAGAGGGTGTTGAACTCTTGCTGGGTGAGAGTAAACGGCTTGCCCGCCCCCTCTGGGTGCCCCCTGTCTGCTTCCTTTTTAACGTGATCCACGACCATGTTTATGCTGGTGGACATGTGGCTGGCGTTTGCGATGATAATCTTCATCGTGTACTGCCCGCACTCTGGGTCCCCCATGAGCCTCAGCGTCACCTTGCACTTGGCCTTGAAGGACTTTAGGTCGGGCAGGGCGGCGTGAGGCAGGCCGGCGTACAGGCACTCTGCGTCGGACTTGTAGACGTAGCTGGTAAAGACCGAGGACGGCATGGACGCAGTCACGGCCATGTTGCTCTGGTAGTCTACGACAGACACGGACTGGGAGGTCACGACCAACCTCGCAGAGTCCATGTTGTTGAGAAGGAGCTCGAGGAGACCCTTCAGCTTGACTGGTTTATCGGTTACGGCTTCCCACAGCATTGTGTTTGCGTATTTTTTTACACCCCCGCGCAGCGGACCGAGCATTGTGCGGAGAAACGCGTATTGTACTCGAGCTCCAAAGACTGTGGATATAAAGATTATGTGAGAGTATCTTAAGATTCCTTCGGAAGACTTTCTTTCAGAAGATATATTCTATCACAATATATAGTCTTTGGTCTACAAATGTGGAGTTAGATCTGAGATGTAACATTTATAGAAGAAGGATATCGTAAGATATGCTACTATCTTAAGACATTACTATAGTAAGATACCTTCTTTCAGAAGATATATTCTTTCAGAAGACATTACTATCGTAAGATACATTACTATCGTAAGATACATTACTATAGTAAGATATATTCTTTCACAAGATTCTTGTGCGAGAACATTTACAAGAGATATTTGGCGACAGTCGTTACGAGCTCAGCACAGGTCCAACAGCTCCAAGATCATGGCAGGCGGGACCCTGTACCTCAACCTCCTCGTGGTTCCCTTCCTACCCCTGCCTCCGGCGTCTGTGGCCAGCACGTGCCTCCACCGTCCCGAAGAAGGATTCCTCTCCATGTTGGGACAAGATTCCTTCCCCGAGCACGTCTTGGGTACGAACCCCTCGATGTCTGTCCACAGCCTGGTCCTCTTTCTGTAGCCCCAGTCAGAGTAGGCGCAGTAGTCGACGACGTAGTGAGGCCACTCTGTCATGTACTCTTTCATGCGACCCGTGTCGGGATTCTCTACGATAAACTTTTTGGGCTGGAGGTATGCGATGATCTCCATGGCTCTCCTGAGCAGCGGGAGGCCCTTGGTCTCGAGGTCCTCCTTGACGCTCTCCTTGGTCATGCCTCCCCTGCCTATGTTGCTCTCCCTGAGCTTGCTAAAGTACCTGCACGGGGGACTGGCCCACACCACGTCGAACTCTCTGGGCTTCAGGTCTTTGGTATAGTCCCACTTGAGGACGTCCACGTTATAATCAGAGTCGGCCAGGTCCACCGTGACGCACGACCAACCCTCTCTCTGAGCGCAGGCTTTGGGCACAGAGTGTGTACCGCTGAAAAGATCCAGTATCCTCATTGCGTTTTAGTAACGAAAAGGTTTAAGATTGCCAAAGTTTTAGGACAAGAATGAGGCGTAACGACATCTTAAGATTCTTTCTATATCACGGTAATAATTCTAGGATAAGAAGGAAATGTAACATCTTAAGATACGTCTTAAGTCTTTCTCGTAAGACTTTCTAGGATAAGAGTGAGATGTAACACCTTAAGGTATATTCTCTCAGAAGATTACTATCGTAAGATATCTTCTCTCAGAAGATTACTATCGTAAGATATCTTCTCTCAGAAGATTACTATCGTAAGATATCTTCTCTCAGAAGATTACTATCGTAAGATATCTTCTCTCAGAAACTTTCTAGGACAAGAGTGAGATGTAACGACATTTGCAGAATATCTTACGATAGTAGTATCTTACGATAGTAGTAATCTTAAGACTTTATTCTCTCTCAGAAACTTTCTAGGACAAGAATGAGATGTAACATCTTAAGATACTTTACTCTTTCAAGAACTTTAAGGAGAGTAAAAATGTGGTACAACATCTTAAGATATTTTACTCTCCCAGAATAATTTACTTTATCGTAAGATACTTTATCGTAAGATACTTTCAGGACAAGAATGAGGTGTAACAACATCTATATTCTCTCAGAAACTTACTAACTATCTCGAGATGGTTATACATCTCAAGATATTTCTATACTCTGTCCCGTTAGACCGTTCTGAGCATCAGACTGCAATCCTCATCCTTATGGCGGGATGAGGGTCGTAACCCTCCAGGGAGAAATCCTCTGCCTTAAAGTCGTCCAGGTTCTCCACCCTCCTGTTTATCCTCAGTGTGGGAAAGGGTCTGGGCTCCCTCTCGAGCTGAGTCTTCAGCGGTTCCACGTGATCCAGGTAGACGTGAGCGTCTCCCAGGGTGTGGACAAACTCTCCCGGTTCTAGCCCGGTGACGTGAGCCATCATGTACGTGAGGAGAGAGTAGCTGGCGATGTTAAAGGGTACCCCGAGCCCCATGTCCCCCGACCTCTGGTAGAGCTGACACGAGAGCTCTCCGTCGCTCACGTAAAACTGACACATGGTGTGGCACGGAGGAAGAGCCATGAGGCCCAAGTCTTTGGGGTTCCAGGCGCACACGATGATGCGCCTGTCTTCTGGGTTGTTCCTGATGAGGTCCACGGCGTTTTGCAGCTGATCCACCCCCATCCCCGAGTAGTCTGCCCTCATGTCCGTGTACTCTGCTCCGAAATGCCTCCACTGGAACCCGTACACCGGTCCCAGGTCTCCCTCTTCCCTGTGCTCGAAGCCCCTCTTGTCCAAAAAGTCTCTGGAACCGTTGGCGTCCCAGATCTTTACCCCCTTCTCGGAGAGCTCTTTGGAGTTTGTGGACCCTCTGACGAACCACAGCAGCTCCTCCACGACGGCCTTCCAAAAGACCCTCTTGGTCGTGAGGAGGGGAAACTGTCCCTTGAGGCCGTACATGGCCTGAGAACCAAACACGGACAAGACTCCCGTGCCCGTCCTGTCTCCCCTGCGTTTACCGTTTTCCAAGACGTGAGAGACCTGGTCCAGGTAACCCCTCTCGTCCGTAAAGCCTCTGAAAGATGCTCTCTTGCAGTCCATGTCTTTAGCGAATAGTGTTTAGGGACTGGAAAGACGGGACGCTGTTTAAAACAAGCTTGAGATAGGCCATCATTTCAGACACAATAGAAATACTATCTTAAGATAATAGTGTCTTAAGATACTACTATCGTAAGATATCTTTCAGAGAGAAGAAGACTGAGAGTAAAACTTTAGGATAAGACTATATCTTGTCCTAATCTCTAGCAACAATACATTTCAGACTCTTTATATTCCGAGAGGGTCAGAGACCCTAGTGGAATAAGCGCAAATGTCCTAATCTATACACCCTTCACGACAAACATTCTCTTAAAGAGAAACCTGGCGGGGACCGCTGTCGCGGTCCCGAACCTCTGCCCGGTGGCCTCGCCGGGGACGATGACCGTGCCCCCGTCAGTCTCCAGGTTGTCGTACAGGCATCCGCTGTGCCATTCGACGGGATGGAGCCTCTTGTAGACAAAGAGGGACAGGACCTGGGGAGTGTCGAGCAGCCACCCGGCGGCCCTCGCCACCTTAAAGGCCGCGTCTCCCTTTGCGGCCCTCTTGATGGAAAAGACCTTCTTGGGCTCCACCACAAAGGTTCCCAGGTCGTGGTGGGGAGTCATGGTGATCCTGACCTGAAACTCTGTGGAGACAGACAGGTTCACCAAATCTATGGTAAAGTTTCTGCTAAAGGGGATCTCGCACAGGTCCCCCTTGCAAGTGTAGGGTTCTCCAGACACAGAGTCGCACAGGTAGGCTTGGATCATGCTCATGGTGAATGTAAAGTGTTTTAGAGTGAGGCGATTGTCCCGTAAAATATTTTCAACCCCCCCTGTGAGATATCTCCAGATACTCTGCTAAAGCATCTAGAGATTGTATCAGACCGGTTTAAAACCCCTTTTCTACCTGGTCCACCTCTTGCCGCATTCCGAGCACATGGCAAACAGGGTCATAGGCTCGTCGGCGGACCTAGTCTGCCTCTGCAGGGCGTGCACCCTCCTGCTCCCGCACCCGGGGCACTTTACGGTCCCCTCCTCGACCTTTCCCGGAGGCCTGTACAGCCTCTGCTCGCACGTCCTCAGGCCCGCGAAACGTCCGTGGGAGAACCCGGAGCCCCCTTCTCCGTACTCCTCTACGAGCGCCGCGTTCCACTCTGACTCGTAATCTCTCTGAAACGACATTGCTGGTGTTGAAAATTATCGGCGGCTTACGTCTTAGAAAAACAAGTCACTCGAGATGGAAGGTTGGTTGGGAAACTTGCTCGCAAAGAGCGTCAAAGACAAGTACATCCCCGTCATAGTGGGGAGACGAGACCTGTGGAACAAGGTGTTTACGCCCAAGAGCGTGAACCCCGACGACAACTACGAGGCTCTGGAGATTGTGGGGGACGGAGTGGCGTCTTACTTTTTCCCCTCTTACTTTCTCAAGAGGTTCCCACAGCTCAACAGCCCCAAGGGCGTCAAGACGGTAGCGAGGTTAAAGATTTACTACGGCTCCAAGAAATCTTTCTCCTCCATAGCAGACTCTTTGGGGTTCTGGAAGTTTATAAGGTCGGGCCCTGTGCCCGTCAACCCCTCGACCAGGGAGAGCCTGCTCGAAGACACCTTCGAGGCCTTCCTGGGAGCGGTGTGCACGGCCGTGGACGACGAGTACTCCATAGACGGCCTGGGGGCAGTTGTGGCCTACAAGATCATGGCAGACATTTTCGACGACATGGACATCAGCCTGGAATACACGGCTCTGTTTGACACAGTCACCAGGCTCAAGGAGCTCATGGACGTCAAGAAGGACGTGCTAGGAGGGGACGCAGTCTACGACCACAGGGGAGACACCACAGTCATCACCCTCAAGGGTAGGGTCATCGGGAAGGCGACTGGAGCCATAAAGAGAGACAGGGCAAAGGAGGCGGCCGGGCAGGCCCTGGACCTCCTCAGGCGCGAGGGGCACTTTAGGGAGCACGACGACGACGCGGTGGTCAAGGTGGCAAAGGGTCCCGCCGGAGATGGCCTGGTCGTCGCGCAGTCTGCGCTCGGAGGCTTCACGGTGTCCGGAGCAGAGTCGGGAGTCGTGGAGGGTAGTGGGGGTACCGTGGCTCAGGCCCTGTCCAGGGTGGTGGGGACCAAGAGGCCCTCTGCCGTGGAGGTTGCGGGCGGAGACTACAAGTCCCTCCTGAAAGAGTACCTAGAGTCTGTGGGAGAGACAGACTCTGTAAACTACATCCACGAAGGAGTGAACGTGACCATGACGAGAAAGGGAAAGCCGGTGGCGACCGCCAACCACCTCATGAAAAAGGTGCGAGAGCAGCTCGCGTCCAGGGACTACTACTATAGGACCGTTCATGCCAAGGGAGTCTAGATAGAGTTTTAAACCTTTTCCCCTCCGAGGGGAAAGGGTTTACGTGAGAATGAGGTGTAACGACATTTATAGACCTCTAGATACTTTCTAGGAGATGTTACATCTCAAGACTAATATCGCAAGATAGTAGTAATCTTAAGATATATTCTTTCAGAAGACTTTCTCTGAAAGAGTTTAGGACAAGAAGGAGATGTAACAACATTTATAGAATCTATAAATGTGGATGTCTTTATTGCTATCGTAATATATCTCTTTCAGAAGATACTATCTTAAGATATATTCTTTCAGAAGACTTTCAGGACGAGAAGGAGGTCTAACAACATTTATAGGCCATTATCGTAGATACTTAAGATATATCTCTCTATCTTAAGATACTTTACTACTATAGTAAGATACTCTTTCAGAAGATATCTTTACTAATATCGTAAGATACTCTCAAGAGTATTTCTAGGACAAGAAGGATATGTAACATCTTAAGATACTCTATACTCTCTCAAGAATATTTCTAAGACAAGAAGGAGATGTAAGCTCTTAATATTACTACTATCGTAGGTACTACTATCGTAAGATACTCTCTCAAGACTGAGATAGTCTTTGGCCTAAAAATGTGGTACAACATTTATACTCGCTAGTGTAGAGCTAGACTATATTCTCTCGTGACGAGATGCGCAAAAGTTTACATCTCTGTAGACTCCTTTTCACCCAGAGGGCCAAAAGAGTCTCTATCGTCGTACAGCATCCTCACACCTCAAACACGTCGTTCCAGCTAAGCCTGGGTTCCGTCAGAGCCCTCGCTGCGGCAAGCACAATCTTTTGCACTCCGGTTGGACCGTTTGTAGACAACCACTTGGCGTTGTATCTCCCACACCTGGTCTGAGGAGGGACGGCGTTGAGCTCGGTCGTGAGCCTGTTGTAAATCTCTAGGCTTATCTGGTACATGTGAGCGTCCTTGCGCCAGCACCTCAGAGGTCCCCTCTCCTCGGTCATGAGGTAGCCGGCGCAAGTCCGTATGAGGACGGGTTCGGCGCCCGGCCTGGGGTCAAACAACCTCTTGGGAGCGTACTCGGGGAACCTGGCGTGGTGGAGCCACACTCCGCCGAGCCTCCTGGAATAGTCTGTCACGTCAAAGGGTTTGAGGAATGTCTGAGGAGCAGTCAGGGGGGCGTCGTTGCCGTCGACCCTCTTGCCGTACAGCAGTACGCACGAGAGCGCCGGGACCCTGCTCCTGCCCCTGATGACGTCCACCTCCCTGTCCGACACATAGTCCGAGAGAGCCGTCCCTCCCCTGGATATAGCCTCCCTGAGCGGAGGCCACCAGGATGAGACGGTCTGAGAGAGGTCCCTGCACCACTCTGTGCTGGTCCTGAGGACCCTGCAGTCCGAGATTATCCCCTCCAGGTCATCTCCCTCCGCTTCCTCTGCCATGGACATTAGCTCCACATAGGCCGCCAGCGCGCTCCTCTCGAGCTTGATGGGGTCGGAGCCGTAGGGTTCCAGGGAGAGGTTCCTGGACTCCAGGACGGCTGCCGTGTGCCTCATCTTGGCCTCCACCGCCGCCCCCGCCGCCCCAGACCAGGCCTCTGTGTCTTCAGAAGACAGCTTGGCGGCGTAGGCTGGAGACACAGAGCTAGACTGCTTGAACCTCCTGTAGCCCCTGGGGACGTTGACCAAGCATGGCTTAGGGGGCGAACCTCCCATAGACAGAAAGACGTCCAGGTACTTGACGATCATGGTCTTTATAAAGTTTGGCTTATCTCCCGCATCGAGGAACCCCAGGGAGCTCACCATCTGCATGACACCCAGAGCCTCCATCCCGGGTAGAGCCGTCACAGGTATTCCTGCGGAGCCCGCTATGCTGACCTTGGTCTCTTCAGCGTTCCTCATGTCCCTGTCGAGGGCTTCCAGCTTCTCCTCCATCTCCTTGGTCAGGACAAGAGGCTTGCGGTGCGCTCCCCTGCGAGGTTTGGGGGTTGTGGATTCCTCCAGGAGACTTTCTGTCAGAGGATTAGCTCTAGAGCTGTCTTTCCTGAGACTTTCTTTCCTGAGAGTGTCTTTCCTGAGAGTGTCTCTAAGATTATCTCTCACAAGACTTTCTATCGCAAGACTTTCTTTCAGAAGACTTTCTTTCAGAAGACTTTCTCTAGGATTATCTCTCCTGAGAGTGTCTCTCCTGAGAGTGTCTCTAGGATTATCTCTCCTGAGAGTGTCTCTAGGATTATCTCTCCTGAGAGTGTCTCTAGGATTATCTCTCAGAAGACTTTCTCTTAGAAGAGATTGGTCTACAAGAGATTGGTCCTGAAGAGTTTGGTTCACAAAAGACTGCTCTACAAGACTTTCTTTCAGAAGGTTGTCCCTAGAATTATCTCTCACAAGAGTTTGGTCTGCAAGAGTTTGGTCTGTAAGAGTTTGGTCTGCAAGAGTTTGGTCCAAAAGACTTTTTTTCAGAAGAGTATCTCCCACAAGATTATCTCCCACAAGATTATCTCCCACAAGATTATCTCCCACAAAATTATCTCCTCTAGGATTTTCTCCTCTAGGACTTTCTCCTCTGAAAGGGTTGTCTCTCACAAGACTCTCTACGAGAGGGTTCGTGTAAATCGTCACGCCGGCGCGCGCCACAGGGTTACGCACAGCTGGTTCCGCGGCATTCTTCTCGGGTCTGCCGCTCTTCTTGGGAGCGGCGCCGTCACCGCTCGCGGTCTTCCCTTTGGGCTTTGCGATCAGAGCGGGGTGAACAGTCACCATAGATCTCATGTCCAACATTGTCGCGTCTTTTGTATACGAACCCTCTTAGACGATAGCAACAGCCTCCTTAACAATACCCCGATAAATATTTGAGGGGTAGGGAGGGAGCTTACGCCAATAGGACCCCCTACAGTCAGAAATGGCAACACTCATGAGATCCGAGAGCAAAGATATCACGGTAATGTTTGCCGAGGTTTCAGAGATCGAGGAGATCGAGGATATCGAGGAGATCGATGACATCAAGAGATATCTGTTTGAGGTTGTGGCCTACAAGATCATGGCAGACATTTTCGACGACATGGACATCAGCATGGCAGAGATGAGGGAGAAGGGAATAGAGCTGTGTGGAGGGGATCATCACACATGTCCCTGCAGGAACTGAGGATAGTTTAGTGTTAGTTTACAAGGGCCTCGTCCGGGGCCCTTGTAAACTTCTGAGAAGTAAGATGTAGTTACATCTCCTTCTTGTCCTAAAATATCTTCTGAAAGAGTATCTTACGATAGTAGTAAAGATATCTTAAGATGTAGTTACACCTCCTTCTCGTCCTAAAATTCTTTCAGAGAAAGTCTGAGAGAATTATCTTAAGATGTAGTTACATCTCCTTCTTGTCCTAAAACTCTTTCAGAAAAAGTCTTCTGAAAGCGTAAAGATATCTTAAGATGTAGTTACATCTCCTTCTTGTCCTAAAATATCTTCTGAAAGAAAGTCTTCTGAAAGATATATCTTACGATAGTAGTAATCTTAAGATGCAGTTACACCTCATTCTCATCCATTATCTTAAGACTGTCACTCTCTCGCTCTGGTCGAGAAACCCTCTATGGTCGTCAGGACATAGACGCACTTCCACGTCGACGCGCAACCCCTGGCCGCAAAGGCTAACAGGACGTACCGGGCGGCCCCGAGGGCCGTGCGTCTAGCGTACGCTGCTATAGCCCTTCTCGTCAAAGCTCTGGATAATCTTCCTGCGGCACCCAATGTTAAGGCGAATCCTCCCGCCGTCGCCTATCCCCTGAGGGCCGCCACGACTACGGGCCTCAAGATCCCAAAGACGTGAGAAGCGATCCTCGACAACGCATTCGTCATGATGGGGTCGGACTCGTACTCCCGATCCCGACACTATGCTCCATCACATCCGACTTTACGGAGAGGGAAAAAGATGAGGGTTGTCGACGAGACGGGCCGACGGGTGGAAACATCTCTCGCGCCGAAAATGTCTATCGGAGAAACTTTTGCCATATCCGCTCACCCCGAAGGAGGAGCCCTGTTTGGGACAATCTCCCCCAGCATGTGGAACCAGGACTTTAAACCCTGGATCCGAAAGACGGCGGTCGACGGTCACCTCCTGATTGTCTCTGGTTCCGAATCTGAGCTCGGGGCTTGGAGGGAGCTGGGGGCCAGGGGACTGAGCTACGACGAGTTTACATTCCTGTGTCCCGGAGACAGGATGGTGTGGTTGAGCGAACCTACTGAAGAGTGGCTGGCCCGAAAGAGGGCTCCAATGTGGCGGTGTCAGGCCGTGTGGATCCAGACAGAAAAGTGCAGATTGGGAAAGAACGCAGACGCCACTCTGGGCAGAGCTGCTCCACACACGGACGCGGAACACCTCATGGGCATGATGGAGGACATCAGGGAGCTAAATGTGCACGAACCCCAGACCATGGTCATCGTGTCCAGGACTGGACACAAGGACTATTTCTCTGCCGCGGGACTCGTGACAGTCTCCTTTGCGGACCTCGCAATCAGACCTGCGAGGTGGATCAAGGACAGGGTGTTTGCGGTAGTCAGGCGGGACGACTGGGAGTCTGACAGGTTCAGGGAGCTGTGTTACAAGTGGGGGATACAAATGTAAGACGAGAATTTATCTCAGGTCATTGTCGACCTGAGGTAAATAACTGTAGACTTTCTGAGAGAATGGATATCTTACGCATCCTTCTTGTCCTGAAACTATTATCGTGAGATATCTTACGATAGTAATAGTTTGTGAGAGATAATATCTTGAGAGAGAATATATTCTGAGATAGAATAGTATCTTAAGATAAAGATTCTATAAATGTTGGTACATCTCCTTCTTGTCCTGAACCATTATCGCGAGATACTTTGTGAGAGATATCTTACAATAGTAATAGTCTTGAGAGAGAATATCTTCTGAAAGAGATTATATCTTACACCTCATTCTCGTCTTAGAAAGTTTCTGAGAGAGATTACATCTTAAGATGCCTTACACCTCATTCTCGTCCTGAACAAAAATCTTTACGTCCGGAACCTTTCCTTTCCCAGGGTCCGCATGGGAAATGAAACGACATGGATTTTTAAGACGTCAGCATCGCGACCTCACAACTCTTTTAGAGAAATCTTTCAGATATGGTCATGTGCTGGTGGTGTTTCGAGGCAGACGCCTCTCACGGTTGCCCCGTGAAAATGTCCAAAAAGACCCTGTCGGTGGTGGGGTGGTTCTGCCACGTCAGGTGCGTCAAGGCCTACTCGGTCCTCATGGCGTCTTCTGGAGACCAAGTCTTTAGAAACTCTCCCGTCCTGACCGACGTGGCGGCGGGAAGGAGGGTGGTGCCTGCTCCGAGCCCCAGGATCCTACTGGACATGGGAGGTAAACTGTCCAGGGCAGAGTGGAGGGACGTCCTGGGGACAGACATGGTCTACTCGGAGGCGGGGTGGATGCAAGACAGGGCGAGGGCGGCCGTGTGGCCCGTCTAGATGAAGCCCCTGACCCTGTCTGTGTTCTCGAGGCCCTTTTTCACAACGACGGGGTAGGTCCTCCCCACCGCCTTTCTACACTGATCGGTGGCGCACTGGGCCACATAAGACACGTGGCCGTGGGCGCAGGGGGGGGGCGATCCAGGAGTCCACCTCTGGACGCTGGGAAGGTGTCTGACCCCGTTAGAGTCTTTTCTCACTGCAGATGATAGGAACATGCTTTTTCTTGATGGTCGAGCGTAAAAATATTAAGGAGAGGGCCGTCGGTGTTTAAATAAAGATGGACGACAAGTTTACTACCCTTCCTTGCGAGCTCGAGGACTACCCCGGCAGCATCACCTGCCCCCACTGTTCAGCCCAGATCACCACGGCAGTGGACCACGTCGTGGGTAAGATGAGCTGGGTGGTGTGCACGGCCATCACCCTGGCGTGCCTCCCCTGCTGCTGCATCCCGTTCCTCTGCAACAGCGCAAAGGACGTGAGGCACACTTGCCCCAAGTGCAAGCAGGCAGTGTTTGTGTACAAAATTTTATAAGAGGACCCAAAAGTCCGACCAGTGTTTCCTTATACGTCTGGTATAAGAAAAAACGCCATGTTTGACGCTTCGCACATTGTGAGAAAAGACAGGGGATGGGGCGCCCACCTCGAGGCCTTTCAGGCCCCGCACAGGCAGTCTTCTTCGCCCATCATGCTGGATGTCGGCTCCCACGGAAAGGGAGGGTCAGCCGTCCTGAGGGAGCCCAATCCCAGACCCCACACCCCCGGCCACGCCGGGTTCAGGGACCAGTACTCTAGGGCGGTCAGCCTCGCTCCCCTCGCCACGGCAGACAACATCATGGCCGGAGGAGCGGCGAGGGGAGTCCACGGCATGGGGTCCGGAGCCCACAAGGATCCCCCTCCAGCCCCGGCGGGGATGGAAAACGCTTACTCCAGGCACAGGGAGGCCTTCAGGGTCCCGGAGCCAGTCGCCACGGGACACTCGCTGTCCAGGGTCCCCGTGGGACCTGTCCACGGGTCACAGATAACCCCGGGCAACCTCCACGTGTACGGCAGGGCCGCCAGGCACCTGAGACCCACGGAGGACATCAGGAGGACCATCAACGTCAACGGGACCGCTCCAGAGGCCGCGAGGAGGCAGTACCTGGCCGCAAAGTCGGCCACGGCAGCTCACGTCGGAGGGCCCTACGCGGGCGCAACGGCTCCCTCCCACTTTGCAGTCCCAACCTCTGACAGGCTGGACGTGTCTGCCGGAGGCCGTCCCAACGTCCTACCCTTCAGGCCAGAGACCAGGCACCACGACCGCACCGCGGCGTCCTCGGGGGACAGGATCCAGGTGTCTGCGGGAGGTAGGATGCACGTCGTGCCCTTCAGGCCCGAGACCAGGCACCACGACCGCACCACCGCCTCGTCCGGGGAGAGGCTGGAGGTGTCTGCGGGAGGCAGGAGAAACGTCCTTCCCTTCAGGCCCGAGACTGTGCACCACTCGTCTACCACGGCGTCCTCGGCCGAGAGGCTGGACGTGTCTGCGGGAGGCAGGAGAAACGTCCTTCCCTTCAGGCCCGAGACTGTGCACCACTCGTCTACCACGGCGTCCTCGGCCGAGAGGCTGGACGTGTCAGCGGGAGCGAGGCCCATCAGGAACTGGACGGCCACCCCGGTCAACAGGAGTCACCCGGAGAGATCTCTGAAGGCCTCGACGGCCATAGGGGGTCACCACACCGTGTCGGCCGTCCCGACCGGGTCCGCCGCTCACGTCCTGTTTGGAGGGATGTGAGGTGAAAATCTTAGGATAAAATCTCAGAAGAAAAATCTTTAGATAAAACTCTTAGAGATAATCTCTCAGAGTTTTCAGAGGAGACGTTGCAGTTTAAAATTTGAGGGGGTAGTTTGCCACTTTTCGCAAGATTTTGGAAATGCTTATCTCATTGTCTGAGCGATACATTTTCTGAACGAAAACTGCATATCTCTAACAACCTGAGCGAGAAAAAAAACCATGGAATGCATCTACTGTTTCGAGACTGTGTCTACCGTCGTTCCTTGCTCCGGCAAGTGCGACGCCCTCATCTGCGTAGACTGCTTCAAGGGCTCCATGGACGCTCTCGACACTTTTCCCAAGTGTCAGTGCGGACTCGAGTACAGCCCCAACGAACTGGAGCCTGTCTTGCCCGCGGCGACCCTCAGGGGACTCGACGCCAAGGTCAAGCGAGTCTGGGACGACAACATCCACACGGTGAGCGCCGTAAACGCTCAGCTAGACGACTGTAAAAAGACCTACCTGGACGCCCTGCCCCTGGCCGCCAGCATCGCCACTCAGAGTTTTCTGAGAAAGGCCCTGGACGACTATGCCGCAAAGATCACCAAGACTGTAGAGGAGAAGCCTGTAGACTGCCCCGCAGAGTTTTGCATGGGCTTTAGGGTGGGAGGAAAACCGTGCTCTGTCTGCGGCTGCACAGAGTGTGCAGCATGCAAGGCCCTGATGAACATAGACAAGCCCCACACCTGCAAGGCAGAGGATCTGGAGAGCGTCAAGGCCATGGACTCCAACTATGTAAAGTGTCCAGAGTGTAAAAAGAGCGTGGAAAAGATTGACGGTTGCAACGACATGACGTGCGCCTACTGTTCCACCGACTTTAACTACAGGACTGGACTGAAGCAGCACGGCGGGTCCCACATCAGGATCCACCTCACCCACCACCAGAACCTTCTGTCTGTAAAGTTTCAGCGCAGTCTCAGCCCCAGCACCCTCGACGCCCTAAAGCGTCTGGAGACTGCCATGAACGTGATAGAGCCTCCCAAAATTTACAAGAGGTATGCCAAAAAGATTGCCTACGAGTGGATCAGCAAGAGGAACATGTCCACCGCAATCAGGCGAGAGTACGGCAACATCAGCAAAGAGATTTCGGCCCTGACTGTGGACGATGTGGAGCTCCGCCTGGTCTCTGTCCTGACAAAGTTTAACATTATCTAAAGAGTCTGGCAGATAGGAAAAAAAATCTGACCCCAAAAGTTTAAACGGAATCTGGCTTAAAATTACCACGCACCGAAAAGGTGCATGGTAATTGTGTGTGTGAAATGCTATTGTGCGATGGAGTAAAGACTTTATCTTGAGATAATATTTCAGAGAGAATGAGAGAGTGTGTAAAGACTATATCTTAAGATAATATCTATCTATCTTAAGATTACTATCCACATTTTTACTCTCCTTAAAGTTCTTGAGATAGTAAAAGTATCTTACGATAGTAATCTTAAAGCTAATATATCTTAAGATGTTACGCCACATTTTTACTCTCCTTAAAGTTCTTTCAGAGAGATACTTTTTCAGAGAGAGCCTATAAATGTTGCTATCCTTAAATCTCTTTCAGAGATAATCTTTCAGAGAGAATGAGAGATTATCTTAAGATTACTATCCACATTTTTACTCTCCTTAAACCTCTTTCAGAGAGATACTCTTTCAGAGAGATACTCTTTCAGAGAGATACTCTTTCAGAGAGAATCTATAAATGTCGCTATCCTCTCAGAGGTAATAATATTTCAGACAACACCGTCTGAGAGATTAAGTCTGAGCCTCGGATGTCGCTAAGAACGTCCGGCCATCCCGGGGCACTCGTGGCAGCACACTGCCGCGTACACGAACCTGCTTCCCTCTACCCTCTTGAGACGGGTAGCCTCAACGGTCCAGACCCTGAGGCTGTCTCCCACAGAGGCCACGCAACCGCAGCCAGAGTACACCCAAGAGTCGTCGACCCTCTTGCCGTCTCCCGCAAAGAGGACCAGCCTGTCCCTGCCTTCGGACAGGGGCCCTCCGACGTGGAAGCCAGTCACGGGCATCCCTCCCTCTTCCGCGTGCCAGTCGGAAGGATCCGAAGCCTCTACCCTGTACCTCACCTTGGCCAATGCCGCGCCCGAAGTCCACACGACGTCTCCCACCCAGTCCACAGACAGCACGTCGGTCACGTACCCCACTCCCTTGACTATCCTGTCTGTCCTAGAGATCCTCAGGGACGAGATGACGTCTCCCCAGACGATGGGAATCTTTTCAGAGACAGTCTTTACAGGCATATCTTTGCGCGAGTGAGAAATGTGCGAGACGTAGAGCCCGCGGACCTAAATCTAATACCAGAGTTTCTAGTTGCATCTCTCGCTGCAACGGGGAACTCGCCGATCGTCACGTCTTAAAGCCCAGACGCGTCAGGGATCTTCTGGCCCACCTGGACGCCGAGGCGCCCACGGCGGGGGGGACAATGTTTAGCCAGCACCTCACCAGAGGGTCGTTCACTACGGATGTAACCTTTTTAGGCATGTCGTATGCTTTGGAGTCTGCTCAGCTTTGTGACGCGGGATCCCTAGTCTTCAAACTCTGACTCGGATCCGGCGGCGGCAGAAGACGGGGGCTGCTGCTGCTTGGGTATGACGGACTGGTCCGACCTGCCCCTGATTGTCCCGCTGAGGACCGCAATCTGTTGGTTGAAGGTGTTGATCATGGCGACCATGTCGTGCTGGACCTGGGCGATCTTGGCCTCACACACGTCGGAGCTCTGGCCCTGAGGGCCCGCAGAGTCTAGTATCCTGAAACCGCTCATGTTGGTTTTTTTTACACGTCGCGTTCGCTCGACAAAAATTTTACCTGAAGCGGCCCGGGGCGTTGTAGTGCCTGGAGGGCCTGACGGCCGAGCTGGTGCCGTTAAAGTGCGTCGAGGGGTGGGCCGGGTGGACGCTCCTGGGCTGGACCACGACCGCCCTGGCGCTGGCGTCGGCCAGCATGCCCTTCATGGTGAAGTAGACTGCCGTCTGCCTCCTGTTCATGCCCATGGGGATGGTCGAGGGGTCAGAGTCGGCTCTGGATAAAGACGCGGACGCGACGGCAGAGAACGTGGGAGGGTCGCGGACCTTGAGGCCGTACTTGGAGAGGACCCTCGCGGCGGCCTCTGCGACTATGGACGCCAGCTCTCCATCGGAAGGCCTTTCGGTCCTCTTGCTGTAGTAGTGAGAAGCCATTGGGTTTTTATACACCCTCACGCAAAAGAGTCTCCCGACCCCATCCAGTTGTACAGGGCGCACAGAACCCCCAGGAACACTCCGACCCTGGCGGCCTCGGTCATGGCCTTTCCGCACCTGCAGCCGTGGGGGCCCGCCGTAAAGACGTAGCCGGTGGCCACGGAGGCGGCGTACGCCAGGGCCGGGGGCCACAGGGCGTTGGCGTACCTGCTCAGTATGTCTCCCGTCTGCCTGGCGTCGGGCTTGTGAACGTTGAGCATCTCTAGCGTAGCTGATCTTTCCATGCTTTTTCCTTTCAGGGGTTAGTAATACTTCTTTAACCCGGTTCTGTTTTGAAGGGCGATGCTCAGTGAACGGGCTACATTTCCGGTCACCTCGCAAACAAAGAAACATGCAAGCTATCACGGTTTTAACCATGGCAATGTTCTCCGCCTACGGGCCCTACTCGTTCGCGGCTCCCACCGCCGCCTCCTCCAAGGTCCTCGTCAGACTCTTTAACGGGATGGGGGTAGGTATCACGGTCGTAAACGGTTCGGTCAACGCCACCAGAAACTACACCGACCCCGAGGCCGTCTTTGAGGCCATTCCGGCTCACTTTCCGGTGCCCGCAAACATGGCTGGAGGAGCCAACGAACGGGCCTTTATAGCCAACGGCCTGACTTACTGCGTATCCCTCAAGCACGTCTATAGCGGCTCTTTCCTGTGCCTGGCCAAGAACGGCAGACTCTACATGTCTGTCTCTGGATCCAACAAGGACTCTTGCGTCTTTGCCAAGAGAGCCGCAGAGGGTTCCATGTTTTACATGCACAACAACCGCATGGTGACCTCCACTGGAAACAGGTGCTACATGGGGGTGAGCTACCTCGGGTTCCCTCTAAACTGCAAGCTGGTCCTGCCTCCCACTCCCGAGGGCATGTGGTCCCTGCTTGACTCTGAGAATCCCGGACAGGCTCCCGAGGCAGAGGAGAGCGAGTGGTACAAGGGAGAGCTCGACGATCCCGAGTACTACAAGGGCGTCTGCGCTAAAAAGAAGTGCTTTGCCGAGTACTACGAACCGGTGGCAAACTCTACGGCCTCTCCCACCCCGGCTATGTAAATGTCCTCTGTTGTAAATAACGTTTGCGTTACCCGGATAAGGGTAACGCAAGATTGTGTGTGAGAGATGGATGTAGTTGTGTACTGGAGAATGTATCCACATTTTTAGCCCAAAGACTACATCTTGCGATAGAATACATCTTCTGAAAGAATCTTAAGATAGTAATATCTTAAGATATCCTCCTTCTATAAATGTCGTTATATCTCAGTTCTATCTCCACATTTTTAGGCCAAAGACTATATCTTCTGAAAGAATATCTTACGACATCTTTAGTCTGTAAATGTCGTTACATCTCACTCTTAGCCCAAAAGTTTCTGTGAGAAAGTCTTGAGAGATATAAAGTCTTGAGAGATATAAAGTCTTGAGAGATATAAAGTCTTGAGAGATATAAAGTCTTGAGAGATATAAAGTCTTGAGAGATATAAAGTCTTGAGAGATATAAAGTCTTGAGAGATATAAAGTCTTGAGAGATATAAAGTCTTGAGAGATATAAAGTCTTGAGAGATATAAAGTCTTGAGATATCTTTGGTATCTTAAGATATCTTTGGTCTGTAAATGTCGTTACAGCTCAGTCTTATCCCAAAAGTTTCTGCGAGAAAGTCTTGAGAGAGTGTACAGAATCTTAAGATACTACTATCTTAAGATGTTACTCTACATTTTTTTTACTCTTGGTAAATACATCTCTGGGACCCTAGACTCGTTTGAAAGGTCCATGTTTCACACGCAATTTTAACCCCAGTCACTCTTGCAATGTTTCCTCACGTCACCATCGTTGAAAAGCCAGGCTGTGGCAATTGCGTGACCCTGAAAAGGGCGCTCAAGGAAAAGTCTGTACCTCACACTGTGATGCCTTACGTCCCAGGTGTGCCAGGGCCGTACCCCATCACCACCGTGGGAGGACAGAGGGTCGGATACAGAGAGATTACAAAGGCCCTGGCCATGGACATGTTTACCACGTCCAAGTGCTTTAAGCCCTTTCGGTACGCTTGGGCAGAAGACATCAGGACCAAGCACGAAAAGGTGCACTGGATGGAGACAGAGATTAACCTCAGGGACGACGTCACGGACTGGAAGTCGGGGGTCATGACTCCCGGCGAAAAGGCTTTTGTCAGCTGCGTCCTCAGGCTCTTTACCCAGCTGGACGTAGAGGTGGGAGCCCTCTACCTGGACCACCTCACCCAAGTCTTTCGGTGCAACGAAATCAGGAACATGCTCACCAGCTTTGCGTGCAGGGAGGCCATCCACCAAAAGGCTTACTCTCTTCTCAACGACACCCTGGGCATGCCAGACTGTGAGTACCAGGCTTTCGCAGACTATGAGGAGATGACGGACAAGCTCGACTTTATGAGGGAGATGGACTGCTCCACCCTGCCCGGGCTAGCCAGGTCCCTCTTTAGGGCCGTCCTCAACGAAGGAGTCAGCCTCTTTGCGGCCTTTGTCATGCTCCTGACCTTTCAACGCAGGGGTAAGATGAAGGGTATGGGAAAAGTGGTCGAATGGAGCGTCCGCGACGAAAACATGCACGTGGAGGGGGTGAGCAAGCTCTTTGAGACTCTAAACTCCGAGTACCCGTGGGTCGTGAATGAGGACCTCATCGAGCTCTTTAAGGAGGACTCAGAGAGGGTCGCGGAGCTCGAGAAGGCTTTCGTCGACCTGGTCTTCCAAGAGTGCGGTCCAGTCTGCGGGCTGGAGCCCAAGCAGGTCAAGGACTATGTCCTGTACGTCATTAACCTCAGGGCCTCCAACATGGGTCTCCCCAGGCTCATAGAGAGGGCTCCCGAAGCCTGTCCCATACCCTGGGTAAAGTGGCTCATAGATGGAGCCGACCTGACAAACTTTTTCGAGAACCACGTCACCGAGTACGAGACGGGGGGTCTCACGGGCTCTTGGTCCTATGAACCCCTGGACGTCTAAAGTTCTCTCTGATATTTATTCCCATACCGTCCCTTTCTGAGACGGTATTGGAAAAAGATGCCATTTTACATACGTTCAGATCCGGATCCCAGGAGGGCCGTCCGGGGACCCAGGTTCACGGTCCCCGATCCCGAGCCTCCGCCAGATCCCGCCCATCCCCTGGACGACACGGACAACGTCGTGACGGCCTTTCTAAAGTTTAAACCCTACGGGTTTTCGATGTACAACCCCTGGGACCCCATATTCCTGTCTATGTTCGGCAGGGCAGGCAGGAACGGCGCAAAGGGGCCCCGTGGGCCCCGGGGCCCATCCGGTTCATCCCCTGACGCGACGGACCCGGTCCCCGGGCCTCGGGGGACGCCGGTCCACCCGGAGACGCGGGTCCTGCTGGACCCGATGGCGAGGTGGGAGACGCGGGACCCGTGGGTCCCGCCGGACCAGAGGGTCCCAGAGGCTCCCCGGGAGTCGGGACCAGGGGGGTCCCAGGGGCCCCGTCGGACCCAGGGGGGAAGGGGTCCGGAGGGTCCCAGGGGCCCCACGGGGGGGCAGAGGCTTCCCGGGTCCCGTGGGGTCCCCGGAGAGGGATGGAGTGGTCGGACCGAAGGGGTACAGGGGTCCAGCGGGTTACACGGGAAAGCTGTTTGCGACCTACACCTACCTCGACGGCCGCGACGAGTACTTTGGAGCACGGTCCCGCCGGGGACGCCGGCGCCCGTGGTTCGCGAGGTCCCGCCGGAGCGGTGGGTCCAACCGGTCCCAGCGGGGCGCCTGGATCTCAGGGTCCGGACGGAGACGTGGGAGGTATGGGGCCAGAGGGCCCAAAGGGAGACGACGGTCCCGTCGGCCCAAAGGGACCTCAGGGAGCCGCCATCTTCTAACTGGAATGTATTTAGAATCAGTCTCAAGAGGGCTCTTGTCCTCTCGAGACTGAGAAACCGTACTAGACGTTCTTAACCCTTCAGAAGATATGGAGAGTAAAGATGTGGAGCAACATTTATAGAATATCTTACGATAGTATCTTACGATAGTAGTAATCTTAAGATATCTCTAACTATCTTAAGATAATCTATTTCAGACTACTATCGTAAGATATCTATAATGTCGGCGGCCTGTCCCTCGTTGAAGACTCTTTCGGCTAGCATCTCGTCAATCAGGTTCTGGAGGGTCTCGAGTTTGGACAGTCTGACAAACGCCAGTCTACCTTTCCTCATCTCTTGTGCTCCAAAGTTTTGCATGGCTTATTGTGTAAAGCTGGGTGCTTTGGTAGTGAACCGTTTTACACAATCTGTATTTTCATACTATATTGGCAGTGCCTCAGACTATTCTGCCTCAGACTATTCTGCCTCAGACTATTCTGCCTCAGACTATTCTGCCTCAGACTATTCTGCCTCAGACTATTCTGCCTCAGACTATTCTGCCTCAGACTATTCTGCCTCAGACTATTCTGCCTCAGACTATTCTGCCTCAGACTATTCTGCCTCAGACTATTCTGCCTCAGACTATTCTGCCTCAGACTATTCTGCCTCAGACTATTCTGCCTCAGACTATTCTGCCTCAGACTATTCTGCCTCAGACTATTCTGCCTCAGACTATTCTGCCTCAGACTATTCTGCCTCAGACTATTCTGCCTCAGACTATTCTGCCTCAGACTATTCTGCCTCAGACTATTCTGCCTCAGACTATTCTGCCTCAGACTATTCTGCCTCAGACTATTCTGCCTCAGACTATTCTGCCTCAGACTATTCTGCCTCAGACTATTCTGCCTCAGACTATTCTGCCTCAGACTATTCTGCCTCAGACTATTCTGCCTCAGACTATTCTGCCTCAGACTATTCTGCCTCAGACTATTCTGCCTCAGACTATTCTGCCTCAGACAAAACTCTCCTTGAGATCTCCAGAAGAGAAGCCCTCCCAGAGGGCGGAAGGCCAGTTACCCACCCCGGTGGACCCGTACCCCGCGTCACCCCTGTCGGTAGAGTCCAGGCTGTCCACCTCCAGAACGGGAGGAGACTCGTACCTCTCGAGCACGAGCTGGGCTATCCTGTCACCCCTCTCGACCCGAAAGGGGTTGCACCCAAAGTTAAACAGTATGACGCCGAGGTTGCCCCTGTAGTCGGGGTCCACCACCCCGGCACCGACGTCTATAAAATTTTTCAGGGCCAGGCCGGACCTGGGAGCCACCCTGCCGTAGAGGCCCGGGGGCATCTTCACGGCCAGGTCCGTCTTTACCAGGGCCCTGCCGAAGGAGGGGACCACGACCGGGTGAGCGGCCGCCAGGTCGTAACCCGCGGCTCCAGCGCTGCCCCTGATGAGGCCAGAAGCGTGCTCAGAGAGCTTTACGTACTGCAGAGAGTTTCCGTGCATGTTTCTAATGTAGGTGACCGAACACAGAGGTGTGTAGGGGTACGGGACGGCATCAAAGTAAACCGATGGCCGTAAAGACCTTCCATCGTTTTAAAACATTCTATATTCTGAGGGTTTTTAAGCCTGTTCGGGGTTCACCAGGCCCCTCTTGGAGGCGTACTGAAGCAGGTTGTAAGCGGCGTACGGGTTGGGTAGAGAGTCCCTGTTGTTCAGGATGAGGATTGCCACCATCCTCAGGTACTTGTCGGACACTGTCACCAAGTCTCCCGTGGACCTAAAGTCCGACAGGAGAGCGTCCCTGATGGCCGTCATCTGAGTGAGCCTCGACGCAAATGCCCCGAGGGGCATCATGGCCAGCTCCTCGGCGCTGTAAGACTCCATGTCCAGAGGCATGACTACCGAGGGCGCCTCCCTGACGGCGGCGGCCTCCTCCTCGGCCTCGGCCTGGTTGACTGAATCGACTCCGTCGACCCCGTCGTCCCCGTCGTCATCGGGCTCCTCATACCCTGCCCTCTCGACGTTTTCGTCGTGCTCAAACTCTGCCTCGTCACCGGACGAGTCGGACCCAATGTCTGAGATGTCTCCGAAAATATCTGTCGCGTCCATGATTCTTTTGAAAGACCTGGAAGAATTCTTGCATTTATACGTTTCAAGTGCAAACATGCATCCATCCAATTTTGTGAGACATCACATCGAGTCTTTCGACGACATGCTGTGGAACGAGTTCCCGGCCATGGTGGCCAGGGAGAAACCCGTCAGCGTCAAGGGCTACAGGGTAAAGTTTGGGACCGTGAGGTACGAGCCCCCGTGCCCAGACGGCAAACCCTGGGAGAAGCTCACCCCGGCGATGGCCAGGAGGACCGACGCCACCTACCACTCTGCGGCGGTGTGCGACCTGACAGTCACGGACCCCAAGGGGCTGGAGACTGTCTACCCCAGGCTGGAGCTGTGCAAGATACCCGTCATGGTCGGTTCGGCCGTGTGCTGGACCAGGACCGAGGGGTCACCTCTTCCGGGAGAGTGCCCCTCCGACCCCGGCGGATACTTTATTATCAAGGGAAAGGAGAGGGTGGTGGTGCCTCACATCAGGCCCGCCTACGACCAACCCTGCGTCTACAAGAACGACGAGGGGTGGCTGTGCGAGTTCAGGAGCGTCAACAGGGAGACGAGGCAGACGGTCCTGGTCCAGGCCAAGACTGACTGCAGGCGCAAGCTAGAGTTTTCCCTGCCCTACATCAAGCAGTACGTGCCCGTGGGACTGGTCTTTAAGGCCCTTGGAAAGACGGCGAGGGAGTCCGTGGCCATGTGCGGGCTGGGGTCCTTTTCGGGAGACGAGGTCTCGTGCAGGACGGTCCACCACCAGAGCATGGCGGCCCTCCTCATGGAGCAGCACGCGTCCGCCCCCGAGGACCCCGTGGCGGATCTGGCCAAGCACGTCCCCGACGGCAGGTCCGTCTACTCGAAGCAGGCCGAAGGCGCGAAGCAGGCCGAAGGCGCCGATCGGGCCTCTGTGGAAGAGGACCGCAACTCCAAGGGCTCAAAGGAGGACTACGTCAGGCACGTCCTGGCCGGAGAAATCTTTCTCCACGGCGGAGACGCTGCGGAGCACCTGGGGTGGATGGTCAAGAGGATGGCGGACGTGGCGTCGGGTATAGGGACCTGCACAGACAGGGACGACCTGGCCAACAAGAGGGTGGACGCCACCGGGCCCCTCATCGCCTTCCTCCTGGACGGGCTCCTGAAGCAGTACGTCAAGCTGTTTGTAAAGTCCGCGGGGTGTCAGAAGAACCTGTGCCCCTACACAGTTTTGCAAAACTCTATGGTCATGACCAACAGCCTGCACATGTGCTTCACCACAGGCAACTGGACAGTCAAGAGGCTCGGCCCCCCTTCTTACGTGAGGGTCGGTGTGTCTCAGGTCCTCTCCAACAACAACTACGGAGCCAGGGTGAGCCACCTCAGGCGCATCATGCACGCCGTGAGCTTCAGGGGTAAAAACATCAGGATGAGGCAGCTCCACTCTTCTCACTACGGGTTCCTGTGTCCATACGAGACGCCCGAGGGAGAAAAGGTGGGTATAGTCCTCAACATGGCCGAGGGGGCGGGGTTCTCCCTGGAGACGCCCAGGGAGGCCGTGCTGGCCACCGTCAGGCTGGGAAAGGGCCTGCCGGGCTTCTTTGAGGGCGCTCCCGCCAGGCTGGCGTGGTCCGGCGCTGCGGGGTCCGCGTCTGTGGACGTGGACGGGGTCCTGTGCGGCGTGACGGGTGACCCCGCGGGGTTCGTGAGGGAGGCCAGGTTCTGTCTCCCTGGCGTGAGCGTAGTGTGGAAAAAGGTGGAGAGGGAGATACACCTCCTCGGGTGCCAGGGAAGGTTCGTGAGGAGGGTGTTGGACCCAGAGGGGATCAGGGGGCCCGGATACGACAGTCCTCCGGCCCCCGAGGAGAGGGAGATAAAGATGGACCCCGCTCCCTCCTCGTCCCCGTCGGACTCTCTCCCTCGCCCTCCAGGAGTCTATGTGTGCGCCCAGGAGCTGTCTGTGTGCTCTCTTGGGGACGGAGAGTACGCCGACCCTCCCGCCTCTGAGATACTGACTGACGCCATGTCTTCGGTCATACCCTTTTACGATCACACCCAGAGCCCCAGGAACGCCTACCAGTCCAACATGGGGAAGCAGGCCATAGGCTTCCCCGCCGTAAACTGCTCAGACAGGTACGACGCCACCCTGCACAGGCTGGACTACCCTCAAAAGAGCCTGGTGGACTCTAGGTCCGTAAAGAGGCTGGGTTTCGACGAGATGGCCCACGGGGCCCTGCCGGTGGTGGCCATCATGACGGCGGGAGGCTTCAACCAAGAGGACAGCGTGGTCCTCAACGCCTCCTCGTTGGACAGGGGCCTCTTTTCCTGCGTCACCTACAGGACCGTGTCCTGCGCCGACAAGAGGAGGACAAAGTACGACAGCGAGGTGGTGTGCCTCCCCGACTGGGGCCTGAGGAACAGAGAGTGGGACTACGACCTGCTGGGAGACGACGGGGTGATAGACCCGTCGTGCGCGGGGGCCCTCGCCAGGAGGGCAGAGGGAAAGAGAAAGGTGGCCAAGAGGTCCGCGGACCAGAGGACGGGAGGAGGTTCCGCGGGACTGTGCGACGCCCTGTGGATACCGGCGGGCACGGTCCTGGTGGGGAAGGTGTCTCACTCCCTGGGACCGGGAGGCAACCCCGTGAGGAGGGACGCATCCCTGACTGTGAAGCAGTCCGAAGAGGGCTACCTGGACAGGGTGACTGTGGACGTGGACTCTGACGGCAAGAAGCTCGTCAAGGTGAGGCTGAGGACCCCCAGGCACCCAGAGATGGGCGACAAGTTTGCGTCGTTCACGGCGCAAAAGGGGACGTGCGGAGCCGTCCTGACCCAGGAGGACATGCCCTTCGACAAGGACGGGGTGGTGCCCGACCTCATCATCAACCCCCACGCCTTTCCATCCAGGATGACCGTAAACTACCTCTTGCAGATGTGCTTCGGGACCGCGGCGTGCAAGCTGGGCAAGACCTACGACGCCACCGCCTTCGAGAGGGAGGACGTGGTGAGGGACATTGCGGAAGCGGCGAAAGAGGCTGGTATAGACTGCTGGGACAGCGTCCTCCACTCGGGCTCGACGGGCAGGAGGCTCCCCACAAAGATCTTTATGGCGCCTTGTCCCTACCAGAGGCTCAGGCACATGGTGTCTGGAAAGATGCACAGTAGGACCCACGGACCCACCGACGCTCTCACCAGGCAGCCCGTGGCGGGCAGGTCCAGGGAGGGGGGTATAAAGATCGGGGAGATGGAGCAGTGGTGCAAAATCTCTCACGGGGCCTCAGAGTCCCTGAAAGAGTCTGTGTACGACACGAGCGACAAGTACGAGGTCCCGGTGTGCAAAGAGTGCGGCAGGATCTCGGACCACTTCGAGTACTGCAGGATGTGCGACGCGACGGACGTGTCTTTGGTGAAGCTCCCCTACACGACCAAGATTCTGTTTCAGGAACTGAGGTCCATCGGGATTTCCATAGCCTTCAAGTGAAACTGTGTGTATATATTCTCAGGCTAAAAAGTCTGAGGATATAAAGCCTAAAGATAATCTCTTTCAGAAGATTGGAGAGTAAAGATGCGGCGTAACATTTATACTAGCGTAGCTAGACTCTCTTCAGACTAAAAATGTGGTACAACATTTATAACTACTAGCGTACCTAGAACATTAAGATTACTATCGTAAGATATATCTTTACTCTTTCAGAAGATATGGAGGGTAAAGATGTGGAGCAACATTTATAGAATCTTAAGATATCTTAAGATTACTATTGTAAGATACTTCTACTCTCTCAAGAACTTTAAGGAGAGTAAAGATGTGGAGTAACATTTATACTTGGAGTAGTTAGAACATCTTAAGATTACTATCGCAGAAGATAATCTCTATCAGAAGATTACAGAGAGTAAAGTACAGGCTCGTCATCTAGAGGCTATTTTCTCTCGTTGCGACACGAGAGGAAATACACATCACGTCCTAAAAGCGTCTGTTCCTGATGGCCGCTATGTAAGGCCTGTTTTTGGAGATCTCGCATATGTGGTTTATCTGGGGTGCGAAAGCCACCACCCTCACTCTCTTGGGTTCTCTAGTCATCCTGTCTATGAGCTTCTTTCCCTGAGGGTAAGAATGCGAGACCCCCATGGGCAGAAACACGGTCCCGTAAGCTCCCCAATTCTTTTCCACCTCTGTAAAGGTCTTGACGGTGGCCAGACCGGCAACCAGAGTCCTGGCGTACGCCACGTACTGAGCGTTTCTCACCGCCACCACGGCCGTCCCGCGGGGAACCTTTTCCAGCTCGGACCTCAGGGCCAGACCGCAAGAGTAGACGCGATCCGGGTCAGCGAGGAGTTCGGCGTGCCCGAACGGAGCGCCTCTGAACGCAGAAGTTGCCGGACCCCTGATCATGGCAGCCGTCGCGTCTCCCGGGTGCAGCCTGTACTCGTGTGGGATGGCCTTGAGGTCCGACACCGACTCTGCCTCTGCACAAGCCCTCATGTGTTTAGACTCTGCCATGATCACCCTGGCGTAAGCCAGGTGAGGCATAAACAGCATCTCTTCGACGTCCCCCGCGTTCTTCAGTTCCAGCTCGACGGCGGCCGTGTGGAGCATGGAGACGTACATCTCGGATGGGGGCTGGTCGTAGACGGCCACGTCAGTGACGTGAGGCTGCTGGTAGAGGTAAGGCAGAGAAGTGGAAGGGTTCCACAGGGTCCTCGCATCCAGCATTGCGGCCCTGGACTTTGCGCACGCGGGATCATAGACTATCCACAGCGGGTACAGAGCGGACTTTAGGTGCCTCCTAAACTCTGGACCCACAGATTTGGGCCTGAAGCCCTTGTCCGCTATCACCATCCGGGTCCCCGACGGTAGCTGGGTGCGTCTCTTTCTCAGGGACGATGAGCACATTACCTTGGGGCCGCCGAGAGCGGCCGCGCGGCCGGCCGCCGTGTAGACTCTGCGAGATGTGGACTCTCTGAGGGCCTCTACCCTCTTTTGCGTATGAGCAAAGATAACCAGCAGGGACGGGTTGCCGCCGAGGAGACTGTCTACCACCTCGGCGGCCAGTTCGGTCATGTCGCACGGGGGGATGAGACCTCCCTGAGGGTAGGCTGTCATCCTAGACGCGATCCATTCTATTCTGGACAGCATTGTTATAGAGATCTGTAGGCGGAGCGAGATGTCGTGCGCCGCCCGGCTTAATCTTTTACGACCATCATTTTAATGGGCGCCGTCTATAAGACGGGGCGGACCATTACCCCCAAGATGTGGAGAGTAAGAACATTTATAGAATCTTTACTCTCTCAAGATAATATCTCTATAATCTTTCAGAAGATGTGGAACGTAAGGACATTTATAGAATCTCTATCTTAAGATATTATCTTAAGATAATCTTTCAGAAGATGTGGAGATGGAGTAACATTTATAGAATCTTTACTATCTCAAGATAATATCTTTACTCTGAGCATAATAAGGATACAACCATCTCCATTTTCTCCGGAGGTGTTTTGCCAAACACCCCCTCGCTAGAAAAGAGTTTATACTATGATGCATTTCCTTACGGGCTGACCCGTAAAGAAACTCTTAAAATCCTCTTTACTTTTTCTTGAACGACACAATCTTTACCATCTCGGGGCAGGCCCTCAAAGTCTTTATGTCCTCCACTACCTTGCGGTAGTTTGCCCTGTAGCCGTAAAAGGCCTTAAACTCGTCCTCTGGTCTCCCGGCGGTGGTCAGGAGCTGGTCCAGGGGATTCACCAGAGTCTTGACGTAGTGCTCGGTGTCCAGCTCGAGAAACTCGGCGAACCTCTTGTAGTAGTCCGAAGTCTCGAGCCTCTCGGACAGGCCCTGGCCCCTGAACCTCCTCTTTTTACCGTCGTAAGACGGACGGAGCACCACGTACTCTAGCCTGGTGCCGTCTGCCACCGTCTCCCCTCTCCCTATCATCCTGTTGGCGAGCTGGACGTGACCGGGGAGCTGAGCCATCACCAGCTTGTAGAGGACAGCCATGTACTCTGGACCCCCGTCGGTACCCGTAATCTTTCTGGTCTCGGCCTTGGCCTTTTCCAGGTCCCTGATCTTGTAGTCTCCCACCGCCATGATAGAGTCGGTTCCCTGCTCTATAAAGGCGCACTCCCTGCACCAGGAACCCACCTGCTTGGTGATGACAAAGTCCATCAGGTTGCAGTTTTTGGTGTACATGTCCTTCATGAGGGGAGTCAGGTCCGCCCAGGGGTCCCTGTCCTCCAGGAGGGCCTGAGCTGTGATGCTGTAGGCTTTCCTGGCCAGGCCAGAGTTGTCCCTCCTGGCCATCAGGACACCCCTGAACCCCATCTTGCCCGAGCTGTTGCCGTCCCTGTCGCAGCTGAGGTAGATGTACCTCTTTTTCCCCAGGATAAGAAACTTTGTGTAAATTACCTGCTCAAACTCGAGAGAGATTGGAGGAGGAAAGACGGAAGACACCGCCTTGGCCACGGCCACCGCCTTGTCCCACAGCTCCGCGGGAGTCTTTGCATCGGCGAACGTCACATAGTTGGAGTCTGTGTCCCCGTAGACGAGCTGACCGCCGTGCTCGGACCCTATGATGGAAGCGGCCTTCTCTATGCACTGCCTGCCAAAGTAGGTGACTGTCATGGCCCCGTCCTGGAAGGGCAGGTAGCCCCTCTTGACGCCCATGGCTCCGTACATGCTGTTGGCAGACACCTTGTAAGCCAGCTGCCTCTTGTCCATGGTGATCTTTGTGATAGAGTCCTTTGCCTCCGCCTTGGCCTTTTTCGCCCTCTTTCTCCCGTCGAGGAGGTTGGTGAGGATGGTGGGCATGACTCCCTTTTTCGTGGCGGGCTCCAGGAAGGCCAGGCGCCTGCAGGCGCACACGGTCTTTGTCCCCAGCTGGTTCTTGAGGGCGGCTCTGGTGGTCCTCAGCATCCTTTGAGCGTCGAGGACCGTGTTGAGAGTGTCCACCACCAGCCTCCTATCGTCGACCCTCTTTCTGGGTATGGCGTCCCTCTCCCTCCTCAGCTCCCTGGCCTCAGAGTCCAGGTCCCACAGCTCCGAGCTCAGCCTCTCGTATTCTACCTTCCTGGGGTCGTGGACGCAGTTCAGGTGGTCCTCCCACTCGAACGTCTCTGACCCAGGAGTGCCTGGATCCACGCGGGTGGAGTAGCACACGTTCTTGGCTATCATGATGCTGGGGTACAGGCTCGAGAAATCCAGGGGCACCACGTTGTCGTAGATGCCGGGCGAGGGCTCCACGACGTGGGCGCCTATGTAGTCTTCGTCGGGCTCGTCAGACACTGGAGGGTCCTGGCCCCAGGGCACTCGCTTTCCGTCGGCGGGGTCAGTCACCACGTAGCCGTTCTTTTCGCAGTGGCAGTAGACTTGGGAGTAGATCCTGATCTGCTGCCCCTGGGTAAAGAGGGTAAAGGCGTTTACCCTGCACACTTTTGCCATCTCTGTGAGTCCCACCCAGACCTGGAGCTTCTCCATGAGGTCCACGCACAGCTGGACGTCCTTGACGCAGTACTCGCCCACCACGTCCATCTTTCTCGTGGCGTAGGCCCTAAAGATGTCTGCGGCGGTGACGGGGTCCTTGTTGCTGCCCAGGAGCGTCTCGGCCACAAAGTCCAGCCTGTAGCTGTCAAACTTGTAGTCCCTCTTGATGATGGGAAGCAGGTCCACTGCCACGACACCCTCCCAGTCCAGGTAGCTGTACTTTTGGGCCCCGAAGGCCGAAGAGGACCAGCTTATGGTCCTCTCCTTGGCCGGCCTCTCGGCCGCCATGCCTGTCAGGCAGAGCTCCTCTTCCATACCCAGCCTCACGCACCTCTTGAGGAGGTAGTCTATGTCGAAGCCGAGCACGTTGTAGCCGGTGATGACCTGGGGCTTGGCGGACGAGAGCATGTCGCACAGGCTAGAGATGAGGGACCTCTCGTCGGGGTACTGCTGCACGGCGTAGCCCCTCTCGGCCAGGACCTCCGCCTCAGGGTAGTCGTCGGCCTCGAGAGACAGCAGGACCCTCTTGGGTTTCTTTCCCGGCCTCAGGATTATGGCCCCCGCCATAAACACCTCGTCTCCGGGCCTGTCTTTGGGCATGGCGTTTTCCACCTCAGAGTTTACCTCCAGGTCCAGGGCCACCACGGTGACCTCGGGCTGAGGGACGTCGGGCCCCCTCTCGACCTGTTCCCACTGGACTATAAACTCTCGTTTGCACCTGCTGTACTTTTCCCTCTTTACCTGCACGGCTCCCTTCCCCAGCCTGATCCACCCGCAAGTGGGAAGGTCCCTGAGGCTGGTGAGCTGGAGGACCGGCTGGGCCCTGCACTGGTGGCAGGCGAAGCCGGCCTTGACCAGGACGTCTGAGGCCTTTCGGGCGTCGAACCAGCACCTGAAGGTGACCCAGACAAAGGGGACCGAGGAGCCCCTGGTGGCGTAGAGGTGGTCCCTGACCCTCTTTTCGACCCTCACGTCCCTAAAGTCCTGCAGGGCCCTGGTCACGGCCTGACATGACGCCGTCTCGACGTAAAAGCCGGGCCTGAAGCCCGTCACCCTCACGCAGACGGTAGAAGAGTCAGAGTCTACGGCGTAGGCCCTAATCTCCTGAGATCCGTCGCAAAACCACTGGTACACAAAGAGATCCATGTTGCGTCTTTTAACGATGCGTGCGCCTAAAATTGTCCAAAACACGCCGACCAAAACATTTATCTCTGAGTCTTTTCAGAGAGATAAATGAGACCGAGTAACGCTCTGTCGCGCACACAGTGTGCTTTAACCCCAGTTTCTCGACACAGAGAGAGATATAACAATGCCCGAGCAAAAGAGAATGAGCAGATACGCGTACCTCGTCAACAAGGTCGCCGGTCAGACGCTGTGCGGAGTCTTTTACGGCAAGTACGTCGAAGCCTCCGACCAGGCCGTGTCGACCTGCATGGCCTGGTTCAAGACCGTGGTCATCACCAAGAGGGTGTCTGCCCGGGAGTGGCAAGAGAAGGGAGCCACTGTGGTGACTTTCAGGGACATGACCAGAGGGACTGCGCCCAAGGCCGTCGAGTGCGACCTCCTCTACGTCAGGGACTTTAACCCAAACACTTCTCAGTGCTGGCTTCCAATGTTGGAGGGCTACAAGAGGACCAGGACCTGGGTCCAGATAGGGCACTGCGACTTTGAGGGCGGCGGACCCCACGTGATGAAGAAGCAGCTCTTTGGAGACTTTTCCTACGTCCCTTTCGTGGGCTACGGCTCCGACGTCCTCGCGTTGCCAGAGACGGACGAGATCCTCGAGTACGACACCTCTCCCTTTGAGAGGTTCGTGCACGCCATGCAGAGGCTCAACCCCAAGGGCGAGAGCGTGTGGACCCACCTGGGTCCCGACGTGGCGTTTGCGGAAATGTCCATAGACGCCTTCAACGCCGTGCGAGAGTCTTCTCACAGCCCCATGTCGGCGTGCATGATGGATAAGACAGCCGTGCCTCAATCTCTGAGCGAGATGGTGGCCGACTACGACTGGGACCACAACGAGGCCCTGAGGGAGACCCCGTACGTCTCTTCGGCGTGCGCCGCCATGTCCCGCCTGACCTCCTCGGACCTTTCCCTGGTAGTGGCTGTGCATGAGCCCAAGCTGCAAAAGTACCTGGAGCAGTTTACCGGAGCCAAGGTGGTGACTTACGGCAAGATGCTGGACTCTAGGATGGTCCCAAAGAGGGTGGTAATCTTTCAGGCTCACCCGATAAACGGCTGCAAGTCTGGGAGAAAGCTCATGCACATGTGGAGGTCCATGCCCGGGAAGCCCAAGATCACCGTGATCAAGCCCCGTCAAGAGTGGTCGGCGTATTACTGCAACCCCTTAAAGTGAGTCGGGTTGTAACGAGCTACCGTGCGTAGATTCCGTCTCTGACTCGTCAGAGATGGAACAGTTTGCAGAATAAGTCTGAAAGAATAAGACTGAAAGAATAAGACTGAAAGAATAAGTCTGAAAGAATAAGACTGAAAGAATAAGACTGAAAGAATAAGACTGAAAGAATAAGACTGAAAGAATAAGACTGAAAGAATAAGTCTGAAAGAATAAGACTGAAAGAATAAGACTGAAAGAATAAGACTGAAAGAATATCTTAAGATACATTCTCATGAGAATCTTCTGAAAGAGAATCTTCTGAAAGAATATAGAGATAGTCTTTCTTCTATAAATGTTGTTACATCTCCTTCTTGTCCTAAAACTTTCTGAGAGATAATCTCCTGAAAGATATTCTCTCAGAGAATATCTTCTGAAAGAATATATCACCAGTTTGTCCCAATACTCGTCGGCCCGTACATCTCGTATTCCATCTCGCGCACCGAGAGAGAATAAACCTCTTTTCTCTACTTTCTCTTGTCCATCCAAGCGGCGGCCTGCAACAGACAGTCTGCCATGTCGTCCTTTTTGGCCGCTCCGTCCCAGCACTCTGACCAAGCAGAGTCGGGCGTCGAGGGCCACCTCTCTGCCGCCGTGTCCCTGCACACCTTGACGCAAGCCTTTTTGTACTCTTTGTACTTCATGGCCCCGTGACCGTCCACGAACCTGTCTAGCTTGAGGGCCGCGGGGACCTGAACCCACTTCAGTCCCCTTATGGTGGCCCAAGTCCTTATGGTCTGAGCCACCAGCTGGGCCTTTACGTTCCTCACGTGCTGGGCCTCTATCAGGAGAATGTCCGCAGACAGCCACTCTCCGCCTCCGTCCTCAGACTCGAGCAGGTCCGTCAGGATCCTCTCGCCCGCCTTGACGCCGCTGAGACTGGACCCAGCGTCGTACAACCTCAGCCTCTCTATCCCGTCGCCATTTATCACACAGTAGGCGAGGTGCCTCACCCCCACGTCCACGCTCACAATCTTTAAAGGTCTCATCCTTTTGAGACTTGCGGCTCCAAAGATCCTCATCCCGTCCTCCTAGATCACGACGGCCCGAGATCCCCGCGAGAGCCCCGCGAGAGCCCGTCGCTCCCTTGTCGCCCCTGGGTTCCACGCGCCCGACTGGACCGGCCGGTCCAGTCCTACCGTCGTGTCCCATCCCTCCCTTTTCTCCACGCGGGCCCGTCAGCCCGACCTGTCCGGCCGGTCCCACCGGTCCAGACCTGCCCGTCGGTCCCACCTGCCCCACGGGACCCATGACTCCCTCTGGCCCGTCCCTGCCCTTTCCTTCGTCGGGAACGGCGGCAGACAGACACCAAGACGTCTCCGCCGGCAGACTTTACGTTGACGGTGGCGGTGCCTACTCCTGCCGCTCCCCTAGGTCCCATCCAACCGGGAGGACCAGCGGCACCCCTAGGACCAGCGACCGTTCCCGCGTCTCCGGCCGGACCCCTGATTCATGGATGACCCTGAGGACCGACCGGACCCTGGGCTCCCCTTTCCCCGGCCTCTCCGGCCAGACCGTCCGGACCCTGGGCTCCTGAGGGACCTGCAGACCCCGCGTCTCCCGCCTCTCCTTGAGGCCCTCTAGGACCCCTCTCTCCCAAAGGTCCCGTTCTTCCCCTGGCGCCTCCTGGACCCACCCGTCCGGGGTTGGTCCCCTCTCTCCCGGAGGACCGGGTACGCCCTCTACCGCCTGGCATAGATGGTCTGGAAATATCCTGAACCCCATTTTGTTGTATCACTGGTAAATATTTTAAAGCCATGCCCGCCCGACGGTGCGGCCGTGATAAAGTCTATCTCGTTGCCCGAAGGACCTCTGGCGCCCTGGTCCTAAGATGTATTCTATCTTTACTCTCTCAAGACTTCTCACAAGAAGATTTAGAGCGTAAAAATGCGGTATAACATCTTAAGATACTTTACTCTTTCAGAAGACTTCTCACAAGAAGATTTAGGAGAGTATAAATGTGGAGTAACATCTTAAGACATATACTATCTTAAGATATCTTCTCTCAGAAGACTTTCTCTGAAAGAGTCTCAGGACAAGAAGGAGATGTAACAACATTTATATACCGAGGATATATTCTCTCAAGAACTATTACTATCGTAAGATATCTCACGATAATGGTTTAGGATAGTAAAAATGTGGAGTAAGCTGTCTTAAGATGTCTTATCTCTCAGAAAGTATCTCACGATAATGGTTTAGGAGAGTAAAATTGTGGAACAACATCTTAAGATATCTTAAGATATTATCTCTCAGAAAGTTTACCATCTCTAGACACACATTGCAGTCCTCAGTCGGAATCCAATCCACACCAAAGGTGGATTGGGTTCTGTACAACCTCTAAAACGCTCTACAGGCTCTTTAGGATAAGCCTGCACCTCTTTGCGATGGGGCCCGTGGTCCCACCCGTTAGGAAAGACGTCGCAAAGTCCTCTGCCGACTCTTTGTGGGCTCCCTCCATCAGCTCATCGTCAGCCTCGTAGTCGGCGGTGTCAGTCCACACGGCGTCAGAGGCCGCCTGGGCCATGCCCAGGGCCTCCCTGGTCTTTACAATCTGCCTGAGCATGGACTGGGTGACTACAGTCTCTTCGGTCCCAGATTCCGTGTGGAGGATGACCGTGGACCCGAGCTCGGGCACGGACCCCGAGCACTTTACGGGGAGTCTGACCCACGCGTCCAGGGCGTCCTTCCACCTGAGCATGCTGACGTGAGAGGCCTTTATCTCCTCCACCTTTTCGTAGCAAGCCTCTGCAACAGAGGCAGTCAGGAGTCCCACGGCGCACGCGGCCTTCATGAGGGACGCGGGGGGTATCTCTGACCCGTCTGCGATGGCCCTCAGCCTCTGCACCGCGTCCACCATGTCGGCCTTGGAGATGGACTTTTTCGCAGTCAGTCCCAGCTCCGTAAACAGGGTCCTCCACATGGCGTGGGCCTTCTCCTTGCCACAGGCCCTCTTGACGTAGGGTCTGGGGACCAGGAGCTTGCACATGTTTGCCACGGCCAGGAGCCACGACCCTCCTCCCCTGGAGGCGACGCTGTCTGGGATGGTGGCCTCCATCGCGTCGCACATGGAGGGGTAGTGGTCTACAAACCACCCTCCCTTGCTAGGGGCGCAGACCCCCGCAAACAGGTTGTTGTAGGCCGCCATCACCTCGTAGCAGAGCATCCTCTCCTCCAGAGAAGGTTTCCCAGAGGCGCACATCATGACCATGTCGTAGCAGGACACCAGGGTGAGGGTTCTCACGTCGGCCGCATAGTCTGGCCTCCCGTTGACGACGTGACCCACGTGCACAAAGATGTCGCAGGCCACAGTATTTTTGCCGGGGATCCTGGCCATGCCCAGGTCCACCACCACGGCCCTCACTCCGTTTGTCTTGAGGGAGAGCATCTCTCCCCCTCCCAGGTTGTAGACGTAGTGCGAGACGGGCTCGGGGCACAGCATGACGTTGCCCGTATGCAGGTCGGCGTGGACCACCCCCACAGAGTGAGCGGCGGCGGCCGCCGCAAAGGTCTGATAGAGGCCAGACAGGTACTGCGTCACGCTGCCCACGCTCTTTTTGCCCTTGCGTCCCGGGGCCATGCTGCCCAGGGGCTTGCAGTCGAGCAGCTTAAAGGAGCAGACCTTCTCGCCGTCGTCCATCTCCACAAAGTACTTGGGCTCGCAAAAGTGCACGTCGCTCCTGGCCCTCAAGATCCTGCCGGCGACCATCTCTAGGCCGCAGACGGTGTCCGTGCCGTCGCCCCTCTTGAAGAATACATTTTCGCCCAAAACAGTAAAGGTCCCGACTTTTCCTTGGGTGCCCTGAAGGGCGTCCGCAAAATACTTTACGTTGGAAACCATTGCCATCGTAGTGTTTTTTGCTCCAGCCAAAGGAAATATTAAAGACCTCAGGGCTCTACCCTGAACGTGTCACCCCCATCAAATAAAATCACGACCGGCTCCTCACAGCCCGTCATGGGCTCGAAATCCATGGCCCTGTAGGCCAGGGCAGCCTTCCACGTATTGGTGTAATCTCTCCCAGTCTCGGAACCGGTGGCCCTCTTGACGACGGCGTCGTCCTTCTTCAGCCTGACGCACACGAGCTCGTCGCCGTCCATGAAGGATACTGTGATTAGCCCGTCGGACCTCTTGGTGACTGACGGGGTTCCAAAGAACCTCCTGAACGTCACGCACGCCAGGGTCTTGACCATAAAGATGTAGAACTTTACGGTCATGTAAAACTGGTTGCTCTCTATGAGCCTGTAGACCAGGAGGCCGTACAGGACAGACATCGCAAAGGTAAACATCACCATAGTTTTTCTTCACCTCGCGTAAAAAAAAGAGTTTGACCATGACCGAAAACGGATGCGGATGTTCCATGGACCCCGCGGGGTTCGAGGAGCAGGCGAGTATACTCCCGTCTTGGTGGAAGAAGGCCGCGTGCGGCGCGGCCGCCGGTGCCTTGATATTGCTCCTCGTGTACTTTCTGTCCAGGGAGTAAAGTAAGGATGGCAAAACTTTTAAGGCTCGACGCGATAGATGGAGACATGCCCGGCGCGGGGGAAGCGGACCTGTTTACCCTCGCGCCCGGGGGAAAGGCCTACGTCCCCTTCGCCTGGGGTTCCAGGGTCCTGGGAGGCAAACCGCCTCCCGCTCACGGCGCCGCCAGGGAGAGGGGCTCCGTCTCTCCCAGACCTCACCAGAAAGGGGTCCTGAAGGAGGCCTGGGGCCACGTCACCTCCAAGGGGTACTGCATGCTCAAGTGCCCTCCCGGCTTCGGCAAGACCTTCATGGCCCTGGAGCTGTGGAGGAGGCTGGGGCTGCCCGCCCTCGTCCTGACAAACAGGAGGGTGCTGGCGACTCAGTGGAGGGACTCTGCGGCCAGGTTCCTTCCGGACTCTAGGGTCTTTACATCCGGCGCCCCTCCTCCCGACGCCCTGCCCGGGGACCTGTACGTGACGGGTCCGGCTTCGCTGAGAAACAGAAGGATCAAGGCCAAGGACTCTCCCGCAAAGTTTCTCCTGATTGTGGATGAGGCCCACCAGCTGACGTCCCCCGTGTCGTGCAGGGTCCTCTTGTCTGTGAGGCCCTCTCACCTGCTGGGTCTGAGTGCTACGCCCATGAGGTACGACGACTACCACGCGGCGCTGGGGGCCTTTTTCGGCGGGGAGGACAGCACGGTGGACAGGGCCGGCCCCAGACCCCACGAGGTGGAGATACTCAGCACGGGCGTGCACATAGAGCCCGAGTTTAGCAAGATCACGGGCAAGATGGACTGGAACTCGGTGATCAAGGCCCAGTCCGAGAACCCCGGGAGGGACGCCGCCCTGGCCGACAGGATGCTCCTCAGGCCCGACGTAAAGTGGCTGGTGTTGTGCAAGAGGGTGGACCATGTCAAGAGGATGGCCGAAACGCTGTCCTCTAGGTCCGGGAAGAAGGTGGACGTGCTGCACGGCTCCAAGGACGAGTGGAACAGGGACGCCTGGTGTGTGGTGGGCACCTACTCCAAGGTGGGGACGGGGTTCGACGCCTGCGAGAGGACCGGCCTGTGCCTGGCGGCGGACGTCGACAGGTACTTTGAGCAGTGCCTGGGCAGGCTGAGGGCCGACGGGGGGACCGTCCTGGACCCCGTGGACGACCTGGGAGTTCTGAGGAAGCATTCCAAGAACAGGGAGACCGTTTACATCGCCGCCGGTTGCACGATAAAAAAGACTAAATGCGACGCAAGCAGACCTTCCCAAAGCACGCCGACGCCTACCGGTTCCTCACGGCCTGCGCCTCGAACCCGACGGCCACGGAGGTAGACGTGGCCGTTCTCTCCAGGTGCCTCAAGGGTGGAGGATGCCTCTCCGTCTCTGTCAGGGCCGGAAAGACCGTGATAGTGACCCCGTACGGGACGATGGTAGTCCCCCGCGACTCTTCGTGTCCCAAGTCTGCAGAAGAGCTCCTAAATACCCTCAGGGATCCCAGGGCCACAGAGGTGGCCAAACTGTTGGTGATTGCAGCCCTGTTTTCCACCAAGAGAAATAGCAAGTGATGAGACGTTTCTACTCGCTCTGCGAGTGGAAATGAGGAGCGTGAGAAAGTATCTTAAGATAATAGTATCTTAAGACGTTGTTACATCTAACTCTTGTCCTGAAACTTTCTGAGAGAAGATATCTTACGATAGTAATCTTCTGAAAGAGTAAAGTGTCTTAAGACTTTGTCCTAAGATATATCTTACGATAGTATCTACCATAGTAGTAATCTTAAGATGTAACATCTCCTTCTTGGCCTAAAATCTTCTGAAAGAGTAAAATAGCTACGATAGTAGTAGATTAAGATGTTACATCTCCTTCTTGTCCTAAAACTACTATCGTAAGATACTCTTTCAGAGATAATATCTTCTGAAAGAGAATAATCTTAAGATTATTACTATCGTAGATACTATCGTAAGATATATCTTAAGATAATGGTCTCTAAATGTTGGTACATCTCCTTCTTGTCCTAAAAGTTCTTGAGATAATATAGTCTCATAAGATGTTACATCTCATTCTTGTCCTAAAAGTATCTTACGATAAAGGTTCTTGAGAGTACAGATATCTTAAGACTTCTTACATCTCCTTCTTGTCCTAGAAATCTTCTGAAAGAATATATATTAAGATGTTACACCTCATTCTTGTCCTAGAACTATTATCGTAAGATATCTTACGATAGTAATAGGCTTGACGGTCTCGCAAGATTTCTTTCAGTATATCCTGAAAGGAATGCAAGTCCTATCTATCCTTAACCCCTGTGGGCCGGAAAACCGGTCCCCACCGCCGGAGACCCGGTGCCTATAGCAGGAGTCCCAGTCCCCACGGCAGGAGACATCTCGGAGGACGCCACACTGTCCGGCATCAGGAGGGCAGAGGCGGTCAGCGCCGCCCCAGCCACTCCCGCTCCCACAGAAGACCACTTTACCGCCTGGACCGCCGTGTCGTCCTTGTAGGCCCACACGTTAAAGTCCGACGGGGTGTTTGTCAGGGGAATGTCCAGGGGGGCAGTCTGCTGCTGCTGGGTCCACTTTTTCGGAGAGCCCGTAAAGAGCCACACTGTGGACTTTACCAGGGTGAAGGGGTCCACCCAGATGTACCTCTCGGAGCCGGTCAGGGCCGCCGTGGTGGCGGGGTCCACCGTCCCCCAGTAGTCTGTCCTCCCGTTCTGATGACCAGAGATTGTTCCCCTCATCTTCCAAGAGTCTCCCAGCACATAGTAGCTGCCCGTGTCGCCGTCGAGGTAAGCGTCTCCCTTCTTTGGGCCGGCCACGGGGCCCGCGTAGCCGTACGCGGCCCTGGGTCTCGCCCCCGGATCTCCCTTGCCCTGGTAGAGGCCGGGAAAGATCCTAAAGGGAGGTGCAGAGTCCCCGGCCCCGGCCCACGACGCGGGATCATAACCGGCGGGTGCAAAGTACGAGAGCGTCTCCTGGAGCTTGACGGCCGTGGTACCCTTGACGTCGTAGTTTTTCCAAAACAGGGCACCGTAACCGTCGGTGGACTTGAGCTTGGCCACCGCGGCTGTGAAAGTAAGACCCTTCACGGTGGCGGCCGGCTGGGCCAGGGTAAAGTCCGGGTCGGACGAGAAGCCCTCTATCTTGACGGGCCTGGGGACGTAGCCCATGGCCACCGCTCCTCCTCCTATGAGACCCACAGAGGCCAGGAGGGGTCCTATGGTCCTCCTGCCGGCCAGGAACCCCACTCCCACTGGAGCGCCCACCATGACCAGAACGATGATGACGATGAGCGTGGTGGGGTCCAGGCCCGAGGCCTTGGCGTCTCCCCTCTGCTTGATCTGGGACACAATGTCCCTGGCCTGGTCGTTGTTGACGCTGGCGTCCATGGCGCACGAACTGAGGATGTTTGCAAACTGGTTAAACTTTACGTCCGTCACCCTCACGTCGCCCTCTACATCGGTCACGCTGAAAGACTGTGTCATGGTGACCTTGGAATTGCAGGAGACCCGCATGTCTGTGGACATTTGCACACACGCCGTGATGAGCCTGTCTATGTTGTTGGAGACGTAGGCGTACTGCGCCAGGTTTAGGCCAGACACCACGGCCTGCGCCTGCTGGGCAATGTTGTCTATGAGCTGGTCTTGGGCGCTCTGAGTGGCGACGGCCTTCATGAGACTTGCTAGATTTATCACCAGCGTCTGCGTAAAGACGTCGCCCTTTATCACCACGTCTCCCTTGACGTGGTCTATGCTAAAGACCTGTGACTGATCGGCGGTAATGTCCTGATCCGTCACCATGGTCGTCATGATCTTGGCGTAAGCCTTTGTCACGATGTTGACAGTGTTGATAGATTCCGCTGCTCCCATTTTCCCTACATATCAGGGTAGATTTTATGTGAACCCGGTAGTGTGACAAGATATTATATCTGAGATAGCAGTATCACAAGATATAGTTTCTCAGAGAGTATATCTTGTCTTAAAGAGTTTAAGGATAAGATCTAGTCTTATCCTAAAGAGTTTTACTCTCAGTCTTCTCTCTCTGAAAGAGTTTTAGGACAAGATATAGTCTTATCCTAAAGAGTTTTACTCTCAGTCTTCTCTCTCTGAAAGAGTTTTAGGACAAGATATAGTCTTATCCTAAAGAGTTTTACTCTCAGTCTTCTCTCTCTGAAAGAGTTTTAGGACAATCTTGTCTGAAACATCCCCAACACGGTTGAGATGTCGGTGCCACTTTTGTTTGTGAGCTCTCAAAGAACAAGCCTTACATCGCCACGGTGTCCCTGTGGCGCGCTCACAGCGTCCTTGCAAAAGTCTTTAGGAGCAGACGATCGGCGACAGTCTAAGACGGTAAAAGGGTAAGTAAGTTTCGAACCCTCTGAGAGAGGGATTAGAAACTACATGTATATGCTAACATTATCCGAGATGGATAGAAATATCTTTAGACATTCTCTTTCAGATTAAAAATCTTTAGATAGTAATATCTTTAGATAGTAATATCTTTAGATACTAATATCTTAGGATAAATCTTTAGACATAATATCTTTAGATAGAACTCTTTACTCTCATTCCCTTTCAGTCTAAATATCTTAAGATATTACCATCCCAGGATACTATTATCTTAAGATATTACCATCCCAGGATACTATTATCTTAAGATATTACCATCTCTATATGTGCATTCCGTTCCATAAAGGGAAATGATGTAGTAAATTACACCTTTCGGGACCATTCACATCAGTGACGGTATCCCATACCAAAACTAAACTCGCAACAATGAGAGTCTCACAGACGAGCTGGATCGTGTCCCGCATGCTAGAGTATCCTCGAGGAGGATTCTTCTACAGCACCGACATGGCCTGCATGATGGAGGGTCTCGCAAAGGAGCTAGCAGGAGGACACAAGGACGAGGTCCTCATAGTCTCTGGGAGAAAGGGAGACGATGAGATGTTTAAAGAGTTTCCAAATGTCAGGGCGGCCGACGGTCTCAAGGGTCCAAATTCCATCGACCCCGAGACCAAACTGGTCCTGATAATAGACGTCTCTCCGACGGCAATCTCCAAGGCTCTGGCCGCCACGCTGCAAGAGTTTCTCATTCCGGTGTGGGTCTTTTGCAACCTCACCAGGACCCTGACCGCCTCTGTCACCAGGAGGCTGGGAGACAAACTGTGGCCCAAGGGTACCTACGCCCCGTACATCTGCGAAAAGGCAGGCGTCAGCGAGGTGGTTACCTACAATCAGCCAGAGTCTGAAAAGTTTGTGGCCTTTATGTCCGCCGCCCGGCAGATCATGGACAGGAGAAAGGACAAAAAGACTATGCAAGAGTTGGCGTTTCTGCCTCACCTAGCCTTTGCAGAGATTGCCATGGAGGGCGACCAGGAGATGACGCCCATCCTGACGGCCAAAAAAGTCTCTGACATCAAGGATGAGCAGGTCAACGAGCTGGCATCTGCCATGTTTAGGACAGGCAAGTTGTCCCACCTGGACATGCTCTCTGACCCAGACTGCGTCTACTCTTGCGGGGAGGCCCTCGAGAGAGAGGTGGCAAAGGCAAAGGCCAACAGAGAGAGATTTGTGGTGGCTCTGAGAAACGCTCAGTACAAAAAGTACACAGCCGGACTCTTGGAGGCGGGTACTCCTGTCAAGACCTTTACAGAGGTGATCAAGAACTGGGGGGCGTACGACACAATCTTTCTCCCCATGGGAGTGGATTGGACCTACACGGCCGGATCCAATCTAATCCGCATGATGACGACCCCCGGATCTCACAAGACTGTGACGTTTGTGCCAGAATATGACGACGTTCACGAGTTTTGCCACAACAAGCCCACTGTCAACGCGATGGGAGTGGAGAGCGCAGTGACCGGGCTGGCGGCAGAGCTGAACCGCAGGTGGAGAAGGGACAATCCCGTGGACGCGTCTTAGGCTGTAAAATAGTTTAGAGACTGTAAGATAGTTTAGACCCCCTAAAATTCTTTAGACTGTAAAAAAAATCTTTAGCTAGCTAGTTTCCAACCCTCCGAGGTTGAGGGTTGGAAACTGTGTGACATTTTTACTCTGAAAGAGAATGAGATGTAATGCTAGTCTAAAGATTTCTATCCTAAGATACTATCTTAAGATATCTTTACTCTGAGATAGTTTACTCTGACATTTTTACTCTGAAAGAGAATATCTTGTAATAGACTAAAGATTTCTATCACAACATTTTTAGTCTGAAAGAGAATGAGATGTAATCTTAGTCTAAAGATTTCTATCACAACATTTTTAGGTCTCTATAAAGAGTTCTATCCATAGGAAGATGATAGGTACATCAGGTTCGGCAAATGTGGCAGCACTTACCTATATTGCTCGTGACGATGATCTCGCAAATGGAATGGACAGTTGCCGCCGTAAAGCGTTACCCGGCAGGAGGCTTCATCACGGGGGACGAACTCGCAAGAGTCTTTGAGGCCTTACCCTGGAGGGTGGCGGTCGTCTCTGACGAGCCAGAAAAGTACGAGGGTTTCCCCATCCTGACCGAAGAAGACCCGGCAGTCTTTGACGACGCAGACTGCATTCTGTTTGCAGTGTCTGACCCAAAGTGCGTCACCGGGGCCATGAAGAGTGTCTTTATGGTGTCCTCGAAGACTGCGTGGGTAGTCTACGACGGGACAGAGACCCGAGCGACCGTGAGATCCTGGATGAGGAGGCTCTGGAGGGCAGAGACCTACGTCCCTCTCCTCACGCACAGGGGGTTCGTCACCGACGTCTGCGTCTACTCCCAGCCAGACTCTGAGCGCTATGTCTCTGTCATGACAGCCACTGCGCACTTTTACTCCAATAGGTTGGAGGTCCTGGAGGAGATGGCGTTTGTGCCTCACCTAGCCTACGCCAAGCTGGCCATGGGCAGGTACACCGTCCTGGACGGTTGCATGGGTGTCAAGGGTTCTGCGGACGTAGCTCCCCTCAACAGGTCTATGTGGTTCTTGACTGCCGCCGCGATACCCCACGGAGATATAGACACCGACAGTCTCTTTTCGGACCCTGGAGCGGTTTACTCTTGTGGATCGGCACTGAGGGAAGCGCTGGGGTCTCTGCCCGAGGGTTCCACGTCCGTGGTGGCCGTGAGGAACTCGTCGTACAGAAAGTACGCGAGGAGAATCTTGGGCCCCGACTTTAGGGTGGAGACGTTTACAAACGTCGTCAAGACGTGGGGCGTGTACGACTATGTCCTCCTGCCCATGGGTATATCGGACTCTTACAGGCAGGGAAGGGACCTGATGGAGAAGCTAGAGATGCCCGGCGGGCACAGGGTGGTGACTTTCGCACCAGAAAACTACACTGTGAACGATGTGCACCTAAACAGGCCTCTGAAGTATGCCATGAGGAGGATGGATCTCATCACCCCCATGGTCCTCAGGCACGTCTCTCTGAGCGAGTAGGGTTTCTTAAACTGTTTCCGCTAGAAGTGGAAACGGTTTACTGCGAGATGGTATCTTGTGATTGATAGAATATCTTCTGAAAGAATACATCTTCTGAAAGAATACATCTTCTGAAAGAATACATCTTGTAACATCTTAAGAATAACCTAAAATGTTACACATACTTCTCGTTCTAGAACTTTACAAAGCGTTATTGTATGAGATAGCGGCAGTTATCGTAGCTACCGTTTCGGGATATCTGAGAGCGTATCTCGGTATTAACGTTGCAAGATACGTCTAAAGATAATGTAAAGTATAACTGTAGATACATCTCCTTCTGGTCCTGAAAGGATAATATCGTACGATAGTAGCAATCTTACGATATCTTTTATAAATGTTGTTGCATCTCCTTCTTGTCCTGGAAATCTTCTGAGAGAGAATATATCTTAAGATCTATCTTACAATAGTATCTACGATAGTAGTATCTACGATAGTAGTATCTACGATAGTAGTATCTACGATAGTAGTATCTACGATAGTAGTATCTACGATAGTAGTATCTACGATAGTAGTATCTACGATAGTAGTATCTACGATAGTAGTATCTACGATAGTAGTATCTACGATAGTAGTATCTACGATAGTAGTATCTTAAGATTTTACACCTCATTCGTGTTCTAGAAATATTCTGAAAGAATATATCTTAAGATGTCTTAAGATATCCTGCAGCTCACTCTTGTTCTAGAAATCTTCTGAAAGATATCTTCTGTAAATGTTGTTACATCTCCTTCTTGTCCTAGAAAGTTTCTGAGAGAGTAAAGATATATTAAGATCTTCTTAAGATATCTTACATATCCTTCTTGTCCTAGAAATCTTCTAAAAGAGATTATATTTTAAGATATTACATCTCGCTCTTGTCCTAAAAGTTTCTGAAAGAAATATCTCTATCACAAGAGTCTCGCACAAGATTCTTTCAGAAGATGTATTCTTTCAGAAGATGTATTCTTTCAGAAGATGTATTCTTTCAGAAGATGTATTCTTTCAGAAGATGTATTCTTTCAGAAGATGTATTCTTTCAGAAGATGTATTCTTTCAGAAGATGTATTCTTTCAGAAGATGTATTCTTTCAGAAGATGTATTCTTTCAGAAGATGTATTCTTTCAGAAGATGTATTCTTTCAGAGGAATCTTCTCGTCCCTAAAAACTTTACAATGGTTTTCCAAATCCCTCAAAGGGGATTGGAAACTGTACATCACTTACCTCTGGTCTCTGTAGCAGGGTCCTCACAGCACTCCGCACCTGATGTAGTCCTCCAGCTTTCCGCACATCTTGCCGAAGCCCCAGTTGGCTCTCATGAGGCTGTTTGAGGCCAGCTCCCTCAGCATAAAGTCCCTGGGCTCAAAGGACACCGCCCTGACATCAGGATTGGAGGCAATCTTTGCTGCCAGAGAGCCCCAGTTCTTTAGGAGCTGAGTAAAAGTCTTTACGACCGCCAAGTTCCCCACCACAGATTTAACATAAGAGGTGTAAGAAGCGTTCTTGACGGCGACCACCGCTTCACCCTCTGCGTATTTTTCTAGCTCGGCCCTGAGAGCCTTGCCACAAGAGTAGAGGCACTCTGGGTCCGAAAGGAGCTCGACGTGCCCCAGAGGCTCGGTCCCAAACACTCTATCTGCCAGAGGCGTGATGGCTTCTAGCCTAGAGTCGTATAGATCCGCTGCCGACTTTATAGCGGCGTACATGGACATGTCCGGGGTGTCGGTCATTAATAACTTGGCGTAATTTAGGTGAGGTATAAAGGACAGTTCGTCCAAATCCACCACCGTCTTATTACGGAGGTCGTTGGCCACGATCCCCATAAAAGAGATATAGCGCTCGGCCCTGGTCTGCTCGTACATCACAACTTTGGAGACGTGTCCCTTAAAGAGGATGGTTGGGGCGTAGTACGACAAACCCCACAGAGCGTACATGGTTGCTCTCACGACAGAGTTTGTGGATTTCGCAGCGTCGGGGTCGTGAACGACCCACACGCTCTGTGTGTTGATCCCGCAGTGTACGTAGAATTTACAACCGCGGTACCCGCGAAAGAAGTCGGTTATAAAGATTAACTCGACGTTTGTCGAGAATTTCTCTGGGGTCTTTATAACCGACGGTCTGGCCGTTTGCACCCCGGCCCCTGCAAACAGCTCGGGGTGCTTGGCCACGACCAAGATCTTGGAACGGTCGCATCCGACCAGGACGTCTGCTGCAGCAGATATCAAGGACAGGATGTTTTCGCACGTGACGAACCCTCCCTTCTTGTAGTCGGCCATGCGCTTTGCCATGCAAATGTACTGGTCCATGTCAGGAGTAGTGTTGTTCTCTGTAGCGGTAATGCTGTATTGTACGGCCGCGTACAGTCGACACGGTGCATCATTTCCATTCCCGGTCAACGGGAAGGAAAATGTATACATTTATCCACAAGATTTTACCAAAGTTTTCTCTCTGAGATCTTTCTCTCTGATCTTTATCTCACTAAGATTCTTTCTCACTAAGTTTTCTCTCTGAGATTTTACTCTGAGATCTTTATCTCTAAGTTTTTCTCACATACAGGACCAGAGAGGACACGCAGTTGCTGCAGGCCCTCTGAGGCACCTTGAGGATGTCCACCCTGCCCATCTCGTAAAAGTTTCTAGAGATGGACTCGAGGAGGCAGTCGGGGTTGTGGTGGCCGTCGGGGTCAGTCTCGCCCACAAACACCACCACGTCTCCCTCGAAGGCGTCCAGGCAAGAGTCGTAGCCTCCGGGCTGGAGGGTGTGGGGGAAGCAGAACATCAGGGCGTCGGTGAGGTGCCCCCACCTGACTACAGCCTCTGTCCCGAGGACGGGAATGGACACGGGGCCGGTCCCTGTCAGGCACACGTTTTCGGTCCCAAACACTGACGAGCAGATGGCCCTCTCTGGGTAACCGTCTGTGCACCCCACCACCAGGACGCTAGAGATGCCCAGCCACTGGAACCTGCTGGTCCTCAGGAGGTGGCTCAGGCATGCGGATCCGTGACCAAACATCAGCGGCCTCTGGTCCTCGGGAGCCTTGGAGTGAGAGGCAGAGTGCTTTCCAACGCAATCGCAAAAGGGTCTGGTGGACGCCATGGTTTTCTTTGTAAAAGATTTTGTGCTCAGTATTAGATTTGCCCCAAAATTGCGTTTCAACCGCCGTAATGAAACGAAACTAGGACCCGGTCGGCAACATATCCGGTCACTCTCTCAAACAATTGCAATGGATCCCACAAGCTTTGACAAAACCAAGCTCTGCTTCGGAAAGCCCACAAAGTTTTCCAAGGTTGCAGGAGCTCACATCATAAACATCCGCTACGAGGATAAGGTCACAAAGGCTAAAGTACCTCTCTCGTTCCACACACCCATCCTCTTTTCTTTCGGCGCCAAGACCAGCTCGTTCCAGGACGGGGACGACAACTGGTCCATGTCCCTGATGTGCTACGACACCAACAAGGGTCCCAGCCCGCAGGAGACTGCCTTTATCAAGGCACTCGAGGCCATCGAGTGCAGGGTAAAGAAGCACCTCAAGGATAAGGACGTCAAGAAGGCCACCGGAAAGTGGTATCAGGATCCTCTGATCGACATGCTGAGCATGTTTTACAGAAAGATGGAAGACGGCGTGGTTGTCCCTGACAGGGCTCCAGCCCTCTACCCCAAACTCCTCAAGTCCAAGAACACCCCCGGACAGGTTGCCACTGGCTTTTACAAGTTTGTCAGAGGCAAGGAGGTAAAGATTCCAGTGGTTAAGGAAAAGTGCAGGGTCCTGTGCGACCTGGCCATAGATTCCATCTTCCTGGGGGCCAAACCCTCCATCCAGATTAAGATGGTGGACGTGTTTCTGGTCGAGCTCATCGGAGAGCGCAAAAAGACCCTGAAGCTGTCCAAGCTGCCCTCTGCTGTTCAGGCAGAGATTAACAAGTACTCGGCAGACACTGACGAGGAAGAGGAGGAGGAAGAGGACAACGCCGAGGACAACGCCGAGGACACTGAGGAGGAGGAGGAAGAGGCGGATCAGTAAGACGCTCGTAAAAAATTATCCCAAGCTTTCGTTACCCTCTAGGGGGTAACAAATGCAATGACTGTAAATGTTTAGACTTGGAGTGTTTTAAACACTGACATTTTTAGGCCAAAGATTTTCTCAGAAAGCAGAGGGTGGCCAAACCGGACCTCTGGTACGGTTCTGACGAAGAGGACTCTTGCAGAGAGGACTCTTGCAGAGAGGACTCTGAGGACTGCGCGTTCTACTAGAGGACTAGCGTAAATCGGGGGTGGGTGGGGACCAAAAAAGGGGTTTAAAAAAACGATGTATATTTTTTTGCAAGGAGTAAATTACTCTAAAACTACTGTCTGTTATATGGAAATATGGCACACAACAGGTTTTACAGCGAGATACTCCCGAGACAAGGAGACGTTACAATGTGCAGAGTCTTGGCTCATTCAGACTCTTGGGACGAAGGCGTTTACGTGTCCATGATGGAGTACGGAAACGTAGAGGGTTACGTGGCCATCGGCGTCTACAACCACAGGGACATCAGAAAGAGGTTCAGGAAACTTGCCCCAGGCGCTGAAATGTGCATGACGGTCCTCAGGGTAGACCGCGAAAAGGGCTACGTGGATCTGGACGACAGGGCCGTGAATGCCGATCAGGCATACGAGTGTTGCTCCAGGTACCAGCTGAGGAGGACGGAGATGGCGGTCGCAGAGAGGGCGGCAGAGTACGCTGGAGTAAAGGGATCTGCAGTCTCTGACTTTTTGGACGAGACCGTGAGGGCCCTGAGACCCGGCTCCCTGATGTCTGGAACGAGAGGTCTAAAGATCTCTTCCGACCTGAAGCAGCTCCTGAAAGAGTTTGGAGCAGAGGCCGGCCTCGACAGAGCCGGTCGGGCCGAGGCTGTCGTGAGAGTTCCCGGCGCCTTCTTTGGGCACGTCCTGAGAGGTGTGACGAATGCCTACGACGCAATGAAGGAGATGAGGCCAGACTCTGGGGTGAATGTGGCCGTCTACCCTCCCGAACACGGGGTTGTGGCTGTGACCGTGATGGCCGGCGACTCTGAGGCGGTGTACTGGGGACTGCACGCCGTGCTGTCTGAGGTGCGAGAGGTCGTAAAGGCTGCCGGGGGAGGACTGTGCCCCTTTGTGGAAAAAAAAAGCTCTATCGAGCAGAAGAGACCATAAGTCTTTTCCCATCGGTCCCAGAGGCCGATTGGAAAGGTTTGAGAGAATAAAGAGCGTCTATAAATGTCGGTACATCTACTTATATCTTCTGAGAGATGTAAAGATTGCATCTAGTGTAAATGTCGGTACCCACATTTTTAGACCTAAAACTGTCTTAATCTTGAGAGAGTATAAAGATATTTGTACCCACATTTTTAGACCTAAAACTGTCTTAATCTTGAGAGAGTATAAAGATATTTGTACCCACATTTTTAGACCTAAAACTGTCTTAATCTTGAGAGAGTATAAATGTTACTCCACAATCTTTACTCTCCATATCGCCTGAAAGAGTAAAGATTGCATCTAGTATAAATGTTGGTACACCAATCTTTACTCTCCATATCTTCTGAAAGAGTATCTGGTATAAATGTTGGTACCATCGTCGGAAAGAGTAAAGATATTCTATAAATGTTACCACACTCTCCTTATCTTCGGAAAGAGTCTACATCTTTGCGTGCATAGCCCCAACGTCCGGCTGTAAAACCTTTTTGTTCTCAAAAGACTTTTCGTCGCACATTGCTTTTTCCACGAGACACCAGTCTTGCGGTGTAAACCACCAGTGTCTTAAAAAGATGGCCAATTTTCTACGAGATGTAAACTGCGAGACAGTGTCCGAGTACGACGGCCCAGACGCCTCTATACCGGAGGGTGTGTGGGAAGGGTACGTGGGGCACGATCACGCCGCGCTGTGGCGCACGTGGTCCTACGTCTACGAATGCTGCAAAAAGGGCACGCTTGTCCAGTTTAGGGGAGGCAAGCTCGTGACCTTTTCCATGTTTGACAACCCGAGATTTTCCAACGGAGCGGGCATAGACGCCCAAAAGGTCCTGGACCTAGTCGACAGGGCCAGGGAGCTTCAGGGCTACGGCCCGGTAAACAGGAGGACGGACGTCATGCCCGTCGACAGGTGGGCTCTCAACGGTCCCCTCCTGAGGTACGACAAGAGGGTTCTGGAGGACGTAGGGGGCACGGGACCCAACAGGACCATGGTCAGGGCGCAGCTGGAGGCCCTGCAGGACGAGAGGGACGTGCCCGACTGCGACTTTATCCTCAACGTGAGAGACTACCCACTCCTTCGCAGGGACGGCACCAGGCCTTACCCGCAGGTCTACGGCAAGGGCAGGCGTCTCCCCGAACCGTGGGCGAGAGGGGGCCCTCACGTCCCCGTGGTGTCCATGTGCTCCGGTCCCACCTACGCCGACATAGCCGTCCCCACCTACGAGTGCATCGCTCATGCCTACACGTCCTCGGGCAGGACCCTGCCCGCCGGGGAGAGGTTCGTCAAGACCCCCTCGGCAGATTCCCTGCCGGCCTGGAAGGACAGGAAGGCCCTGGCCGTCTTCAGGGGATCCAGCACGGGCGCGGGGACGTCCACGGAGGACAACCAGAGGCTGAGGGCCCTCCAGATATCCATGTCCAGGCCCGACCTGGCGGACGTGGGCATCACCAAGTGGAACCTGAGGCCCAGAAAGACCGAGAGGTACGACGGATACCGCATCATTGAGCCCTGGCAGTTTGGGAGAAAGTCCCCCTACCCCGCCGACGCCAAGCCCATGACTCCGGAGCAGATTGCCGGCTACAAGTACGTCCTGTGTCTGTGGGGTCACGCTCCCGCCTTCAGGCTGGCCAGGGACCTGTCCCTGGGATCGGTGGTCCTGCTCCCTTCCCGTCCTCCCGGTCAGGAGGGACTGGACATGTGGCACTCGAGCGTCCTGAAGCCCTGGACGCACTACGTCCCCGTGAGGGGAGACTTGTCGGACCTGGAAAAGAGTATAGAGTGGTGCAAGGACAACGACGCAGAGTGTGAAAAGATTGCCGCGGCGGGAATGGAGGCTTCCCTGAACCTCCTGGGGTGGGAGGGCCAGCTAGACAGGTGGATGGACGTCCTGAGGTCCGTCAGGCTCGAGTGCTGCCCTGGAGGCTACGACATGCCCCCGTCTCCGGCCCTGGTGTCTGACTCTATGTGCGTCAGGCAGATGGCCTCCTTCCCGAGGTACGAGGACGTCCCGCAACCGTCCTCGCCCATGCCCGTCCTGCCCAGGTGCAGCGGGACCTTGAGGGGATGGGGGCTGGCGGCCTCCCTGGGATGGGACCTGGGAGACGCTGCCGAGGTCCTCGACGTCAAGAGGAGTACCGCGGTGCTGTCCAAGACGGTCTTTAACAGCCTGAGCTACAGGACCCCTCACCTGAGGTACGCCTTTGGGGTGGCAGCGTCTGACCCAGAGTCCACGGCGGCCGTGATCCTGTCCGAGAAGCTGAAGGGAGCAGTCACCATGAAGTCCTGGCTGGAGGACTCGAGGGCCTGGGCGAGGGGCAGGAACGTGGCGTCCGTGCTGTGTCAGGTCTCTCAGGCTCTGCTGGAAGCCCAGGCCGCGGCCGGGACCGTGTTTGGGGACCTGTCCCTGGACACTATCCTCGTCGTCCCCGACCCCCTGCCCGAGTACGTCTACCACGACGGGACCGGTGGCTCTTTCGGCCTCAAACTCATGCCCGGGGATAAGTGGGCCGTGGTGACCTACGGGGACTCTACGAGGGCCAGGATCAGGGTCCTCAAGGGAGACGGGAGGAAGGGGCACCTGGCCGTAGTGGGACCCCAGCCCGTCTACCCCAAACTGTCTGAGAGAACGTGGCACGACATCTGCTGCCTGGTGTCTTGCATCCTCAGGACGGCCAGGACTTCCAAACGTCCCGCTGCGAGGGCCCTGGCGGCGGCCGTGGCGAGGGCCGCGGGCGTAAAGAGACCTGACCTGGACGCCGAGGCCCTGGAGGCCACTCCGTACGAGGCCAGGGCGGAACCACTGACGCGATTCGGACCGGCAGAGTTCATCGAGGGTCTGGTGAGAGAGTTTAAGCTCGAGGAGGGGGGATGGGCGTGGACGAAAAAGAACGAGAACATAGAGAAGGTCCTCAGGCCCTGGGAGAGGGGGCTGCCTCTCTACCCGGTGAGGCTGTGGCTGTCGGGGGACAGGAAAGAGGCCCTGAGGGCTTGTGTCTCTTCCGTCCTCAAGGCCGCTCCCCCCAGACCCGCCACCGCCGCCGGAGCCCACCACGCCTTCCAGACCTACCTGAGGACGGTCGGGGCGGACCTCGACTCTTTCCCAGAGTGGGCCGCGGCGGCGGCCCACCTCAAGAGGCTGTGGAAGTCTCCCGGGTCCCTGCCCGCAGGTTCCGCGTCCCTCCGCGCCCCTTCCGTCCCTCCTCCCTGTCACGGACCGGCTTGGGCCCTGCCGTTTGGGACCAGGACCCCCGGAGAGTTCCCCAGCTGGTTCGACCCTTCTTGCCTCGGGGACTGGACAGAGGCCCTGGGTCAGGGAGCTCCCCTGGACCTCGAGAACGGACCCGCCAAAGCGGGTTCGGACCCGGTGGCGGTCCACTCAGCCTGGGAGACGGCGTCCCAGCTGTCTTTCGAGGAGGATGGGTGGACAGAGTCCGAGCCCAGGCCCGTCAGGAGAGAGGCTCACGTCAGGGCCGATGAGCGTCATTGATGGCGGACGACGCGCCGCTTCGCCTCATACCACTTTAGTCCGAAAGACATGGATCCAAACGTCTTGAAGAATTTAAGCCTCATGCTTTCTAGGAGGGCCGGGGTCTCTGGGGGGGAACCTCCCAGGATGATAGAATGGCCAGAGTATGGGCAGAGGAGCGACCCGCAGGGCTCGCAGGGATACCCTGAGGGCTCGCAGGCAGTGTGGTACGTGGACCGTCCAGTCGGAGCTCCGTTTATAAAGGCCTTTGTCTCCGAGGTGGAGGAGAGGGGCGGAGGCATCCTGATACACGCTGGCAAGGTAACCTTCGACTCCGCAAAGAAGCTGGCGGCCATGAAAGAGGTGCAGGTGTTTGACGTAAAGTACTTTTCCTTCGACCTGATGGCCGTCGTTCCCGAGCACTCTCTGTGGAAGAGGCCCGGTGACGAGGGCTACCCCGAAAAGACTGCTCAGTCCTTTCCCAAGATTATGGCGTCCGACCCCGTGTGCAGGTACCACGGCTTCCGTCCCAGGGACCTGGTGCACGTCAAGCCCCACGACGTTTACATAGTGTGCTGAGAGAGATAGAGATCCAAGAAGAGTTCCCTCGAGTCCTCGGAGACGTGAGAGAACGAAATATATGTATTTAATGACCGTTGGATCTCGGTCAGTGTCCAGATCCACTGCTCTATGCGAACCATGATGCTCAAAAAGATTGCGTGCTGTTCTAACCTCAAGAGACTCAGACCCGACATCCTCAAGACTGTGAGGTGGGTCGTCAGAGAGGAGCTGGGACACATGGAAGGAGAAGACGCCGTGGCTGTGACGGAGGCAGTGTGCGCCGCGGGCCTCGATCCCTGCGAGTACTTCGCAAACGTGTGCTCCATGTGCGGCCTGCATGACACTGCGCACAGGATAAGGATGTCTGCCAACCCCAACCCAGAGTATCTCAGGGACAGGGACGAGCTCGCGAGAGCCAGGCAGACTGTGACGGCCTACTCTGCTAGGTGCTCTGCGCTCGAGGGAGAGATCCTGGCCGGGAAGGCTGCGGCGAAGGCGGCAGAGGATAGGGCGTCGAGGGCTGTAGCAGAGGCCGAAGCCCTGCGCCGCAAGGTCGTAGACCTGCAGAGGAAGGTGGACAGGCTGGAGGCCGCGGAGGTAAAGGCCATCTTTAAGCCCGTCGGGATTCCTTTCGCCAAGATAGTCGTCAACAGGCCCACTCCCGCTCCGCGGAGACTCTCTCCAGTGGCAGGACCTTCCACCGCAGGACCTTCCACCGCAGGACCTTCCACCGCAGGACCTTCCACCGCAGGACCTTCCACCGCAGGACCTTCCACCGCAGGACCTCACGTGCCAGTGGGAACTCTGGTCCAGTTGGAGCCCGAGGCTCCCCGTGTCGTCGCGGCTCCTCGTGCTCCGTCGCCTAAGCCCGAGGTGTCTGTCCCCAAGATATCCAATGATGACAAGACCCCGTGGGCAATCTTGTCTGTCCTCGAGACCATGACAGCTTCTCAGTTTAAGAGGGTGAAGCAGTTCCTGATGGACCCCAGGCTGGAGACTGCCGGCTACCGCAGACTGAGGCTGAGCATGTCAGAGGCCAGCAGGATGGAAGTGACAGACTTCTTGACCGTGGCAAACGGGCCTAAGAGGGCTTACGATGTTCTACACCTGGCGGTGACAAACGCCTACCCTTGAGATTGCACAAAAAAGGTTTTCCCATGCGTTTACGCATGTGGAAACTGAGGATATAATCTCTCTAAAGATATGGAGAGTATGTGTCTAAGATTCTCTCTATTCTCTCAGAAGATATGGAGATGGTACAACATTTATACTCTCTCAAGATTAAGACAGTCCATTGTCTAAAAAGGTGGTACAACATTTATAGAATCTCTATATAATCTCTTTCAGAAGATATGGAGAGTATGTGTCTATAGAATCTCTCTATACTCTTTCAGAAGATATGGATAGTAAAGATGTGGAGCAACATTTATAGACTAAGGATAAGATTCTCTCTATATTCTTTCAGAAGATATGGAGAGTAAAGATGTAGAGCAACATTTATAGAATCTCTCTATTCTCTTTCAGAAGATATGGATAGAGTTTTAGGGTGTAAAAATGTAGAGTAACTTTTATAGATTCTCTTTCAGAAGATGTGGAGAGTGTGTGTCTAAAGATTATCTCTATATTCTTTCAGAAGATATGGAGATACGGCATCTGCAGATTATCACCGAGTTTTTCGCTACAGCGTCACATGCCTCCTAAAATGTTTACACATTTTGCGCCAAACCGTCCATTTAGACAGTACCTGCTTTCACAGCAAACTTTTCACAGCATTCTCAGAACGATGCCAGAGCAAAGAAAACCTACCGAAAATGTCTTTTGCCATCAAGCACAAGTGCGTCAAGGTCCTCAACAACCTGCTGAGAGGCGACATCGAGACCATGGCGTGGTACGCCAAAGAGTCTGTGGGAAGGATCCGCAGCAACGATCCCAAGGACCTTTTGGACGCAGTCTGCGAGGCTGGTCTGGAGCCCACTGAGTTTCTGGCAAACATCTGCAACATGTGCAACCTCAACAGCACGGCTGCGGAACTCAGGAGCATCAACACCTCCAAGCCCGCTCAGAGACCTTCCTATCCGGCCACAATCGTGGACATTAAGGTCGAGCAGAGCCCAGACTGCAATACCCTTCAGCGAGAGATGGTCGAGGCGAAGCGAGAGATGGTCGAGGCGAAGCGAGAGATGGTCGAGGCGAAGCGAGAGATGGTCGAGGCGAAGCGAGAGAGAGAGAGAGACTCTATGGCGGCCAGGGCCCTAGACTCTGCGCGCAAGATGCTTGTTATGGAGACCAAGATGGCGGCGATGGAAAACGCTCTCCTGACAATGAGGAGCTCCGTCGCTGAGCTCGCATCCGCCAAGCCTACGGCCCAGCCTCGACAGCGGCATTCCCTTCCCTCAGCAGGCTCGAGGTGACTGACGCCCTGGTGTCTATGAACACGGCCCCAAGAGCATACGACGCCCTCAGAGTGACAGTCTCAAACGCCTTTCCCTAAAAACTTGGATAGATAGAAATTTTTACACACCCTGCTACGGCAGGCGTGTGTGTGAAAATGACAGAGATTTACAGTTTTGGGACCTTGCAATCTGTTTCACATGCAACCATGGGTTGGGAAGTGACTGCGCAACTAGAGTTTTCAGACTCTCTCGGTACCGTCCTCGGAGAGAGGGCCATAAACACAGACTATGGTACAAAGTACTGCTGGATAGCAGACGCTTTGGTGCCCGCCGGTTCCGCCAAGCTCGAGTACTGGTTCTCTTCAGACTATGGCATGATGCACTCTGTGTCTGTCTTTTCCAAAGACGGGACCCTGCTAAAGTCTGTCTCTGTCAATCAGACAGAGACGGAGGGAGAGGGTGATATGCAACTGCCTGAGAATGCGGCAGTCGTCAGGATCCACGCGGCGTTGGACTGCGCCATGATTAAACCCTCCATAGTGAGGGAGGTGTACGAAACGGACGGAACCTCGTACGGTTACATCCACTGCGACGCTCCCGCCCTGTTGAGGTCCCTGGAGGTCCTGGAGGATTGGTGGTGATAGAGTATATTCCCATCGGCAGATGTCGATAGGAATTGCGCAGTGTTTAAACCCGGAGCGCATACGACGCATCGAGGGATGTAAATCTTCCGAGAGGGTGCAGACTATAGATGTTGCTCTACATTTAAAAAAAAATCTTAAGATATCTTAAGATGGTTATAGTCTTAAGATGTCACTCCACATTTTACTCTCCATAAAGTTTCTGAGAGAGAAGAGACGTCTTAAGATGTATCTTGGGATAATGTTGGGCTTCTGAAATAATATCTTGCAATAGAACACAGTCTTGAGATGTTACTCTTACCGCTCACGATACTAAAATGGATACTCCTTGTAAACTATTCTGCATAGAGCTAAAAGAGGGTTACGTGCCCGGGACGGTGTCCCACAACCACATGATGCCCTACTTTTTAGCGGGCTCCGGATGGCCCGTCGAGATTACATTTCACGCGGCTACTGTGGAGCTAAAGACTCAAGAAGACTTTCCCCCGGCCATCGGGATAGGGATCCACAACATGACGGGGGCTCCCGTCGTAGAGACCCCGCACTCTGGCCGCACGCACTTTGTCTTTATCTTTCACTCCAAGTCTGGACGGTTCTCGGCCACCTACAAATGCATCCCGGTCCCCGTAGTGGTAAGGGACTATAAGACTGTGGCGTCTGTCAGTCTCACGGCTCTGTCCTTGAAGGACATAGTCGGCGTGAAGCTGTTTGGAACCGCGTGCGATAGATCCAGTTGATGACCCCGTCAAAACCTCGACGCTTGTATAATAAAAGATACTATACAAGATGGTTACTGTTACTGAACTGAGGGCTACGGCCAAGAACCTTGGAATAAGAGGATACTCTACCATGAGGAAGGCCGAGCTTGAGGAGGCCATCCGAGATCACGGAAGAGTCTCTGAAGCCAGAGTGGCTTCACCCAGGAGGTCTCCTAGACAGTCTCCAGTGAGAAAGTCTCCTGCTAGGTCTCCGAGAAGGTCTCCATCCAAGTCTCCGAGAAAGTCTCCAGCTAGATCTCCAGCTAGATCTCCGAGACGGTCTCCATCCAAGTCTCCGAGAAAGTCTCCAGCTAGATCTCCAGCTAGATCTCCGAGACGGTCTCCATCCAAGTCTCCCGCTGTGAGAAAGTCTCCAGCGAGAAAGTCTCCATCTAGGTCTCCAGCGAGAAAGTCTCCATCTAGGTCTCCAGCGAGAAAGTCTCCATCTAGGTCTCCAGCGAGAAAGTCTCCATCTAGGTCTCCAGCGAGAAAGTCTCCATCTAGGTCTCCAGCGAGAAAGTCTCCATCTAGGTCTCCAGCGAGAAAGTCTCCATCTAGGTCTCCAGCGAGAAAGTCTCCATCTAGGTCTCCAGCGAGAAAGTCTCCAGCGAGAAAGTCTCCAGCGAGAAAGTCTCCAGCGAGAAAGTCTCCAGCGAGAAAGTCTCCAGCGAGAAAGTCTCCAGCAGCCAAACTCCAAGCCGGAGATAGACCAGCTTCCATGAACATTTGCAAGAATCTGCCCAAGCAGAGGCTGGTGGACATTGCCACAGAGATGGGAATAGACCTGAACAGAGAGTCAGACGGTAAACCAAAGACCAAAGACCAGCTGTGCGCAGAGATCATGGGAGGCGCTGGGAGAAAGTCTCCAGTTAGACCCCCAGTTAGATCTCCTAGAAAGTCTCCATCTAGGTCTCCAGCGAGAAAGTCTCCAGCGAGAAAGTCTCCAGCGAGAAAGTCTCCAGCGAGAAAGTCTCCAGCGAGAAAGTCTCCAGCGAGAAAGTCTCCAGCGAGAAAGTCTCCAGCGAGAAAGTCTCCAGCGAGAAAGTCTCCAGCGAGAAAGTCTCCAGCGAGAAAGTCTCCAGTGAGATCCCCTAGAAAGTCTCCAGTCAGAGTCCCGTCGCCGGTCAGATCCCCGGTGAAGGAAAAGACTCCGGTAAGATCCCCCGCCAGATCAGAAGACGCAGGGTCAGACTTTGCTCCCAGGCCTAGGAGAGGCAGGGCTGTACACCTAGACTATGATGAGGACGACGACTACAGCTATGACGCGTCGACTGACAATCTCTTCTCTGGGGACAAAGAGATCCCGTTCCCTGTGAGAAAGCGCAGGACGGGCAAGCCCAAGAAGGTGTTTGCAGACGTCAGATCGCCACACACCCTCACAGACTCTGAGGACGAGGACGACATGGTTGAGGTGCCAGAGCTCGAGGATAAAGAGATAACGAGGCCAAGAGTTTTGTCTCCTTACGTCTCTCAGGGAGGAGCGGACTACATTAACTACATGTACCCCACAGAGTACGCTCTAGAGTCTGACGAATCCTTTGAGAGGGGAGCGAGACCAAAGACCAACAAGAGAGACTCTGACAGAGCAGTCAGAGAGGCCGCCGCGGCCGCGGCCATAGCCAGAGCCCTAGACAGACGGTCTCAGAGCGGGAACGGCGAGCCTGCGGTGCGTCGCAGATCAGCCTCGAAGGATTCTATCAGAGAGTCTAGGAGAGATAGAGAGTCTAGGAGAGATAGAGAGTCCCAACGGGACATCGCAGAGTCCCAACAGGACATCGCAGAGTCCCAACGGGACATCGCAGAGTCCCAACGGGACATCGCAGAGTCCAGGAGAGTCAGGTTCAGGGAAGCGGGATCCGCGGACGTCAGGGTGTTTGAGAGGGACGAGCCCAAAGAGTACGGCAGGGTCCCCGTCAGGCCCCCTCTGTTTATGCCCGCCGGAGAGCCTCTCCAGCCCCTAAAGTTTAGACCAAAGACTCCAGAGACTGACGACACGATCCACAGGGCCCAGATGGTCCTGCCTTCCAAGCACAGTCAGAAGGAGACCGACGACTACTACAAGCAGTTTGCCGGAGAGGCCGTCAGGCCGTCCGAGCCCGTCCAGTGGGACAAGGACGATCAGGTCCTGTACCACAAGGTCCCGGCGTGGGACGACTCTTCCTACGCCGCGGCGGTGTCTGCGTGGCCAATGTCGGTGGACCCCAAGCAGGCAGAGAGCGTCTTTGCCGAGTTTGAGCAGCTGTCTGCCCAAGACTCTGATCTGACAAAGGTCCGCAAGTCCATCATGAAGGCTCTGGGATACTAGAAGAAAAAAACCCGATGTAAAATATTTCTCCCAAAAAAGATGCATAAAAAAATTTTAATCCCTTATAGGGATTAAAAACCTAAGATGTCTGGAATACAGTTGGATAAAGAGACTATCCTCAAGTACTCTTCCGCCGCCCTCGTGGCCCTGTCTGCAGTCATGGCAGTCATGATGGTGTCTAATAACTCTGAGTCCTGGAAACCCATCCTGGTGGGAGCAGTCGTCGCCGCTAGCGGCGCCGCCGCCTACCAGTCTTGGTGGCCCAAACAGTCTTGAGCGCGCCGTAAAACGGCGTCTATAGTTTTAGCGTAACATAGCCTCGTGACGGGGCTATGTTACCAAACATTGTGTGTGACCATTTCAGACCCTCACCCCGCATATAAAAATTTTAAAAGGTCCAGATAGGTAAAAAAGACAATGAGTGCAGGACACCTTCGCAAACGTCGCTACGCCAAAGTGGGCGACATTCAGGACATGGGCCCCATCTTGGGAGGAGTACACGACGTGTCTTCTCCTCCCCCCGACGTGCATTATCAGCAGCAGCAGGACGATCCCAACGATCCAGGCTGCATGATCCACTACCCTGGAGAGGGATGGTTCTCCAACATGAGCACCGCAGAGAAGCTCATGCTGGGAGCCGTGATAGTGGCGGCCGTCGTGGTGGGAGTGAGGATGTTTATGTCGTCTGGAAACTCTAGGGCGACTTCGTCCTTTTCCACTACCCCCTACTTTATGGGCTGATGATAAAGATTATTAAGCGTGAGCACTGTCATAGCGTTTCCTATCGAAACTGTAAAAAAAGTTTTGCAGAGGAAAGGGAAAATCGTCAACGTCATAAGGATATACGACATGAGGATATACGACATGAGGATATACGACATGAGGATATACGACATGAGGACTCTTTTCGCGTCGCTGCCCCGCGGACCTCCCGGACCCGCGGGCAACCTGATTGCGCTCCCGGGTCCCAAGGGAGGGGACGGGCACAGGGGTCCCAGGGGTGAGGAGGGAGAGGCGGGGACGTCTGGCGGGGGAGGGGTGGGTCCTCCTGGTCCCGCCGGCCCCGTCGGTAGGAGGGGACAGGTGGGTGACATTGGCCCCATAGGGCCACTGGGTCCGACTGGCCCCGCGGGACTCAGGGGGGGCGCCGGGGACAGGGGCATGATGGGTCCTCAGGGTCCCAGGGGTCCCGACGGATACCCCACCATCCTGGACCTCTACCAGTGGCAGGCCATAACCATATCATCCACGCCTGGTCTCAAGGGTCTAAACGGTCCGGTCGGCACCAGGGGTCCCAGGGGCGACCAGGGGCTGCAGGGAGACAATGGGGGTGTAGGCATCTTTGGTATAAAGGGACCAAACGGAGACATTGGTAGGGAGGGCCCAGAGGGCCAAAGTGACCAAAGGGCGACAAGGGACCCCCGGGTCCACCCGGGGACTCTTGAGACTCCCTGCGAGATGGGATGGTTCCAGTCTACCCGGGAAGGAAAAAGGAGACATGTCTTTCCGCATCTTGCATCCGTACTATGTAAACTATCTGTTTGGAGCCGGCATGGACGGCGCAGACGGTCCCCGTGGGGACATGGGTCCCGAGGGGCCCCAGGGTCCCGACGTCGTAGTGGACGGCGTGAAGGGTCCGGATGGAGTCGCTGGTCCCGCTGGTCCCGATGGGCCCGCTGGTCCGGAGGGGCCCGCTTGTGAGACTGGTCCCGCGGGTCCTGAGGGTCCAAAGGGCCCCAGGGGGCAGGTAGGCCAAGGCGGGGATCTGATAGCGGGCGACGCGGGCGACGCGGGGCCCGACGGCCCAAAGGGTCCCGTTGGTCCCAGGGGTTTAGGAGGCCCTCCCGGAGATAGGGGCGCGGAAGGGCCGTTGGGCAAGACGGGTCCCAGGGGCCCAGAGGGCCCTACAGGCAACAGGGGCGACAAGGTGGACGTCGACCCCCTTTACAACATTAGCCTGGGGTACCAGGTCAACAGGGCCCGGGGTCCTGAGGGCGCTCAGGGCCCAGACGGTGCAAAGGGTCCCACGGGCGCAAAGGGTCCTGACGGTCCGTTTGGGTCGTTTGGAGAGCCCGGTATACAGGGTCCCGTAGGTCCCGACGGACCCCAGGGTCCTCGGGGCCCCACGGGGGAAAGGGGAGACAGAGGCCCCAAAGGCCCCGACGCGCCAGGTAGCGTCGTCGCAGAAGACTAGATGGAGATGTAGATTGAGATGTTTGGTACCGTGCACTCGGTAACAAAAGACTAGTGAGATGTTGTAGTAAAACCTTTAGGTCTGGATATTATCTCTGAAAGAACGTCTTAGGATAAAGTCTTAGGATATTCTTTCAGAAGATTTCTAGGATAAGAAGGAGATGTACCAACATTTATAGATTCTATAAATGTGGATGTCTTTACTATTTCAGACTTATTCTTTCAGAAGATATTAACTCTCTCAAGACTTTCTCTCAGAAGATTTAAGGATAAGAGTGAGGTATGACATCTTAAGATACTTTACTCTCTCTCTCTCAGAAGATTTTCAGGACACGAGTGAGATGTGACAACATTTATAGACCATTATCGTAGATAACAAGGACTTGCTAATATCTTAAGATACTTTACTATCGTAGATACTTTACTCTTTCAGAAGATTTTAGGATAAGAAGGAGATGTTACATCTTAAGATTACTACTATCGTAGATACTATCGTAAGATATATCTTAGGATAAAGTCTTAAGATACTTTACTACTATCGTAAGATACTCTTTCAGAAACTTTTAGGACAATAAGGAGATGTACCAACATTTATAGACTAAAGATATCTTTACTACTATCGTAAGATACTCTCTCAAGACTGAGACGGTCCGTTGCATAAAAATGTGGTACCATATCTTTGGATAAAGTCTTAAGATATTACTCTCTCAATACACTTTACTCTCTCTGAAAGACTTTATTCTATCAAGAACTTTCAGGACAAGAAGGAGATGTAACATCTTAAGATTACTACTATCGTAAGATATCTTTACTATTTTCTCTCGGAAAGTTTCAGGAGATGTTACATCTTAATATGTTACATCTTAGTCTTTTACTATTTCAGAAACTTTTAGGACCAGAAGGGATGCGAGAAGTCTTTAGACGACCGCAGTCTTAAGATGCCGACCCGGTGCTCTAGCTAAATATGTAGACGTCGTGTTTTAAAAAACCATGCAAGTTTTTCTAGATTTGGACGAGACTCTGATCCACTCGATCCCGGTGTCCAGGCTGGGATGGACAAAGAGTAAGCCGTATCCGGTCAAGCCGTTTACGGTCCAGGACGCCGGCACACCCCTGTCTGTCATGATGGGGTCCAGCAAGGTGGTCAACGACGGTCGCAAGAGGCTGGCCACGAGGCTGTCGCTCTTCAAGAGGACGGTGCTCACGGACCACATCATGTGCTGGAGACCCACCCTGAGGACCTTTCTCAACGGCCTCTTTGCTTCGGGCTACAAGATAAACGTGTGGACGGCGGCTTCCAAACCTTATGCGCTCGAGGTCGTCAAGGCCCTCAACCTCAAGAGCTACGGGATGGGACTCCTGGTGACCGCGCAAGACTACCCAAAGGGGTCCGTAAAGAGGCTAAAGTACCTGACTGGCCTGGACGCCGTCAAGATACCCCTGTCAAACACGGCCATAGTCGACGACAGGGAGGAGGTAAAGAGGGCTCAGCCTACCAGGGCGGTACACATCAAGCCCTTTACGGCGTCCAGGGCAAACACGGCGTGTTCCGAGTCCGACGAGCTAAAGAGGGTCACCGCTTCCCTCGCCGTCATAGCGGGCAGGAGCAGGAGCAGGAGGAGGTGACTGCTCTCCGCTCCCGAACGCACCTTCAAGAGATTCTTGGTTAGAAACTCTCCGGTCTTTGCGGACCCCGGCCTTGACTTGAAACCGTTTCCGGTCTCTGGGCCTGTATAACGCACATCCAAGTTTTTAAGCAAAACAATGACGAGCTCAGTGTATTTCCCGATCACAAGCCAGGCCAGCGACATGCTCTCCAAGTTTTACGGCTCGGACCTGGAGTCCCTCTACGGGGCCTTGGCCGAAAAGTACAGTGGAGGCAAGCCGGAGCTGGCAGAGAAACTGAGAGACTACGCCTGCAAGGGCTGGTTCGGTTACTCTTCCCCCATCCTGACTTCTGTCACCGGGTCGGGCCTGCCCATCTCTTGCTTTCTCCTCTACGTCCCCGACACCATCGAGGGTCTCGTCGACCACACGTCCGAGCTCAGGTGGCTGTCTGTCATGGGGGGAGGAGTGGCGGGCCACTGGGACGACGTGAGGGGACCCAGCGCAAAGTCTTGCGGCACCATCCCCTTTCTCCACACGGTGGACGCAGACATGTCTGCCTACTGGCAGGGCAAGGTCAGGAGGGGATCCTACGCCGCATACATGTCCATCTCTCACCCCGACCTCGTAGAGTTTATCACCATGAGGACCCCGACCGGAGACGTCAACAGAAAGAACCTGAACCTCCACCACGGGGTAAACATCACCGACGCCTTCATGAGGTGCGTCGAGAGGGGAGAAAACTGGGACCTGGTGGACCCAAAGTCGGGGGCCGTGACTCACACTGTGAGCGCCAGGGAGCTCTGGGAGAGGATCCTAGAGACTAGGTTCAGGACCGGGGAGCCCTACCTGAACTTTATCGACGCCGCAAACAGGGGCCTCCACCCGGCCCTCAAGCGCAAGGGTCTCAAGATCATGGGCAGCAACCTCTGCAACGAGATACACCTCCCCACGGCCGCAGACAGGACCGCAGTGTGCTGCCTGTCTTCCGTCAACCTCGAGAGGTACGACGAGTGGAGGGAAACGGACCTGGTAGAGTGCCTGGTGGAGATGCTCGACAATGTCATCCAGACTTTTGTCGACGGGGCTCCCCTCAAGACGCCTCACACCGCCAGGGCCGTGAGGTCCGCTGCTGGCGAGAGGTCCATTGGTCTGGGCGCCATGGGCTGGGCCAGGTACCTACAGAAGCGCAGGATCCCCTTCGACTCTGAGGAGGCGGTGAGGTTGACGGGGATAATATTCGGAGGTATAAAGAGCGCAGCAGTCAGGGCCACCAGGGCCCTGGCCAAGGAGAGGGGAGAGGCACCGGACCTGACCGGGTACGGGGTGCGCAACGCTCACCTCTTGGCCGTGGCCCCCAACGCCAACAGCGCCCTCCTGCTCGGGACGTCTCCTAGCGTCGAGCCAGAGATCGGGGCGGCCTACGTCCACAGGACCAGGGTGGGTTCCCACCAGGCCGTCAACCCCTACCTCAAGAGAGACCTGGAGTCGTTGGGGCTGGACACGGAAGAGGTCTGGGACTCTATAGTCTTGAACAAGGGGTCTGTGCAGCACATTGCCGCCCTCCCCGACTCTCTGAAGAAGGTTTACAAGACTTCCTTTGAGATGGACCAGAGGGTCATAGTCAGGCAGGCGGCAGAGAGGCAGAGGCACCTGTGCCAGGGCCAGTCCCTCAACCTCTTTTTCCCCATGGGAGCGGACAAGACCGACCTGTCGGACGTTCACAGGCTGGCCTGGAAGTCTGGCTGCAAGGGCCTCTACTACCTGAGGACCTGCGCTGGGAGGACCGGCCACAAGATCTTTGAGGCCAAAAAGAGCCCCGAAAAGACTGAAGAGTGCACCGCCTGTCAGGGTTAGAGATGTAAAAGTTTTATAGGATCTGAACGCGATCCTAGGAAACTGGACCTTACAGACTTTGTTTTTTTTGTACATTTTTATCTGCATATGGTACGCTTTCAGTACACCGATGACTTCTTACTACGACACCCTAAAGGCGTTGGCAGCAGAGTCTGACTCTACCGGGTCAGAGAGCGCGACGATAAGGATGTACCTGGCCATGTTTTCAGACGCCTCCCTGAGACCAGCAGTCTCTGACGCCGTGGCCTCCATACTCGGGACTGACTCTCTGGATCACGAGGACGCAGAGAGGATGCTAAAGTTTAAGCTCTTGTTCTTTTCGGGATCGGCCAACGCTAACGCTACGTCTCACTATCCCAAAGCTGCTGACCCTCAGAGATTTGCGCGCTCCGTTTCGATGGGTCCGTTTCGAGTCAGGAGACCTGCCCGATACTCGGCTTCCAGGCCCGTCAGACGGTGACTGGGACGTCAGACGATGACTGGACCGAACGAAAAAGAAAGGGGATTTTTTTTGTACGAGATACTTTTCGTACAAAAAAAAGATATTGCAATGATACGAGCATTGTGCACAATCGTGCTTATCGCGGCCGGTGCGGCCGTCGCGCTGTACCTGTCTCTCGTGTACGGGTACTACGAGAGCTTTGGCGTCCCAGACGCCAGCTGGCTTACTGCTCTCACCGGCGATCGGCCCGACGCCGAGGTGCCCTTCTTTGACAAGGCTGTCGGGGAGGCGCCCGAGGACAAGGCGGCGTACACCGAAAGACCATACCCGGTGTCGTCCACTCAGAGTCCTACCACCACTCAGAGTTCTACCACTACAACTACCACCACTCAGAGTCCTACCACCACTACAACTCTGAAACCGACTACAATGGCCGTCTTGGCTTCCATAGGCGCAACTCCAACCCCCGTCGTGTGTCACGACGTCAGGGGGGACATGCCAGGGATCGGGTGCGACGATCTGGTGGCCATGGGCTTCACAGTTCTCCGCAGGGAGGGTCTCCCTCAGAGAGGATACCACACGGTGGTCATGAAGAAGCATGGAGCCAACCGCAAGTGGATCCCCTACATCACGTCCGTTAAAACCAACCCTAGACGCGGAGACGGCGTGGGAGGATGGCACATCATGAGAAAGAAGCGTAGCCCTGCACCCGTTGGAGTCTGGAACATCCCAAAGAGGCTTGCCACAGCGGCTCCAGATGCCTCCGACGCTAACAAGGCAGACGAACCAGAGGACGTCGGAGCGTGGCACATCATGAGAAAGAAGCGTAGCGTCTCGGGAACGTCTATCGAAGACAAGAAGACTGTAGCCGCGGCCCCAAAAGTCCAACCAGAGGCCAAGAAGGACGATGTCAACGCTCTGTACGGCACGTGGCACCTCATGAGGAGAAGGCGCAGTCCGTTTGGAGTTTGGAACATCCCAAAGAAGCTTGCCACAGTGGCTCCAGACGTATAAAAGATGGACGTGTAAGACTATATACCGTGACAACACCTCACGCTGATATAACTTGTATATATACTCATGGGCAATGTATATGCTCTTTACTCTCACCTCGAGAGTAAAGACTATTGTGTGTGTGAGATGCAACGACATTTACAGACTCTCTCTAGATCTTTTCAGACTAAAAATGTGGAGTGAGTAACATTTATAGACTAAGGATAAGAGTATCTCTATATTCTTTCAGACTACTATCGTAGATACTATTTCTTTCAGAAGATATGGAGAGTAAAGATGTGGAGTAACATTTATAGAATATCTTAAGACTCTCTAACTCTCTTTCTCTTCAGACTAAAGATGTGGTACACCATTTATAGACTAAGGATAAGATTATCTCTATATTCTTTCAGAAGATATGGAGATGGTACCAACATTTATAGACTCTCTAACTCTCTTTCTCTTCAGACTAAAGATGTGGTACACCATTTATAGACTAAGGATAAGATTATCTCTATATTCTTTCAGAAGATATGGAGATGGTACCAACATTTATAGACTCTCTAACTCTCTTTCTTTCTCTTCAGACTAAAAAAAAAATGTGGTACAACACTCTCCAACTCTCTTTCTTTCAGACTAAAAATGTGTACTAACATTTATACTTGCTAACATTTACACTCGCTCAAACAAACAGTTCTCTTCCAGCCATGCTAATTTTTCCCAAAGAGTGTGAGAAAAATTACAATGAGAGTCGTGGTAAACGCAAAAGCTTTAGACGTGCCCGTTGGCATGTCTTTCACAGAGTGGACCAGGACCCTGTCTCCCGGCAGCTCTCCCAGGTTCCTGGCCTGGAACCCAGTCAGGCCCAGGACTTTCAAGGACGTCACCGACCCGTTTTGGAAGGGGAAGGTGTTTGACCTGCTAGGGGCCGTAGAGGGAAAGGACGACCTCCTGTTCCCAGCGTCAGAGATCCAAGAGTGGTTAGAGTACGCTCCCGACGTGGACCTAGCGGAACTGGAGAGGATATTTGTGGCCACTCACCGCCACAGGGGCATGATGGGGTTCGCGGCGGCCGTGCAGGACAGCCTCGTCCACGTCGACCCAGACTCTGTGGACGTCACCAGGATAAAGGACGGCCTGCGCAAGGAGCTCGACGAGCACGCCTCAAAGGCGGCGGCGACCGACGTCAGGCTAAAGAGGCTGAGGTCCGTCAGGCCCGTGGACGGTTTCTCGGACTCGGTCCTCATCAGGACCGTGTTTAGCGTGACTGTGCCCGATTTTGGAGACAGGACGGCGTACGAGATTGTGGACTCTGCGGCGCCCACCGGCTCGTGCCCCTACATCTCCGCTGGACCTTTCGTCAAGACCATCCTGGGGTTCAAGCCCGCCCCAGAGTGGCCGGCGCAGACCGCTCACGCCGAAGGCGCAGTCTTCTTCAAGGCAGACGCAGAGTTTCCAGACACCAAGCCCCTCAAGGACATGTACAGAAAGTACTCGGGGGCTGCGGTGGTGCCCGGGGACGTGACCGACCCCGCGGTGATTACCTTCGACGTGCCTCAGGGTTCCAGGCACGTTCCGCCGGAGGACTTTGCGGCCAGGGTGGCAGAGTCCCTGAGCCTGGACCTGAGAGGTAGACCCCTGGTGGAGATGGGGAGGGTTGTCAGCGTCAGGCTGGACGGGATGAGGTTCAGGCCCTACGTCCTCACGGACCTCCTCGTGAGTGACCCTGACGCCTCTCACGTCATGCAGACCGACGAGCTCAACAGGGCCCACAAGATAAAGGGGACAGTGTACGCCCAGGTCTGCGGGACTGGACAGACCGTCTCCTTTCAGGAAAAGACTGACGAGGACAGCGGTGAGGCCTACGTCTCCCTGAGGGTGAGGGCCAGGGACAGGAAGGGAGTCGAGGAGCTCGTGGAGGCCGCCGGGAGGGTGATGGCCATCTACTCGAGGAGAGAGTCCGAGATTGTCTCCTTTTACGCCTCTTACGACAAGACTGTCGCCAGGGAGGCCGCTCCACCCAGGCCTCCCAGAAAATCCAAAGCCCCCGAACCCACCGGGGACAAAGCCGACAGGAAACTTCTCAGGACCCTGGCCCCCGACATCTTTCTGCCCACCTACTCCAGAAAGTGCCTCCACATGCCCGTGATCCTGAGGGGAGCGGAGCTGGAAGACGCGAGGAAAAAGGGTCTGAACCTCATGGATTTCCCTCTCTTCGGAGAGTCAGAACGCCTCACCTACGCCTGCAAGCACCCCCAGCACCCTTACCCGGGCCTCAGGGCCAACCTGCTCCCCAACAAGGCCAAGTACCCTTTCGTACCCTGCTGCTACTCCAAGGATCAGGCGGCGAGACCAAACAGCAAGTGGACGGCCTACACCACGGGCAAGGCGGAGGCCAGGAGGCAGGGCAGGATCAGGGAGGGGGTCATGCGGGCCGAACCCCTGCCAGAGGGAGCCCTCATCTTCCTCAGGAGGGTCCTGGGTCAGGAGACTGGGTCCAAGTTTTTCGCGCTGAGGACCACGGGAGTACCAGAGACCCCGGTCAACGCGGTGCACGTGGCCGTGTTTCAGAGGTCCCTGACTGCCGAGGAGCAGGCCGAGGAGAGGGCGGCCATGGCCTCGGACCCTTCGGCGATGGGGGCCTGCGCGCAGGAGCTGTACGTGGAGCCCGACGTGGACTGGGACAGGTGGAGGAGGGAGGTGGGGGACCCCAACGTCCCGTTTAACCTCCTCAAGTACTTTAGGGCCCTCGAGACCAGGTACGACTGCGACATTTACATCATGGACAACAAGGGCATCATCCACACCAAGGCGGTGAGGGGGAGGCTCAGGTACAGGTCCAGGAGACCCACGGTGATACTCCACCTGAGGGAAGAGTCCTGCGTCCCCGTCATGACGCCTCCATCCGACTGGACCAGGGGACCCGTGAGGAACGGCATACTGACCTTCTCCCCCATCGACCCCATCACCGTCAAGCTCCACGACCTGTACCAGGACTCTAGGCCCGTGTACGTGGACGGCGTCAGAGTGCCTCCGCTGAGGTCTGACTGGCTCCCCTGCTCGGGTCAGGTGGTGGACAGGGTGGGGAAGGCCAGGGTGTTTGTCGTCACTCCCACGGGAAAGATGTCCAGGGGATCCTTTACCCTGGTGACTTGGCCCATGCCCCCCCTGGCTGCTCCCATCCTGAGAACGGACACTGGTTTCCCCAGGGGCATGGCCGACGGCCCCCTGTCCTTCCTGGGCTCCAGGTTCGTCCCGTCGGGCTACAGGAGGTCGGTGGAGACGGGGGCAATCAGGGAGATTACGGGCATCCTGGACGGCGCGTGCGAGGCCTGCCTCCTGACTCACGACCCGGTCCTCGTCCCCGACCCCTCTTGGTCCGACGGCGGTCCTCCCGTCTACGAGGACCCCGTCCCCTCCAGGGCCCTGGAGGGGTTCACGGGAGCCGAGAAGAAGGCCAGGATGTTAGTAGAGTACGCGAAAAAGGCAATCTCCATCAGGGAGGGATCGTGCACCCAAGAGTCCGTCAGGAGCTTCGCGGCAAACGGGGGGTTCGTGGTGTCCCCCGGGGCCCTGGATGGGATGACGGTCTTTAACCCCAGGTTCGAGGCCCCGGGACCCTTTGCCGAAGCAGACTGGGCCGTCAAGGTCCCCGACGTAAAGACCGCCAGGAGGCTGGTGTACGCCCTGAGGGTGGCGTCGGTCAACGGGACATGCCCGGTCCAAGAGTACGCCTCGGCCTCCCTGGTGCCCAACTTTTACAAGACCTCCACCGACTTTGTCCAGTCTCCCGCGTACACCGTCAACGTGTGGCGCAACGACCTGGACCAGTCTGCCGTGAAAAAGACTAGGAGGGCCGTCGTGGACTGGGAACGGGGCCTTGCGGTGCCGTGGCCCCTGCCAGAGACCGAGCTCGGATTCTCGTACTCTCTGAGGTTCGCGGGCATATCGAGGACGTTCATGGCCATGAACCACCCCACCTGGGAGTCTGCGGCTTTCGCAGCCCTCACTTGGGCCAAGAGCGGCTACTGTCCCGGTGTGACCAGCAACCAGATCCCAGAGGGTGAAAAGGTTCCCACCTACGCCTGTGTCAAGGGTATGAAACCGGCCAAGGTGCTCGAGTCTGGGGACGGGACTCTGAAGCTGGACAAGAGTTCTTACGGGGATGTGAGAGAGTCGGGCGTGATGATATACAGGGCCTCCGATGGAAAGCCCATGCAGTACGTGTCTCTTCTGGTGTGAGACATTAAAACTTTGTAGGAGATGTTATCGCTAGCGATAATGTCTCTGTGTGGACTTGTTCTGAAACTTTCTGAGAGATTAGACAACATTTATAGAATGTCTTGAGATATAGTACACCTCCTTCTTGTCCTAAATCTTCTGAAAGAATACAGACTCCAACATTTATACTTGCTAATGTTTAGAATCTTTATCTTAAGATATCTTAAGATATAGTACACATCCTTCTTGGCCTAGATCTTCTGAAAGAATATCTTCTGAAAGAATAAAGACTCCAACATTTATACTTACTAGCGTAGCTATACCAAAGATATCTTAAGATATATTACATCTCACTCTCATCCTAAAATCTTCTTCTGAGAGAATACAAACTCTGAGAGAATACAAACTCTGAGAGAATACAAACTCTGAGAGAATACAAACTCTGAGAGAATACAAACTCTGAGAGAATACAAACTCTGAGAGAATACAAACTCTGAGAGAATACAAACTCTGAGAGAATACAAACTCTGAGAGAATACAAACTCTGAGAGAATACAAACTCTGAGAGAATACAAACTCTGAGAGAATACAAACTCTGAGAGAATACAAACTCTGAGAGAATACAAACTCTGAGAGAATACAAACTCTATACAGTGTCACATAAATTTCTATCCCCTAATGGGGACAGAAATTTAGTAGTATCCAATTATTTGCTGTCTGTAAATTTATCCGAGGAAACTGCCTCTAAAGTTGGACGGGAATCTGGAGACCAGAGAAGGGTGGAGTTGTTCCTGTGCGGCCAAATCGTGGTTGAGGCCCTTGGGTGCCTGTTGCTGCTGCTCACGCTCCTTGCGCTCCTTGCGCTCCTTCTCTGCAGTGGCAAAGGGGCACACGTATGCGTCGCTAACTGCTGGTGCAGCTGGTGCTGGTGTAGCCGGTGCCTGTCCAAAGGATGGGAAGACAGAGGTGGACTTGAAGGGTGCAAATCCTGTAAAGGCTGGTGCCTTTGCAGTCACTGCTGGTGCTGGGACACTAACTGCTGGTGCTGTCTCGGCCTGTTGTGTGGCACCCACCGCTGGGACCACCACAAACTTTACAACCGGCAAATCCACGTTATCCACAGAGCACAGCACGACCAGAGTCTCTGAACCGTCTGAATCTCTGCAAAAGTACTTGCCGTTGGAGTAGACCAAGACAGAGTCGGGTGACCCCGACAGTCCCTTGACAGTCACAACCTTGACTGTCACGTTGGAGGGCCTCCGACGGTCCTCGATGAGAAACGCAACCTCGCACAGTTGTTCGAAGCTGAGGTTGAGCTCTCCGTGCATTCTGCACACCACTCCGGGGAGTGTAACGGTCACAAAGAAGGTCATTGTGATAGCTTTTTCTCAGTTGGTTTCTCAGAGAGATACTTGTGAGATCAAGACAAGGGTTTTTAGTCTGATAGACTAGTGAGACTGAAATGGCCCGGATTGTTGCAAAATACCCAAACAATTTTTATTTTAATGCTAACCACAGCCTGCAGTACCGGATGAGGTCCCTGAGATCCATGTCTGTCACCTCTTCCATAAAACTCTGAACGTGAGACAGTCTCCCCTTGTCTATGGGTCCCCTCCCTCCGTCTGTCACGTAGAAACCGAGGACAGTGCCCATCGGGTTCTTGTAGTTTGGGTAGGTTATCCTCAGGACTGAAGAGAGGAGCCTGGTCTGCTCCTGCTTGTTTAGCTTGATGTGACCGTCCCTGATGAGGTTTCTCCCGGCCGACTCTATCCCGTTGTAGAACCTCTGCACCGGGTCTCCCTCCATACCCTTGAAGGTGGCGGGGCCAAAGAGCTCCAGGCCCTCTTCTATGTCCCCGCCGGCCCTCTCTCTGGCCGAAAACTCTGTTCTGTACTCGACGTCATCCATGTTTTGTAATTCTTGTGATAGAATTGCAGAACGGGTGTTGGTCTGTTGGGAGTTTACTTGGTGGTCATGAAACAGACTTGCTGTCTCATTTTTGCCGGTGACTTTCTCTTCACTGGTGACTTGCGTTTCACTGGTGATCTCTTCTTCAGGGGAGACTTTCTCTTCAGAGGAGACTTGCGTTTCACTGGTGATCTCTTGTTCACGGGGGACTTTCTCTTCAGAGGAGATCTTTTCACCGGTGACTTGCGTTTCACTGGTGATCTCTTCTTCAGGGGAGACTTTCTCTTCAGAGGAGACTTGCGTTTCACTGGTGATCTCTTGTTCACGGGGGACTTTCTCTTCAGAGGAGATCTTTTCACCGGTGACTTGCGTTTCACTGGTGATCTCTTCTTCAGGGGAGACTTTCTCTTCAGAGGAGACTTACGCTTCACCGGAGACTTGCGATTCACAGGAGATCTTTTCACCGGTGACTTGCGCTTCAATGGTGAGCTCTTCTTCACCGGAGACTTGCGCTTCACCGGTGACTTTCTCTTGACGGGAGACTTTCTCACCGGAGATCTCTTCTTCAGAGGGGATCTCTTCACCGGTGACTTTCTATTGACAAGAGACTTTCTCTTTACAAGAGACTTTCTTTTCCTGACGGGAGATGAGGCTCTCACGACGGGAGCGGACAGCATCGCGCCCAGGGAAGGTCCAAACATAATTGGAGAGGCTCCCTGTCTAGGCGAGCAGCCGACCGAACATCCAGAATTGCGAACGCTATACATTTCGGGTCTGTAAATTTTTAATACACAGTGAGATTTTTTTAACCAAAAGAAAATGTTGCGAGTCTCCAGCAAAGAGACTTGCAACCTCAAAGTCCGAAAGGCTGTCCGAAAGACTTGTACGGTCCCTAAAGGTCCAGTTCGTACCAATCGTCCTTTGTCCACGACTCTAGATCATCTGGGGCGGCGGGCTTGACTGCGTCCACCCTCCGTTTCACGACAGGACGCCTGGGAGTGTTTTTGGCTACAGCAGGCTTCACAATGTCTGCCGCGCACGTCTCAGACTCTGAGACTGCCTCGGCCAACGCCGCTGCCATGGCCTCGTCCCTAGCCCCGGTCCAACATTTGGCCGGGCCGGGCATGTACAGCTTGTGCATCTTTAGGTCCTCTACCCCTTTGGCGTCCACGGTCCACGGTCCGTCTACGGACGCTACAACCCTGATTGTGTCGTTGACTGTGAACCTCCACTCGGATTCAGACAGTTGCCTGACGTGAAAGCACCTCACGGGCGCGTTTAGGTTGAGCCAGTCTGAAATGGTATGCATGGTCACTTCTTTTTACCAATGGTGTGTCTCACAATGTTTGAGGGTGATTCAGACGGGTCAAACGTCTGCGTAAACTCTTTGGTAAAGTGCACAAACCTCATAGAGTTTCCGATGGTCCACTCTGGAGGTATCTTCCTGACAATGATCCTGTCGGATTCAGGGTCGCAGACGAACCTGTCCACTGGCGTAAACAGGCCTGCGGTAGAGTCGTCTCTGACGTTGTAGTCTGAAGGATCTAGAGTCTTGGCGGTCATCGTTCTCACAGTGGCAGACCCCAGTCTCTTTACAGTCTTTAGTAAAACAGTTTTATCCATCTCTATTTTGCATAGAGACGGATACAAGCGTATTCTGTCAAAAGTTTCTAACACAGATAATCTTCAGTCCAGCTGTACCTGATGCCCATGTTTTTACACACGGTCATGTGCTCGCTGTCCAGGCCAAACACTTCTCCGTGCTCGATGAAACCCACGGCGGTGCTGGGATCCTCGTCCAAAAACACCAAACCGGTGGCCTCGTCCATCAGCATGTGCTCTCTGCCGGGACATGGTATCAGCTTCAGCTCAGAGTCCACCTTGGAAAAGACTGCTGGTCTTTTAGTCTTTTTTACCTTTTGGACCACCGTGGCGGTGGTTGGGATAATGTGAGCTATGCCGTCTGCCTCTATGAGGCGTTGGACTAGAGCGGCCTTGTTTCCAGATATCTTGAGGTTTCTGGTCTTGCACATTCCCTTGAGGGTCTGGATGGTGAGCTTGGAGAGAGCGTCTTCGTCAATGACCTGCTCTCCTGTAGCCTTGTCCAGCTTTTCGTCGTCTGAAGACTCTGCCTTCTTTGGAGGAGTCCTCCTTTTCTTGACGATGGCAGGTGCGGGGGCTTCAGCCTCAGAGTCTGACTTGTCTGGGACATCTTCAGACTCTGGAATCTCTTTTGCGGCCATCAGAGCAATCATGGCTGGAGACGGCTTGACCTCGTTGTAATCGTCTGAGCTGTCGTCTGTGGTGCAAAACTCTTTGGACTTTGGCTTCTTTGCCTCCTCGGTCTCGGGCTTTGGTTTGGCACGAGACTTGCGGACTCTTTTGGGCTTATCTTCACCCTCTGCCTTTGGTGCTGCCCTCGGTTTCCTTACAACCTTTTTGGGCTTCGCATGCTCCTGGACCTCTTGAGGCCCCTCATTCTCAGAGTCGCTTATAACAAACTCTTTGGTCTGTCTGACTCTGATAGGAGAAATCTTTGTCTCCTCTTCTGGTTTTGCTCTAGACTTTCTAACTCTCTTTGGTTTGTCTTCAGACTCTGTATTGGTCTTTCTAACCTTTTTTGGTTTGGCTGTAGGCTGCTCCTGCTCCTGCTCCTGCTCCTGCTCCTGCTCCTGCTCCTGCTCCTGCTCCTGCTCCTGCTCCTGCTCCTGCTCCTGCTCCTGCTCCTGCTCAACAGACTCCTCAGACTGCTCTTCAGGCTCCACAACAGCCTCCTCAGGCTCCACAACAGCCTCCTCAGGCTGCTCCTCTTGCTGCTGCTGCGCAGGATCCACAACAGCCTCCTCCACAGGCTCAGGCTCAGAGACGACAGTGCCCTCTTTGGGCGCCTTTACCCTTTTCACTCTCTTGGGTGCTGCGCCGGCAGAAGAATTGGTCTTTTTAACCTTTTTGGGCTTAGAGACCTTATCCTCTGCTTGCATAGCCGCTTGTGCGGCGGCCAAGAACGAAGCCTTGGGCGCCTTCTTTGCGACTGGTGCAACAACGGTTTCGCTGAAGGTTTGAGACATGGCGTGAGACATGGTGTGACCTAAACCATTCACAACAGAGTTTAGGAATGTTTCAAGTTGTTGGGAGATTTTGGACGGAGAGTAGACTTGCATGTTTTCCAATGCAATAATGGATGGGCCCCAGATCTTGAAGACCGATATGGAAACTCAAAACATTATCGGGTACAATAAACCATGACCGTCCAGATTACAAAGACTACGGGGTACCCTCACGGGCTCCTCAACCCCACCGTCCCGGTGCCCGTGAGCAGGTACTCTTTGGTTCAGGAAACTGCCCAAGACATCCTGTACACTCCGATGGGAAAGGAACTGGCCCTGATGGGAACGTGCACAAAGACTGCGTGCAAGTACGTCAGGATGCAAGAAGACGCTCACCTCTTGGCAGAGGCGTCAAAGAAGGCCCTGACCATGAGGCTGGAGCAAAACCCGGAGCTCAAGGACCTCCTGGCCTCGAGCGGCAGTCAGCCCATAGTGTACGGCGACACCAGGCTGGTGGCCCACCTCACTCTCCTCAGGGGAGTGAGCGTACTATCCCCTGAGGGGATGGTGTTTTCGGAAGACGCCATGAGAAAGCTCTACAAGGGGACCATCGACATGTTTGTCTCCGACCCCTCTTCCCTCCTGAACATAGACAGGGCCACCCTCACCCTGGAGAGCCTGAGGGCCATGGTCAAGGCGTCTGGAAACTGGCCCTCCACTTCGGCCACAGCCGCCGTCGCCATCCCCGAGGCCCCGGTGACGGGAGTCTCTGTCGCCGACAAGGTCGTGATGGAGCACTCTGCTTCGGTCTACGCCACGCAAAAGATGGACTTTGAGAGGTCCCTCCTGATCAGGCATCTGCTGACCATGGACCCGGCGGCAGAGGCCGACGTCTCCCACCTCGTCTCCAGGATGGACGCGAGGACCAGGGCAGCGTCCTCCAGGCTGGCGGCCATGTACCACGACGGGCTCCTGGACTCGGCCATCACAGACGACCTGGTGCCTCCGGACCAAAGGCTCCTGGAGCCCATGAGCACCCCAGAGACTCCCGAGGTCCAGGCCCCGCAGGACGGGATGTCTTTTGAGGTCCCGCACGTCCTGACTTTCGCAGGGGGGCCCGTGAAAGTGGACGGTCACGTCTACGACACGCCGCTCCACTACGCCTACAACCTGGCCATCAGGAGAATGTTTGCAGACTTTGGAGAAGGGGACCTGGACGACGTTCACGTGAGTCAGGTGTCTGTGGTCTACTCTGACATGCTCGACAAGTGGATAGACGCCATGTACCCTCAGACCCTGTGGAGGCTCATGACCGAAAAGTTTAGCGGTAACCAGTCGTGCCTGGCAGTCTTGCTGTCTACGGACGGCGCGGACGTAAAGTGGACCGGGAGGACCGAGGAAGAGTCTTTCCTGATCTCTGACATGATGGGTCAGATCAAGACAGGTTGGATTAGATCCGGGCCCCCGTCCTCTTCGCCCCTGTCATCTGCCAACATAGCCGGAACAGACTTTTTCTACGGCTGGCTGTCTTACATGTCGAGGACCTACGCCACCGCCCTGAGCGTAATCTCCGAGAGGACCCTGGCCAGGCTCCTGGACCTTCCAGACATCCCCGAGGAAGTCAGGCAGCCAACAGACAGGGAGCAGGCCGCTTTGGGTTCGGACTATGTGAGGAGCGCCTGGAGGGTGTGTTACTCTGAGTTTGTCCACAAGTTTGAGGGCAAGAACCTGTTTGCCTCTGTAGACTACTGTGTAAAGACTCAGCTCAAGGCGTTGAAGGTGTCTAGGGATTCCGTGACCGGAACTGCCAAGACCCTGTCTGCAAAGGGTTACAGCACCCTGATAGCCCTCCCCGTAATCAGGCTAGCGATGAAATCTTAGATATCTTTTGTACCAAAATTTTACGAGGTCCCACGGGCCTCGTGAAATTACACGCGACGTGTAAAGATCTCGGAGACGTTATCTCTGAAAGACTTTCAGGACAAGAGTGAGATATACCAACATTTATAGTAGTATCTTACGATAGTAGTAATCTTTCAGAAGATCTTTATTCTCTCACAAAGAAAGTCTTGAGGATAGAAAGTCTTTAGACATGAGAGCAAGTCTTTAACAGAGGAAAAGTTTCCAAACCCCGATTTACGGGATTGGAAACTAAAGTTTTTCAGGTCTAACTCTCATCCTAGGCGCTAGCTGCCAAACTCTCCCTGAGTTTAAACTCTCTGGCTATTCCGACGCATGCTGCGTTTACCCCAGCGACGCCCATGTAAGGCCTGTTTGCTCCTAGCTCTGCAACTTCTCCCTCTGCAGGGGCAAACTCCACCACCCTGTGATCTCCCGGCTCCCTCATCTTCTTCATCAGGTTCTTTCCTGGAGCGTGAGAGTCTGAGATTCCCATGGGTAGAAACACCTGCTTGTACTTGCCCCAGACTTTTAACAGCTGGGTAAACGTAAGCACAGGGGCCAGTCCTCCAACAGTTGTCCTCGCGTACGCCACGTACTGAGCGTTTCTCACTGCCACCACCGCCTCTCCGCGAGGAACTTCTCCCAGGACTCTTCTCAGTTCTCGCCCGCAAGAGTAGATGCACTCTGGGTCGGACAAGAGTTCCAGGTGCCCAAACTCTCTGTCCCCAAAGATTGCGACCAGTGCAAGCCTGACGGAAGTCTCGGGGATCTCGGACGCCCTGCGTGCTCGAACGTGGTCCGAGACGTACCTGACGCCCCTGCGTGCTCGAATGTGGTCATGGACGTACTTGTCGCCGTTCATGACCATCTTTGCAAAGGCCAGGTGGGGCATGAAGGCCATCTCCTCGATCAGAGTTTTCTTGCGGCAGAAGGCGTTGGTCACGACCTGGAGAAAAGAGACGTAACGCTCGGACTCGGGCTGGTCGTAGACTACCACGTCGGTGACAAAGTCGTGGTGCGAGATCCAGGGCGTGTACTCTGTGTAGCCCCACAGGTAGTGAACGCAAGAGCTCACGACGGAAAAATTTTTCTGTCTGTGACCGTAAACCACCCACACGGCCTGGCCCGTCTTGGGGCACGCGGCGCCAAACTCTCTGTAGACCCGGAAGCCTTCCACATCCAGCACCAGGACGACCGAAGCCCAGGAAGGGAAACCGGTGAGGGCAACCGAGACTCTCGGGTTGAGCCTCTTGAACCCCGCGCCTTCCAGAGCACTGTCGGATGAAAGCACCAGGACCTTGTCCTTGTCTCCCCCGGCCAGCTCCCTGACGACGGCCTCTGCAAACTCCAACTGCCCGTCGATGACGTCGACAAAGCCTCCCCTGGAGTAAGCCTTCATGCGTCTGACGGTGCGCTCGAGTCTCGAGATTCTCATGGTTCGTGAGATAGAAACACAGACAAAAGAAGTCGGTGGACGTTTACGCCGATCTCTGACGATTGGAAGCATCATCTTTGTCTGAGACATAAACTCTGTAAAAGACTGTATAGTTTCCACATGCCCCCCCCAAGGGACATGGGAAAACTAGTAAAATACTCACCCTTAAAACTTACCCGTCGCAGTCTTGTAGAGGTCGGCGCAAATCCTCCTGCACGTCTCCTTCAGTCCGTGGGCCGTCAGGTGCAGAGTGTTGGAGGCCATCTCGGACACGACCCTGTCTGAGGGCTCAAACAGGACAGACTTGTGGCGTCCGTGCTGACTCAGCTTCCTCTTCATGGCGTATCCGTCGGTGCAGATCGTAGAGACCCCCATGGGAAAGATCATCAGGACGTCCTCGTCCCAGGTCTGCAGGAGCCTGTAAAAGGTCTCGACGCAGACCTTCTCCGGCAGGACGGACATCAGGTACTCGGCGTACTCTTCTGTCCTCACCGCCACCACCGCCTTCCTCCCTTCGGGCAGAGAGTCCAGGAACGAGCACAGGGCCGTCATGCAGCCGTACTTTCTGTCGGGGTCCGACAGGAGCTCGTCGCATCCCAGGAGATCTCCTCCGAATATCCACCTGGTGCAGGCCCTCGTCACTGGGACAGAGTGAGGGATGTTTACGGGCCTGGCCGCCTTCAGGCACTCTGAGACTATCCAGTCTCCCTGTATGGCCATTTTGGCGTAAGAGAGGTGGGGCATGAAGGCCATCTCCTCCACGGGGTCCGCGGGAGCCCTGGCCCTCTCCTCCTCCTGCTCGTCGTCCGCCCGTCTCCTACGCCTCTTGGTGGATATGAGGTGCAAGAGACTGATGTAGGTCTCTGCGTCCGGTCTGTCGTAAGTCACCACGTCCGTGGCGTACAAGATATCTTACGATAGTATCTACGATAGTAGTAATCTTCTGAAAGAATATCTTACGATAGTATCTACGATAGTAGTAATCTTCTGAAAGAATATCTTACGATAGTATCTACGATAGTAGTAATCTTCTGAAAGAATATCTTACGATAGTATCTACGATAGTAGTAATCTTAAGATGTTACATCTCATTCTTGTCCTAAAAGTATCTTACGATAAAGGTTCTTGAGAGAATAAGATGTCTATAAATGTTGGTACATCTCATTCTTGGCCTGAAATCTTCTGAAAGAGAAGAGTATATAGACTATAAATGTTGTACCACATTTTTGGACCAAAGACATTCTTAGTCTTGAGAGAGTCTCTACGATAGTAGTCTATAAATGTCGTTACATCTCCTTCTTGTCCTAAAGTATCTTACGATAAAGGTTCTTGAGAGATCTTAAGATGTTACATCTCCTTCTTGTCCTAAAACTTTAAGAGAGTATCTTACGATAGTAGTAATCTTCTGAAAGAATAATATCTTAAGATGTTACATCTCATTCTCATCCTTAAAATCTTCTGAAAGAATACATTTCACAGAGTTTTAAGTGACAGCGTCACTGGAAACTATAAACATTGCACATATCAGTCCTATTCTTGCTGCTCGGCTCCCACGGCGTACCCTGGCCAGCCGTCTACAGTCTTTTTCCCCAGTATAGCCTCCAGGCACTTGACGACCTGCCCTTTCGGTCTCCTCACCGTCCCGTGGGGAGAGTTTACAGACGTCCAGTCCCTGAAGGCCGTGTAGGCGTCGTCGCAAGTCAGCGTAGAGTCTGGGTCCTTTCTCAGCATCTCTTCGGTAAACTGCCTAAAGAGATCGTGCTCCTTCTGGTAGGCCATGGTGGCCTCCATCACCTTGGGCGGAGGCACGTACTTGACGCGCTCGTTCTGTATGCAGGCCCAGCAGTAGACCAGGTACCAGGCCAGGGGGGCCGTCAGCCTGTCGAGCTTCCTCGTGATGTCCGTGTCGGCCGGAAAGACGTACTTGGCGTCGGCCGGGGCCGTGGTGCCGGGAGTCACGAAGGTGGACTCGAAGGGGACGACCCTCACCCTGTTCCATGTGGCCTGGTCGGCGTCCTTGATGCCCGGCAGCGCGTTGCAGATGACGTGAAGCTTAAACATGGGCTTAATCTCGAAGGTGGTCTTGCCGGCGCAGTAGAGGTCCCTGGCGAAAAAAGAGTCGTTGCCAGTCATGCTCTTGAGGGTGCCCGCGTTGATGGTCTCGTCAGAGTTGGGCTCCTCCATCACGGCCCACCTCACTCCTCCTCCCATCCTGGCCATCTCGGGGTTGGCGGAACCGGCAGAGGGCTTTCTGCCCGTCAGGGTCTGGGTGCTCATCTTTACCGCAAAGCAGCCCAGCATCTTCTCAAACAGGGTCTGGGTGACGGTCTTGCCGTTGTTTCCCGTCCCCGTCCAAAAGAGCACCACCTTGTCCGGATTTCCTCCCACAAAGGTGGCCGCGGCGTTCCTCAGAAAGAACCTCCTGGTGCCCTCGTCGGGAAAGACTGAGGCGAAAAATGCCAAGAGCTTGGCCACTGGACCCTTAAAGTCCTTGGGGTCGCACGAGAAGCTCTCCACGTCCTCCTTGCCCATCGTCTCCGCAGACGCCGAAACGTCGTCATGCTCGAAGCACTCTGCGAGCCTCCTCGCGTGGTCCTGCACGCTCTCGCCGGGCATCCTCTTGGGCCTCATGACCGGAGAGTTGTCCGGGTGCCTGGCCTTGGGGATGGGACCAAACATTACAAAGTCCACGGGGGCCCTCCTCGACAGCTTGTCCTCGGGCCTCCCGTCCCTCAGGCACCCCTCCCTAAAGTCGTAGACGCCGTTGGCGAATGCAAACAGCAGAGGGTCAGAGTCTATCACGTCCCCAAACTCTGGCTGGTAAAAGAGCTCGGCACACTCCCTCAGCACGTTGTTCTTGACGCCCGTCATCTCTATGCCCTTGAGGTTGTTCATCAGCCTCTTTACCATGGCGTCGAGCACCTCAGAGTCTAGCCTCCTCAGCTCCGAGTCCCAGGGGTTAGAGTCGTCCTCGTCTGTCGCCGAGTCCTCTTTGTCGTCCTCGTCTTCGTTGCCAGAGTCCCTGCCTCCCCTGGCCTTGGCCGCAGTCACGGCGTCCAGCTGCCTCATGAGGAGCCTCCTGAGGGGCCCGCCCTCGGCCGAGATGAGGCTCCTGAGGTCGGTGCCCTGGTTGGACTCTACCCACGTCAGGCCGTCGAACCTGTACCAGGTCTGGGTCTTGCCACCGCAGCACACAAACTGGTGACCGTAATAGTCCCACATAATCTTTGCCATGGCCACGTTGGTGCCGATGTCGTTGACGGGAGTGGACTTTACCTGGAGCCAGTTTAGGTAGGCTCCCGGGTTGTGCTTTTGGGCCAGGTAGACCAGGGTGCCCTCGGTGAAACTGTTGGGCCTCATCTGGTTGTTCCAGATGGTCCAGCACTCGTCCTCGTCGCACTTGTCTGACTTTTTGCTGAAAGAAAGCCAGACCTTGTAGCCCTCCGCCGACCCAGAAGTCTGCTGCCACAGGCAAAAGCCCACGTTGAGCCAAGTCTGCCTGTCGTCGGCGAGGTCCGCCGTGAGCATGGCAGTGAGCTCCGTCACCCTCTTTAGCCTGTGGGCCTCGGTGGCGTCAGTGTTCCAGGTGGGCTTCCTCTGCCTGGCCACGTCCAGCTTGGCCATAACGGCCGAGTAGTCTGCGAGCCTGGTGACCCTGCCCGGGTTGGCGGCGGTAAAGTCGTAGCGCCTAAAGAACACGGACCTGCCCGCCGGGTGGATGGACAGGACCATGGCCTCCCTGTGCCTGTCTGAGGTAGGTCTACCCCAGCTAGGGGGAGTCTCGACGTCCCCGAAGGCAGTGTTAAAGTCTATGGTCTTTCCCGCGTGGTCCAGGGTTCTAGCAATCTTCCAGGCAAAGGGTTCGTCGGGCTTGCTGGCCCCGTACACCAGCCAGGGGACCGTGCAGCTCAGGGGGTCCAGGTAGTCCTTTGCCGTCCCCGCCACCGCCTCCCACACCTTGGAGCAGATTGGCCTGAGGGCAGGTCCCACCACCAGGTTCTTTGCCACTCCGGTCTCGAGGACGAGCTTGGGGTATTGGATGTGGAAGCCCTTCTTCCAGCCTTTCGCGCACTGCCTGACGGGCTTGGTCAAGACCACCCCGCAGAGGTCCCTGTCCTCGGGAGCCGGTTTCAGGCTGCTCCTGGCCCACCTCGCCACCGCAGCGTGAATGTTGTTGACCAGGACGTCGGGCACGGGCTCCTTGCAGTCCTTGTCCACCACGTCAAAGTCCAGGGTGAGCGGAGTCTCTTTCTGCCTGGCCTCAGAAATGTCGATGGGCTCCCCGGACTCTATCCTGTCTGCCACCGCCCTCCAAAACTCTCCCACCTTGGAGCCGGTGACGCTGAACCTCCCGCCAGAGAGGCTCTGGTGAGTGAGCCTCTCGTCGGAGGAGCATTTGCAACGCTTTAGGATTCCGTAAAGATCCATTGTCGTGTATTTTATGGTAGCGTTAGCCATAAGGCGGTAACTCTGTCAATCCGCTGTGCTAGGATGTGTTTTGAAGGGTAGGGCACACACCTTTAAAGACGGCGCCCGGTCCTCTCCTCTACGCTAAATTTACAAACGGTGTACAGAAAAGACATCATGGAAACCATAGTGCTGGTACCCAGACAAGACCAAGAAACCTTTTCAGACTCTAGGCCCGTCCTCGACGGGGACCTGATGCTGGAATCTCTCGAAAACAAGATAAGGCACCCCGTGAGGAGGAGGCAGCCCAGAGCCGTCCCCGTCGCGTCCTCGGACCCGGAGGTAGTGGACGACGAGGACGACGAGGACCAGTCGGACGACTCTGACGAGGAGAGGCAGAGGCTCTACTTTCAGTACATGGTCCTCAAGCGCATGTACCCTACCGAGGTCATCCCCGAGATGACCACCTACTCCAACGTGGCCATCATGAGAGAAAAGTACAAGCTCCTCACCAGGAGGCTGTCCCTGGACAAGCACATCAACGAATGGAAAAAGTACATTATAGTGGGCATGTGCATCATGGAGCTGGTCATGACCAAGCTTAACTTTGACGCCTCAGGATTCGCCAGGTACCAGATAAAGTCCCTGGGAGCCTACGACCAGCTCCTGGCCGAGATGGCAGACAAGTACTACGAGGCCACACCTCAGAGCTCTGTGGAGATGAGGCTGATGACCACCATGGGCATGAACATGGCCGTGTTTATGCTGGGGAAGCTCCTGGGAGGACAGATGGACTTTCTGGGACTGTTGGAAAACGCATTCGGGTCCTCGTCGTAAGACGGGCTCTAGCAGTGTTTATTCTCGTCAGACGATGGAGAATAAACTCTGATGGGAATGAGAGAGAGGGTAAAGAATCTTTCTCCTTCTTAGCCTAAAACTTTCTGAGAGAATATCTTCTGAGAGATATCTTACGATAGTAGTATCTTCTGAAAGAAAGACTCTTAAGATATATCTTATCCTAAGATGTTACATCTCATTCTTGTCCTAAAACTTTCTGAGAGTGTAAAGAATCTTAAGATATATCTTATCTTAAGATGTTGTTACATCTCCTTCTTGTCCTAAAAGTTTGTGAACGAATAATCTTCTGAAAGAGAGTAAAGACTTAAGATGTTACATCTCCTTCTTGTCCTAGAAAGTTTCTGAGATAGAAGATATCTTAAGATAGTATCTTAAGATGTTACACCTCATTCTTATCCTAGAAAGTCTTTCAGAGATAATATCTTCTGAGAGAGATTATCTTAAGATGTTACATATCCTTCTTGTCCTAGAACTATTATCGTGAGATAGTCTTGAGATAGTAAGAATCCTAAGATAATAGTATCTTAAGATATCTTTGTACAACCGTTTACGGGTCTGTGCTCTCGTAGACTTTAAACTCGTACCATATCCCGTTCTCCTCCTGAGTCTCAACGGGAACGCCTGGAAACTCTGGCAGTAGACGATATCTCTCTAGACTTTTCTATGGGAGAAAAGTGTCGCACGCAAATTGCGTCGACACGTGAGTGACAAACAGCCTCTTTGTCCCCGGGCTCTCCATGAGCTCCCCGTAGAGAGAGCTACCTCCAATCACCCAGATCTGGTCGGCTACGTCGGCGAGAGTTGTCGTCGCTAGCTCTACGGTGGAGCTAAAGTCGGACGCCAGGTGATGAGCTCCAGACGGGGGATCTTTAAGCTCCCTGCTGAGGACTACGTTTATCCTGTCTCTCAGAGGTCTATTCTTTTCGGGGATGGAGAACCAAGTCTTTCTACCCATTATCACCACGTTCTGCTTGCCTCTGACTGAAGACGTAGCGGTCAAGGCTCGAAAGTGTTTAAAATCTTTGCAAAGTCTCGCAGGATGCCACGGCAGATCTCCGTTGTTCCCGATGCCCATGTCTGGACACACGGCCACGATACCGTTCAGAATGAGGGGCGTGGTTCGAAGCGGTGCTAGACCTTTTGCGGTGACTCTCGTCGGTTTCGTGCCGTCAACTTAGGTGCGTTCTCACTATCTTTCCAAAAGTTTCGAGATAATGTCTTGAGAGAATATATCTTGAGATGTCTTAAGAGATCTTACATCTCACTCTTGTCCTAAAAGTTTCTGAGATAATATATCTTAAGATTACTACTATCGTAAGATATCTTCTATAAATGTTACATCTCCTTCTTGTCCTAAATATCTTCTGAAAGAATATATCTTAAGATAAAGTCTTAATCTTCTATAAATGTTGTTACATCTCCTTCTTGTCCTAAATATCTTCTGAAAGAATACATCTTCTGAAAGAATACATCTTCTGAAAGAATACATCTTCTGAAAGAATACATCTTCTGAAAGAATACATCTTCTGAAAGAATACATCTTCTGAAAGAATACATCTTCTGAAAGAATATAGTCTTAAGATAAAGTCTTAATCTTCTATAAATGTCGTTACATCTCACTCTTGTCCTAGAAAGTATCTTACGATAAAGGTTTCTGAGAGAGCATAAAGTCTTAAGATAAAGTCTTAATCTTTTATAAATGTCCAGCTTCCATATCCAGAGTGTATCCCGATATGGAACGACTGCAAGCAATCTCTCTATGAGCTCCCGTAGTAGCTGGGAGCGTTGTGTCTGCCGCTCACGGCCTTGCCCTTATCGGCGTAGGCACTGATGAGCTTGTTTACAGTCAGGCCACCTCCCGTGCTAGCGGGAGCGATCATGCTCAGGGCTCCGGCGTGGAGGGTGTGAGCCGGGTTTGCCGCCGTAGAGAACCATCCGTCGTCCCTGGGGACGATAGGCAGGTCTCCTCTGATGGGATCCCCCATGGATCTGTTTCTGCTGTACTGGACGGTCTGACTCCCAGTCAGGTGAGGGTCCATCCAGTGAGGCTTCTTTTTGTGCATGTGCACTTTGGGAGGATCGGGTTTTGGTGGATCCGGTTTGGGGGGATTGGGCCCGGGTGGGGCCTTCTCCTCCTCCATCTTAAAGAAATACCAGATCGCCACCGCGACCGCCATCCCCAACACTATAGCGTAATTCTGCAACATCCTTTTAGTGTCAACAACGAGACTTTTTTTTAAGGATCCACAAAGTTTTACATCGTGAAGCTCTCAATCTCCCTCTCGCCGGGACGAGGGACCGACATGCCGGGAAAGATGTAGGCGCACGCCGTGGCGGCCCTGATGTACTTGAGGCCCGAACCGTCGAGGGCGAAGCCCGAAAACAGGGGGTTCTGCTTGGCCACGGTCTCTGCGGCCTTCTCCCACGCGCTCCCCGTCTTCTTGTAGAACCGCCCGTGGAAGCCGGTCTGGGAGGCCCTCTTTCCGCCGACAAAGGTCCTCACGCAGTCCGCCACGTCTCCCCTGCTCTCCCAAACGGGAAAAGAGTTTGTGTCGTCGAGTTGGACCTGCATGTCAGGCTCGATGTCGTAGCCCATGTAAAAGACGTTGTTTGTGGTGATCACGTCTCCCACCTTGCTGGTGTCTGTGTTCTTCCAGTACCTCACGGCCTTGTTGGGCTCCACTCCCACGAACCTACCTCCCCTCACGACGACAGAGATCTTGGACCTGATGGGGGTCACGACGTACTCTGTTCCAGCTCCCTTTCCCCACCGTCCGACGTCCCTGGGTACGAACCTGGCGTTCCTGGTGCCGTACAGGGTGTCCATGCCCACGGCGGGTTTAACGAGCCTCACCACGCCGTAGTCGGCGAGCATGCACAGGTAGCCCTCGTTGGGGACGTAAAAGACTTGTCCGTTGAAAGAGTCTGTCACCTTCCAGTAGCCTCCGGGCGGGACCCTCTTGACGAGGATGTTGTGGGCCTTGATGTCGTTGTGCATGATGCCCAGCGTGGTCTGGAGGGACTGCAGGCCCAGGAGGATCTGCGCGAGGGCCGACGCTGCCTGATCGGGAGACATTGTCGGGAGGACCCTGTCCAGGCTAAAGTCTGCGGCCTCCATGGCCTGGAGGTAGCACTTTGTGACCTTTGCGGCCTTTTCCAGGAGCTGTGGGGTGCAAGAGTCGCAGGCCCCTGCCCCGGCGGTGAGGGGTACGAAAGGAGTCATGCCCGTGGCCGCAATCTCTGTCACCATGTTGTTTACGGCCACCTCCTCGGGCACGGAACCCGCTGCCCACTCGTCCCACACGACGGTGGGTTTGTACCTGCGCTTCTCGGAGACGGACATGAGCACCGCCTCCTTGACGACAAACTCTTTTGGAAAGTCTCTAAACTTTACCATGTGCACCGACCCCCAGCTGCCCTGCCCTATCACCTTGTCAGAGACGGCGGCTGACCCCAGCCACCCTCCCTTGTCCGTGGCGCAGAACCCAGACCGCCCCGGCTTTACGGTCCTCAGGAACTTTCTGATGTCTTTGACGTGCCTCAGCCTGAAGGCCACGCTCATGGGGTTGGACTCGTCGTAGTCGTGTCTGGCCGAGATGGAGGACATCCACCTCGGTTCGCCTCTGGAGACTGAGGGTGTCCCGGGGACCCTGGTCGCTCCGGACGCCTCGAAGCTGTTTGGGGGTCTGGATGACGCCCCTGACACCTCGAAGCTGTTTGGGGGTCTGGATGACCCCGAGGACCCGGAGGTCCCGGAGGCCCGCGAGACCCCAGAGGACCGTGATGTCCCCGAACAGTCGCACTCTTCTGCAACCATTTGGTACTCGATGCTGTTTCTGCGCATCTTTTGGCCCGTCACGGGGTTCCTGGTGGGATCCCTGCAAAAGGCCTCGCACGTGTCGTCGTCTGTGCCTTCTCCGGTGAGGCTCTTTGTGAGCGGAGTATCGGGGTACCCCCCGCAAATCTCCATCAGGTCCACGTACAGGGGATCGTTCCTGCTCAGAGGAGATCCCGTCACCGGGTTCCTGGTGGGATCGGCAGCGAACCTCTCGCACACTCCTCCCGGTCCGACCTGGGGCCTGATGACGTTCCTGGCGTCGTAATCCACTTCCGACTCTGAATCGGACGCGAGGTACTCGGCGTACCTGGCCAGAGACTTTCTCACAGGAGACTTTCTCACAGGAGACTTTCTCACAGGAGACTTTCTCACAGGAGACTTTCTCACAGGAGACTTTCTCACAGGAGACCTGACAGGAGATCTCGCAGGAGACCTGACAGGAGACTTTCTCATGTGAGACCTAAAGGGAGACGAGCCCGTCGAGGACCAGTCGGACCACGGCGACCGTATCGGAGACAGCCTCCCGTAGTCGGCGCACTCTGCCTCGAGGGCCCTGTAAGTCGGTCCTCCTCTCTTGATGGTCCTGCCGGTCCTAGGGTTCCTGGTGGGATCCCTAGCAAACTCTGGACACGGGCTAGCCTCCGCGGCCTCTGCCGGTGACCGTCTCCTTGCCGGAGACGCTCTCCTTGCCGGAGACGCTCTAGCAGGAGACACTCTCCTAGGAGACGCTCCTCCGTAGTCGGCGCACTCCCTCTCGAGGGCCCTGAACACGGGCCCTCCCCTCTTGATGGTCCTGCCGGTCCTAGGGTTCCTGGTGGGATCCCTAGCAAACTCTGGGCACGGACTAGCGGCGGCTACCCTCGGGCTGGCTGCCCTGGCCGCGGCCGCTCCCCTGACCGCCGCAGCGGGAAATACTCTCGCCGCGCCGTCAGAACACTCTCTCTCGAGGGCCCTGAACACGGGCCCTTCCCTCTTGATGGTCCTGCCGGTCCTGGGATTCCTAGTTGGATTCCTCTCAAACTCGTCGCAGTAATTTGTAGCCATTCCTTTTTTCCAAGTTTGGCTACAAATTATTTTAGGGCATTGTCTCAAAACCATGCAGACTTCCAAAACTGTCATGTGCGCCGCGTCGTGGGTCGTCACCGGACTGGTCCTCAACGTCGCGGTGAGGTTCGCCCTGGAACCCTTCAAGGAGTCCATGGGGCAGGGGTGGCACACTGCCGCCAGGGTGGCCGTCAAGGGCGCCATAGTGCTCGCGCTGGCCGATCGCCTGTCGGACAGCCCGGTGACCATGACCCTGTTTGTCATGGCCCTGAGCGCGAGCCCCGAATAAAAAAAGACGGAGATCTCAAAGTAAACAAAAACCTAGATGGAGACTATGTCAGATTATTCCAAAGGGGTTTCAGAGGCCCTTTCCGCACTCCGAGGAGAGCTCGGCGCCCTGTCGGCCGCCATCTCCAACACCGTGAGAGCCGGATCCTACTCTGCCCCCGCCGCAAAAGACTGCAAGGCGGGTCACTGCGACTCCAAGGCGGTTCTCAAGAGCCTGTCCAGGTCGGCCAAGGACCTGGACTCTGCGGTAGAGGCCGTGTCCTCAAACTGCGAGTGGGCTTCATCGGGCTACGGCAAGCAGATCGCCAGAGCCCTGAGGGATGACGCGGTCAGGGTAAAGAGGGAGGTGGAGAGCACCAGGGACGCCGTGGACGTCGTCACCCCCTCCTGCTGTGTCCAGGGCTTGGCCGAGGAGGCCGGCAAGCTGTCCGAGATGGCCGCAGTTTACAGGTGTATGGCCACCGTCTTTGAGACGGCAGACTCTCACGGCGTCAGGGAGATGCTGGCCAAGGTGGACGGCCTCAAGCAGACCATGTCGGGCTTCAAGAGGCTCCTGGGAAAGACGGCAGAGATAGACGGCCTGTCTGACAGCGTGACCAGGCTGGGCAGGTCCATCGGCGAGGTTCTCCCCGCAACAGAGGGCAAGGCCATGAGGGACCTGGTCAAGCAGTGCGAGCGTCTCAACGGCTTGGTGGTAGACGGTTCCCGCAAGGTGGAGGAGCAATGCTCCAAGCTCAGGGACATGGCCTCCCAGTCCTACGTGGTGGTGGACCTGGCCTCCCAGTACGACGTGCTCGGTGGCAAGGCCCAGGAGGCCCTGTCGGCCTCAGACGCCCTGGAGCAGGCCGCCGCGGTGGCCCTGAGGGCAAAGGCTGCGGCAGACGCCGTGGCAAAGAGCCTGGACTCTCTGGACGTCAAGAAGCTCGACAGGCTCCTGGAGCAGGCCTCGGCTGTGTCCGGCCTCCTGGCCAAAAAGAACGACCTGGACGCCGTGGTCGCCAGCCTGGCCGGCCTCGAGGCCCTGGTCGCAAAGAAGGACGAGCTGTACAAGATTTGCGCCGCCGTAAACTCGGTGGACAAGTCCAAGCTGGAGCTCCTCAACGTCAAGCCCGACCGTCTCAAGAGCCTGACCGAGCAGACTGTGGTCGTGTCGCAGATGACCACGGCGCTGGCTACCTTCAACGAGGACAAGCTCGACAGCGTCCTGGGTAAGTACATGCAGATGCACCGGTTCCTGGGCATGGCAACCCAGCTCAAGCTCATGTCAGACTCGATGGCAGAGTTTCAGCCGGCCAAGATGGCCCAGATGGCGGCCGCGGCATCCCAGCTCAAGGACTTTCTCACCGACCAGACCGTGAGCAGGCTGGAGAAGGTGTCCGCGGCGGTCGACGCCACCGACGTTACCAAGTACGCCTCTGCCTTTTCCGACGGGGGCATGGTGTCGGACATGACCAAGGCCTACGAGACCGTCAAAGCTTTCGCTGCCGTGGTAAACTCACTGGACTCCAAGAAGCTCAAGCTGGTCGCAGAGTGTGCCAAAAAGTAAAGGATAATTTCTTTCCCATCTCTCGCCACCCGAGAGACGAGAAACCTTTTGAAAGGGTCGGACCGTCCGGCTCGGGCACACGGCCCTACTATCTTTCTCAGATTCGTCATGAACATTGAAGCTCTCTTGGACGACATTTCGGCGTGGGACGGCAGACGTTCCCCCGAAGCATCCTCCAAAGCGTCTCCTGGAGACTCTCTGGAAGACTATCCCGAAGGCTCTCCCGAAGGTCCTCAGGCGTCGGCCAGACCGAAGGCGAGGAGGGTCTCCAAGAGGCCCGTGCTGGAGCTCATGCCCGAGTGCGTGGACATTGGAGTGAGGACGGCCGTAGGCAGGACATATCACGCCCTGTGGCCCCAGGACAGGCTCAGACCCACCGTGGAGAAGCAGGCCGTCCTCCTGTCCCTGGTGATCATGGCAGCCCCCGACACCGACGTCTCTGCCCTTGTCAAGAAGATGAGGGTCAAGGGTGAGAGGCTCAAGGAGTGCGCGAGGGAGGCCGAGAGGGCCTCGGGTCAGTTGGGCAAACTGCCGTCCCCGTCCGACATGTCTGAGCAGACCGGCTGCCCCGACCTGTCTGCCGCAGCGTCTGTCCTTGCCTCTGCCGACGGGAGGCAAGAGTGCTGCTGGGCTCAGACTGTGACTTGCGCTGGTATAGCAGAGTGCTGCGCCAATCACGCCCTCCCGTTTAGGTCGGTATGGAAGGAGGCTATAGAGAGGCTGTCGACCAGAGCTCCCGCGGCGCTCCTGAGACAAGAGTACGGACCAGCGTTCACGGCCCTGTGCCTGCCTATCCTGGGAGACGCGTTCAGAGAAGTGACTGGCTGCGAACCTTCCGAGCCCAGGTCCGACGTCGAGGGTTGGACACGAGAGTTTGCCGAAGCCGGGCACGATCTGGTGCCTTCCGCCGTGCAGGGAATCTATATAAAGAGCAGCAAAAACATTCTCAGGCGGTTGGTGTTTGAGAAGTATTTTGCGGGTTAGGGATAGAGCTACGATATCGTACCTAAACGCTAGATTACGTTTGGGTAAGAAACTTTTTAGGATGAGAATGAGGTGTAACAACATCTTAGGATATTATCTCTGAAAGGGTCTTTGCTATCTTGAGATGTATTCTCTTTCAGAAGATGTATTCTCTCTCAGAAACCTTTATCGTAAGATACTTTCTAAGACAAGAATGAGGTGGTACAACATCTTAAGATATTATCTCTGAAAGAGTCTTGAGAGTAAAGACTGAAATAGTCTGAAAATGTGGTACAACATTTATAGACCGACGATTACTATCGTAAGAGATGTATTCTCTTTCAGAAGATATATTCTCTCAGAAAATTTCTAGGACAAGAATGAGATGTAACAACATCTTAAGATATTATCTCTGAAAGAGTCTTTATTCTCTCAAGATATTATCTCAGAGTCTTTACCATCTCGGAAACTTTTAGACCTAAAAATGTGGTACATATACCCTATACAATCTTTACTCTTGCATCGGTAAACATTCCCATAGACTGCTTTAGCCTAAGGGAATAAACACTAGAGGTCCCTAATCGTCCAAGTCCGACTGGTAGTACTCTGAGACCCCGTCTTCGCTCAGACCCTCTTCGTCATCGCTAGGGCCATCTTCGTCGTCGCTAGGGCCATCTTCCCCGCCGTACGTGACGGGAGCCTCTCCCGCTTCGGGCATCTCCTTGAGCAGCAAGTCTCCCAGTATCTTTACATTGTCGAAAACCGCTGGCATCTCCTCGCCCGTCTTTGAGCAGGCGTACTTCCAGTAGGATCTGGCCCCAAACGGAGCCATGGCCGACTTGCTGTAGGGGGCCTTGTACCAAAAGACGCTGTCGTGCCAGTTGTCTGTGGCCTTTGTGTTGTCGATGAACATGCACCTGTAATTCTGACACACAGTCTCCATGACTGTGGGGTAGAGCTTCTTGGGCACCACGCTGGCAAAGTTTGCGTACGTCTTGTCCCTGTAAGTGACGTTGTTCTCCCTAAAGAGAAACACGCCGTCCACAGAGGATCTCAGGTCGGGGGCGAGATCCATGACGTACTGGTTGGCGATGACCACCAGCACGTTCCAGTGCCTGCCGTTCTTAAACAGCGCCCTCACCTCCTTGTCGTTGAACATCTTGGCGTTGTCCATGCAGTCGTCTATGACCACCAGGAGCCAGGACTTTTTGGAGCCCATTTCGGCCTTGGCCTTGACCTGCCTCCTGTGGATCCTGTCTATGATGGAGGGGGAGAACTGGTGGTAGATAAAGAGGTCGGGCACCACCCCCTTGTAGAAGCCGTTTGCCTCCTCGGACCCCGATATCACCACCGCGCACGGTATGATGTGCCTCTTGGAGTCGAGAAGGGCCTTGATCAGGGTGGACTTGCCGGACCCCGGCTTGCCTATGACCACGAGCTTAGTCCCGCCTAGGTCGGTGTCTATGCTCTTGTCGTTGGGCCTCAGGTCAGACAGCCTCATTTCCTTTATGGGTACTTGTTCCATATCTCTTTTAATCTACGCTCTCCGAGATATGGTGTTGAGGCTCGATGCATTTGTATCCCCCGCTGGAGGGGATGTAAATGCTTACTCTGTGTGGCCTTACTCGTCGTCGTCTTCTTCATTCCTGGCCGGGGCGCTCTTTCTTATCTTGACGTTGGAGGACGAGCCGGTGACCGTCCCCCTGGACAGGCTCATGAGCCTGTCTACGTCCTCCTGGGTGAAGCCCTCTCCCTCGGCGGCCTGGTAAAACTGCTGCTTGGACCTGGTCCTCTTGGGTTTCTCCTCTGCCACCAGGTACCTGTCTTCGCTGATCCTGATGGACTCTACTCCGGCCTCTCCCATGGCCTCAAAGAGGTTGGCGGTTATGGCCTTTTCCTCGCCGCGGAGGGCTTTAATCTCGCGCCTGAACTCGGCAATCTTTCCCTGGATGTCCAGGTACGCTTGAACCAACGTTTCCATGTCTCGGTTTTTTCTACGGGCCGTTGCAGGACAACGTTTGACGTGTAAACTCGTCAAAACCCAGCAAAATCCAAATCACCGCAGCATTTGTGCAGCAACCAAAACTATGGCAAACACACAAAACTCTGTTATGGACTTTGTCGACACAAACGTCATAGAGGTTGTCAGAGGCCAGGGGGGCCTGTACCACGTCATACTGGAGAAGGCCACAGAGCTGGCCATACCCGACGAGTATGTGCTCGAGGACGTTTACTCTGATACATACAAGTATCAGGTGATGGTTCTCGAAAAGATACCCAAGGTGTGGGCCGATGACTGGGGCTACGATGAGAATGTCCTGGAGGAGTGAGCGATGGTATTCTCACTGTAGAGGGGAAAGGGGAGGGAGGGTTATAATCTTACACAGGGTGTAAGATTATCTTGTAATGTTTTAGATGTGTGCCGGCATTTTTACACCCTTTCAGACTAATATCTTGAGATATACTAATATCTTGCGATACTATATCTTGAGATATACTAATATCTTGAGATACTATATCTTGAGATACTATATCTTTCAGACTATATCTTATGAGAACTTATCTTGAGAGATATATCTTGTGATACTATTATCTTTCAGACTATATCTTATGAGAACTTATCTTGAGAGATATATCTTGTGATACTATTATCTTTCAGACTATATCTTATGAGAACTTATCTTGAGAGATATATCTTGTGATACTATTATCTTTCAGACTCTATCTTAGGATACTTATCTTGAGAGATAATATCTTAGGACTAGAGACGCTACGCTATTATAAATGTTGGTCTTACATTACATCTCAGATAATATCTCTCAGACTAAATCTTTCAGACTATTTCTCTCATACAATCTCTCTCAGACTAAATCTCTTTCAGACGATATCTTTGGATCTATACCCAAAGATATACTCTTTATAACCAGTTCCTTTTTTTTCTCGTTGGTACACCACCGTGCATATAAAACGTAAGCTACAATGTGCTCCAAACTCGTAGAGATGGCCTTTGGACCCGTCAACGCAGACTCTCCTCCCCTCACAGCAGAGGAGAAAGAGTCTGCCATCGAGAAGCTGGTGGGGTCCAAGCCCTTCCCGGCCCTCAAGAAAAAGTACCACGACAAGGTCCCCGCTCAGGATCCAAAGTACTGCCTCTTTTCCTTTGTGGAGGTGCTGCCGTCTTGCGACGTCAAGACCGCCGGAGCAGAGGAGATGTGCTCCTGTTGCCTCAAGAGGCGCAGGGGCCAGGTCTTTGGAGTGGCGTGCGTCAGAGGGACCGCCCAGACCCTGGCCAAGGCCAAGCAAAAGGCCGACAAGCTCGTGGGGGACTACGACTCTGTCCACGTAGTCCAGACTTGCCACGTCGGAAGACCTTTCCCTCTTGTGAGCAGCGGCATGGCCCAGGAGACGGTGGCACCGTCCGCCATGGAGGCCGCCGAGGCAGCCATGGACGCCAAGAGCGCAGAGAAGCGCAAGGAGAGGATGAGGCAGAAGCTCGAGCTGAGAAAGAGGGAGCAGGAGATTAAGGACCACAACAGGAAGCTCCTCGAGGATCCCTCTTGCGACCCCGAGGCCGAAGATGAGACAGACCTGGAGCGGTACGCCACTCTGAGGGTCAAGACCACTTGCCTCCTGGAGAACGCAAAGAAGGCCGCCGCTCAGATTAAAGAGTACCTGGCCAGCATGCGCAAGTCTGCCGAGGCGGTCGTGGCCATGGAGGCCGCCGATCCCACCCTCGCAGAGAACTACCCAGGTCTCATCCGAGATTCCAGGGCAAAGATGGGAGTCAGCGAGCAGGACACGGAGGCTTTCCTGAAAATGTCTAGCTTCGACTGCATTACTGCGGCCTCCGAGCTCGAGACCATGGGTTTCTAATGACCTCTAGTCGTTACGGTTCTCCCCGGTGGAGAAACGTAACTGTTGTTGCCCTGTCATACTCTCTAGTCCAACTCTTTGTCCAGATCCTCAGATTCTATAAAGTTTAGGGGTACTATAGGAGACATCACCGGAGGCCTGAGCTGAGGAGCGTTCACCCTGCTCTCGAGCTCGTTGAGCTTGGACTGCATCGAGTTAAAAGTCCTGTAGCCCATGTAGATGAGGGCCGCCACAATCACCAGCATAGCCAGCATGGCTATAGTCTTGACACTTGTCATGGTTTTTAAGGTACAGCTCCTACAATAATCGGCATAAGAGTGAGGACGAGGACGTTTGCCGACATTTATACTCTCTTACAGAAGATATCTCTCAGGATATGCTTTCTCAAGATTAGTACTGAAAGAATAGTTCTATCAGAAGATATTACTATCAGAAGATATATTCTCTCAAGATAATAGTCTGAAAGGGTGTCCACATTTTTAGTCTCTCTCATAGATCTTTCACACACAAAGATATTTACAGACGACGGCCGCCGTCTGTAAATATATCTAAACCCCTCAGAGTCATCACGAATCCTCACGAGTGTTCTGGTATAGAGTCGCACACATAATACACAATCTCTTCCTCCAAGTCGGTGTACATGGAGTCGTGGTACACATAGTCGCTGTACAGGGCGTCTCCGTGGATCCTGTCACCGTCGTCTGCGGTGAGCTGTGACACCACCAGTCCGGGAAAGTCGTTGGACGGAGATCCCAGAGTGGTCATGGACTTGTCCTCCACGTCTATCATCATCCACACTCCAAACTTTTCCTCCTTGACGAACCTGTACGCGAACCGCCTCAGGACGTGCAGCACTCCCTCCGGAGGCCCGGTCATCAGGACTCCCCTCAGGCCAACCTACATGTACTCGATGACGGGCTCGTCTCCTTCCCACCTGCCCTCTATCAACACGCACTCTGAGGTGTTGTTGTTCGGCGTGACAGTGTCCAGCCACAGCTTGGGTAGAAAGGCCTCTCCGGAGACGTCCCACGGAGCCTGCTCGCACTTAAACGAGCACTTTGCCAGGTCCCTAGAGTCCAAGACGCCCTCGATCAGAAACTTGTCGTGGTAGCCGGTAATCTCGGTCACGACGGGCTCGGGGCCCGCGCGTTTGGAGACGGCGACGGTCGGAGGCAGGCCTGCCTCTTTCCGGATGGTGAAAGATATCAGTGGGTTCAGCCAAGACATTTTCGCTGTGAGATGCTTACGAAATGTACCCAATCAGAATGGAGGAATCGTTCAAACACTTGGAGAGTCTGAGACAGAAACGGTCTGAGACAGAAACGGTCTGAGACAGAAACGGTCCGAGACAGAAACGGTCCGAGACAGAAACGGTCCGAGACAGAAACGGTCCGAGACAGAAACGGTCCGAGACAGAAACGGTCCGAGACAGAAACGGTCTGAGACAGAAACGGTCTGAGACAGAAACGGTCTGAGACAGAAACGGTCTGAAAGAGTTTGTCTTACAAGAGTTTATCTATCTCAGATAGAAATAGTCTTACAGAGATTATCTTACAGATTTTGGCTGAAAGAGATTATCTCAGAGAGAAATAGTCTTACAGAGATTGTCTTACAGATTTAGTCCGAGACTAAATCTGTCTCAGATATAAAGTCTTACAGATTTTGTCTCACAAGGGTCTCGGACAAAATCTTTCTTTACAAAAATAAATCCTTTACCATCTTGCGATAAAAAAAATGTGGTCTCAGTTTATCGCAATCCTTTCACAGTCCATGCCCATTGGAGTGTGCAGAAAGTACCCAGTGTGTCAGACTCACCTGAAGAAGCTCAAGGCGGCCGATCTCTCTCAAGAGTCCAAGGACTCTGAGACGGCTGCCATGACAGAGTACATCTCCTCCAACAGACCGTGGGGACAGGGCAGCTACCCCTCCAAGGGGTACGTCAGCCCCGTCTCTGGGTGCACTCTGCACTTTGGGAACGTGTCCACCCTCCACCCGGACTCTGCCGCCCTCGACGGTCGCCTGCGTGAGATGGCGGAGGTCCTCGGGGTCCAGGACTACGCATCTGCCCCGGTCAGGGTCAGCTCCACTGGTTACATAGACAAGGTCAAGGGCATGGTTTACGAGATTGACGGTCTCGAGTCCATGTCCATGGCCGATCTCATGGGCTGCACTCAGCTCCACCAGCTGGCGGGCAAGGTGGCCTCCGACATACAGTCGGGAGCCGTCAACCACAGGGAGTTTGCGGGAGAGATCCTGAGCAGCCTGGTGGGACCTCTCAGAGAACTCCTGCCCAAAGAGGACTGCGACAGTATAGTGAGCATCCTCGAGAAGGTCAGGGACGGCGAGGCCGTCTCTGCCGAGGAGTTGATCCCCCTCATGAACAAGTTCCAGGAGGCCGGGTTAGTCCCCGGGGTTCTGTAAACCTTAGATGATAAGGCTCGTCGCGTATCTGTGTTTCTCTTTTCGGCACATACCTAACAAGGAAAATGGACGTGAGGCAATTTCTGTCAGACTGCGAAGCTCCCGAGGAGATGGTGGCCCTGAGGGCCGCCGCGGACGCCGTGGGGGTAGACAACAGGGCCTGCGCCCACCTGTACACCATGCTGTGGGAAGGCGTCAACCTGGAGGATGTTCACGCATCCCTCCTGGGAGACGGCGTTGTAAACTGGGGCAGGGTGGCCGCGTTTATGCACGTCTGCAGGTATACCGTCAGGACCTTTCCGTCTAGCATGGATAGGACAGAGGTTGCTCTGACTAAATTTATACAGGACCCAAGGGTAGACAAGCACCTCAGAGAGTGGACAGATAGGCTGGGTACAGTCGGGGTGATTGGGAGATGCTTAGAGTGGTTGGAGCGGGAGTGGTTGGGAGTGGGAGTGATCACTGGAGTGATCACTGGAGTGGTCCTGTCTCTCTTGTTCTCTTGAGGGGGGTATGTGTGTGTATATATACCGTTATCGCAGTATCCTGTGATAGCAGTATCCTGTGATAGCAGTATCCTGTGATAGCAGTATCCTGTGATAGCAGTATCCTGTGATAGCAGTATCCTGTGATAGCAGTATCCTGTGATAGCAGTATCCTGTGATAGCAGTATCCTGTGATAGCAGTATCCTGTGATAGCAGTATCCTGTGATAGCTTAAGACTAATCTCTCTCAGATCTTATCTCTGAAAGAGTATCTTACGATAGTAGTTTAGGACAAGAATGCGATGTAACAACATTTATAGATATATTAAGACTTTATATCTCTCAAGACTAAGAATGTCTTTGGTCTAAAAATGTGGTACATTTATAGACTTTATCTCTCTCAAGACTTTATATCTCTCAAGACTTTCTCTCTCAGAAGACTTTCAGGACAAGAATGAGATGTAACATTTATAGATAGATTAAGACTAATCTCTCTCAAGACTAAGAATGTCTTTGGACTAGAAATGTGGTACACTACATTTCTAGTCTAGCTCTCTCAGAAAATCTTAAGATTCTATCCCTTTCAGAAGATATTATCTTGAGACGCCGATAACTTCAAGACCTAGTTCCGCGACGCTACGGTAACTATAAATGGCATTCTCGGCAGAAGACGTGCTGAAAGAGTACGACAGGAGGCGGAGGACGGAGGCCCTCTTGCTCAGCCTGTACTACCCAAATGACCGCAAGCTCCTAGACTACAAAGAGTGGTCTCCACCCAGGGTTCAGGTAGAGTGTCCCAAAGCCCCCGTGGAGTGGAACGCCCCTCCGTCGGAAAAGGGTTTCATCGTGGGGCACTTTAGCGGCATAGAGTACAAGGGGGAAAAGGCTCAGGCCTCCGAGGTGGACGTCAACAAGATGTGCTGCTGGGTGTCCAAGTTTAAAGACGCCATGAGGAGGTACCAGGGCATACAGACTTGCAAGATCCCCGGCAAGGTCCTGTCGGACCTCGACGCCAAGATAAAGGCTTACAACCTCACCGTTGAGGGCGTAGAGGGTTTCGTGAGGTACTCGCGAGTGACCAAGCAGCACGTAGCGGCTTTCCTCAAGGAGCTCAGGCACTCTAAGCAGTACGAAAACGTCAACCTCATCCACTACATCCTCACCGACAAGAGGGCAGACATTCAGCACCTGGAAAAGGATCTCGTCAAGGATTTTAAGGCGCTGGTGGAATCTGCTCACAGGATGAGGCAGGACCACATGATCAACGTAAAGTACATACTCTACCAGCTCCTCAAGAAGCACGGTCACGGGCCAGACGGTCCAGACATCCTGACCGTAAAGACTGGAAGCAAGGGAGTCTTGTACGACGATTCCTTTCGCAAGATTTACACGGACCTCGGGTGGAAGTTTACCCCCTTGTGAAGGTCGGGGAGTGAGAGTATCTCATACAAGAGTATCTCCTACGAACACGTATCCTACGAGAGTATCTCCTACAAGAGTATCCTACGAACACGTATCCGACAAGCGTCTACGGCTCTTGTCGGATCCGAGATGCTAACTCGCTGCAACTGTTTTAGGACAAGAATGAGGTGTAACATCTTAAGATAAAGTCTTAAGATATTTTTACTACTATCGTAATATACTCTTCTCTCTCAGAAACTCTCTCAGAAAGTTTTAGGACAAGAGGTAGAGACATTTGCAGTCTTAAGATATCTCAAGAACTATTCTCTCTCAAGACTTTCAGGAGAAGAAGGAGATGTAACTACATTTATAGAATATCTTACGATAGTAATCTTAAGATACTTTACTACTATCGTAAGATACTCTCTCAATATTAAGAATGTCTTTGGTCTAAAAATGTGGTACAACATTTATAGTCTTTTACTCTCTCAGAAACTTTCTAGGACAAGAAGGAGATGTAATATCTTAGGATAAAGTCTTAAGATATCTTTACTCTGTCAGAAGACTTTCTCTCAGAAGACTCTCTCAGACATTATATCTCTAGATCTTGTAAATTCTTGTCCTACTCACAGGACCAGAAT